TGTATTAATGTTAATAAAGATTAATATTTGTATAATACCCTGAATATAATAAAATATATTTGGGGTATATGCATTTATTAACGTCAAAACAGTTTCAGAGTATTCCGATTCGGACTAGTGTAATATATAAAAATCATATATTGATCCAGCTTTATAATAAAAATATCGCTTATCAATATTTATATAGAAAAGCTAACGATGACAGTTCACTTGGGGAGCTGTTTAATTTTTATAATAAAGGAGGTGAATAACCAATGCTAAGACGAACTAAAAATATAAATAAAATATTAATACGATTGCTATGTGTGATTATATGTCTGCATAAAGATGTCCTAGGAGTTGAACAGCTCCCCGTGGGGATTCTCTACGGGCTGGACATGCATAAATATCAGGAGATATTTTTACACAATAGTTAGTGGTAGAACTGTGTAATTAAGGCGGGAGCCTTAATGCATGTCCCGTTATCTAAAATTAGATAATGTATAAAAGCCCGTAGAGAATTTTTTATTATAATTATTTAAGTAGAACTTATATGAATGATAAAGAATATGAAGAATATATAAAATATAAATCCGCAGAGTTTGAGAAAAATATAAATGCTTCATTTGATTATTTAAAGCGTAATATAGAAATAAATGATCAAATTCGTAAAGAAAAAGAAGATATGCTTCTATATTTACATAATAGAAAACCTAAATTACACCAACTAAAGTTATTTGACGATAATTATGATAAGAATGCCGTAAGTATAGATTATAATATAAGTAATTATTCAATGAGAACACTTGCCGGATTGTGTGAAATTAATAAATATTAATAATTTAAAGGAGGAAATATATGAATAAAGATAAAATGAATACAAAATCAGATTATGAAAAAGCTAAAATAGCTATAGCTAAGAACAAATTAATAGATTTTGGTGAACTAAAAGAAATACCTGAAGAATATCTATCGAATGAATTGGACGATAGCGATAACATTGAGATATCAGATCTAAGTGATGATACTCCTAGATGCTTAGATGACTTAGCAGATTTAAATGAAGCGATTATTAATTGGACTAAAGATATAGCTGACGAAACTATAGATAATGTGCATATAGCGGCTTATGTAGGATATCCTGATAATAAATCTTTTGCTGTAATTAAGTTTGTAATGTTAAGAGATGAAACTGCTAGAGGTTTTTGTAGTAGAAGAATTTATATATTAGCTGCTTTTCAAACTTATGTAGATCTATATTTAGATAATTTATTAAATACGTTAGGATACGATATTTCAGAGGTTTATCAAGTAGATAAAATATCTGATAACCAAATAGAATTAACATTCGTAATTAATCCATATGAATATGTAACAGGTATTAAAATAGACTTCATGGGTAGCTATAATGTGTTTATGGAAGATATAATTAACCTTATGAAAAAAGGAGAAGTAGTAAATGTTCCTGAAGTAATGGTAAGTCTTATAGGAAAGTCTATAGCAATCGCAGGAGAACGCGGGATAAATCTATTTATGGATAGAGAAGCTCTGGTTAAAAAGGCATTTGATATGATAGATAATATTTGGGGTGATGATAAAGATGAAAACTAAAATTATTAAAGAATTCAAACAGTTTTATACAAGCAGGTATAACGATAGCATAGAACTTTATATAGATAACTATGATAATGGAACTACTGTATTATCTGTTAATGTAGAGAATAATCGTAATCCAGAAAATGTAGGGTTATCTTTCAAAGAGTTTATACAAGAAGACCTTACTGAAATACTTAAAGAAAGAGAACTAACTATAGCAGGAATATATGATGTTACGATATCTTTTACTTGGTGTAATGTAAAGTTTTTTATAGACACTGTAGAAAATGCTGAAAACTATAAGAAAGAGTTAGTTGATCTTGGGAATGATTTAATTGATTATGGTAACACTCTTATAAATACAGAAATACGAGAGTTTACTATATTTGATTATGATAAGGCTAAAGTTGATTATACAAATCTATTACTTAAAATGTTATCAAAAGGATATGAGCTAAGTGTAAAGAATAATAATGATTTCTTAGACTGTTCTGATGATAGAATAAAAGAAGTAATTGATAATAAGGAGTACAGAAGATTATGAGTATGATAGATTTTATAAACACAGTTAATAGATTTATAGCATTTATAATAAAAATACATGTAGCTATAGGATTATTATCAGTAGTTTTAGCTATATGGCTATTGGTAACTATTATAAGGCATTTAAAATAAAGGAGATATATTAATATGAAAGTAATATTCTTAGATTTTGATGGAGTAGTTAATACGATTACTGATAAATATAGTATGAGTTTAGTATTGCATTGTAATCTTTCTAACGGAAATAGATATAGATGCGATTTTGATCCTAGACTTATATATAATTTTATAAAGTTATTAGAAATATGCAATAATAATAATATACATATAGTTATAAGTTCTACTTGGAGATACGGTACTACTGCTAAAGATTGGAATATATTCTTTAATGAAAGCTTCGGCAGACCTGTATTTCATTCTATATTAAAAAATAATCTAGTAATAGGAGTAACTGAGACAGAGTATGCTGACAGAGGTATACAAATACAGCATTTTATAGATAAATGGAATGATGAAAATATAGATAAAATTACGGATTATTTATGTATAGATGATGATACAGAAGATATAATTCCATATCATGATGAAGATAAAGTATTAAATATAGATTCTACAGAAGGATTAAATGATATTAATTTAACTAAAATAATAAATAGAATAATAGTATATAATCAGCATGACTATAATAAAGAAGCTATGGAAAACGATGTATATCCAGTAGTAATAATAAGTGAAAATCCTGATAGAAATAGCGTAATGTTTGGTGAAAGCTTTGATTTAGAATTTAAATATGCTGATCATAGTGATATTTATCATATTTATCCAGAAGATATATACTACGTTTCTTATAATCAGTATACTCTTCCTGAATCTACAAAGATTTTATACAAAGTATATCATACAGATAATAAGTTATATATTAAATATTTGATACATAATAAAGCACCTGTGCAAGAAATATTAGCTAATATAGATGATTTAACAGAAAGACTTATATGCGTATATGTTATGAAGAATAATTTAGGATTTACTAATAAGGAACGTACTAATATGACTATTAATAAAGATGGATCATTTACAATAGAATACACTATGAAATAAATTAATAACAAATCAAGATGTTTTAGATATAAATATTAAGATTTTTACTCTAGTCTAAATTTTATATTTAATTCTTTTCTATTTTGATAATACGATGATCTCAGTCTACTGCCATGTCTGAGACACACAGGGGAGATTTAATTCTCCCCAACTCCATTTAAAAACGTCGTAAATACTGTCTCGACAATTTTTTTATGTTAAAAATCAACATATAAAGGAGGATATAATAGTGATAAATAAAACTCTTATAGCTGATATATATAATAAAAAATCTAATAAAGATACAGATATATCAGTCCAAGAAGCTATAAACACATATATAAATAAGAATATATCTACTCTTACAGATGGACTTATTAGTAAAGTTCCTATAATATCTAATAATGTTTCTATATCTATAAGCAAATATTATAATATAACCGAAGAGGATTGGAAGGAAATACAGAAATCTAAAGAATTCTTTAAAGTAAAAAAGCTATCTTCTGATCTTAAGTTTGGACTTATAATGTCTTTTGCGCGTACTAGGAAACCTATATTCATTAACTTTCTTTTTTTAATATTCTATACTGTAAGTATAAAAACATTCTTTCCTAATGGAAGATTTGATAAAAATATTATGAAATATACTGTAGATAGTGCAGATGCACGTACAGATTTTAAGAAATTTAATTATAATTTATTATTAGTACTTAATAAAAAAGCAGAAACATATATTAATAGCGAGCTTAAAAAGCTACCTAAAACACCAACTGATGCTCAATTAGTAGCTACTATGCAAGCTTGCAGAACACGCGTGTATGATATGATGAGGATCATTGCTAATAAATATTATGAAAACTTTAACGATCCAGATCTTAAAATACAGCTTAGATATAGTACAAACTTAGATGGAACTAATGATCTTGATATAGGAAGTGGAATATTTGAAACTATAAGATTTAAATCTGTAGATAACTTAGCATATATTTCAGATAAATATTTGCAATCTATAAATCTATCTAGTAATAATGTTAATAAATTACGTTATAGGTTAGTATTTATTAATAAATGGTCTGATATGTTTTCTTCTGTAAGTCATGTAAGCAATCTTATGCTTAACGAATGGATGAGACGTAATTCTGATAATATGACTTTAAAGAACTTTAGACTGAATTTTGTAAAACAGTTTACAGCACCAAGAGGAATAGATCAAATACGTGATGAAATAGATGTAATCGTATTTGAAATGCTTAAAGATAAGTCTGAAGATGAAAGAAAGACATTTAATAAAATAGAAATGGCTAAATACATATATAAATATATATTATTAAATCTATATTATACAGCAATAATGATTAAATAAATTATACAGGAGGTGAATTATGTATGATAAGATATGATAAATCAACTAATAAAATATATCATAATGATAATGAATATAAATTACAAGGAAGAATTATCAGTGTTTCTGATAAAGGAAACTATTTAGTAGTCGTAGTAAATGAATTTGGTCATGTAAGCATGTATCAAATTGAAGAAATAGATGGTAATATTAACTGTACTGGAATAGGAGTGAGTTAAAATATGGCAGAAATAAATGACGATAAGTTACAAAAAGCAATAAAAAATACCTTAGATATAATGGAAATGCTTGATCCAGCTAATGCAGATAGAGTAAGAGACGAAATGCAAAGTCTTACAAGACAGGAATTAGTAGAATATTTAATAAATCCTATGCAAATATATTTCGATCCTGGTAAAGAACCAAGACCATCAGTATTAGATAAAGTAATAGCTAAAGAGAAAATCGTACTTACAGAACAAGTAGAAATGCCTCATATAGCTAGAAATAAAGATGGTAAAGGTGTAGTTACAAGGAAAAAGCTTACTATTCTTCCGCTTTATGCCAGAGCAAATCAACAGATAGCAATGAAAGAAGGTAAAGCTGCATCTGAAAACATTACTCGTAATATAGCAGGACAAGTTACAGGTAAAGCTGCAAAAAGTGGTCAATTCTCTGATAGTGAGCTTACCGTTACTATAGGACATGGATTAGATAATATAATGAAAGAACTTATGGGACCTGCAAGTCATGATTTAGTAAGTAAGAAAGAAATGAAGCAATCTATAATAAAAACTGGAGAAGTAAGCCTTAAAAATCTTACTGATAGCTCTGCTAACAAGAAATCTCTTAAATATTTCAGTGAAATCTTAAGATCTATGGATATAGATACAGATTTAGTAGAACCTCCAGAAAGATGGTAGTTATAACAAATATTGATGTTATTAGTACATCTTTTCCTCAAATTGGGATGTACGACATAATATCTATCAGTAGAAAAATGTTTAATATGGTTATAGTTTGATATGCATTTTTCTAACCCTTCTTTTAGTTTTTGAGATATCTAGAACTTGATTTAATTCTTTTCTAGATATCTCATATACATTTATTTACGAAAAAAAAAATACAAATATTAAATGTGTAGTAGTAATAATTATATATGAAACGAATTATCTAGATGCGAGCTTTATACTATTCTAGTATCAGATATATTCATTATAATATCAAATATATTTCTATATTTAGACTTAAATGAATTTACATAATCAATATTTAGTAGTTCTTGATTATTATCAGATATAGAAAAGTTATTATAGAAATCTATTAAAATATCTTTATTAGATATTCCAATCATATCTATAATATCATTAAATTTATTTAATATTTTAAATTTAACGTTATCTGCATCAATTAAATAAATCATAACATAATTCATCTCCTTTAATATTTTTAATATTAACGTCAAACCAGATTTATATTAAGGATAGATGATTTATTCATTTACTACTACACATTAATATGATATATAATTATCAGTTATGCATTTATTTTTGCTATTTTAATTTCACAACTATAGGTGTGATAATAATAAATATAAAGGAAGGGATTTAAAATGAATGCTGTTGGAATATTGATAGATCTTCAATATCTTAATAAAGAGACTAAAAAAGAGTTCTATTTATTAGATAAAGTAGCAAGAATGTACTCTGGTAATAATGATAATGAACTATATAAAGTTCTTTCTGATGATAGATATTGGTATTTTAATCTGACAGATAGTACTGATTTAAATAAAATATACACTGCTTATAGTCATTTTACATCGGCACATGACTGTCTTATAAAAATATACGAATATGATATAGTAAACGACAAGATTAACTATAATATAAAAGATTATCCTATAGTATCTTTTAATGATAAATTTGATGTATTAATAAGAACTATAAGCATATTTCCTAACGATATTATCTACACTCCGATACATAAATTAGATTTTAAGAAGGAAATATTAGAAGAAGAATCTAAAGATACTGTAGAACTTATATTAAATGATTATGATAGAATATTATCTATTATAAGATTATTTATAGTATTTGACTATAAAAGAATAAAAAGGAATGATATAAATGAAGATAAAAATACATAAAAAAGCAGATAATAGTAAACAGATACATTCTATAGATGTATTTAGAAATGATAAATGGGCTTATACTATTACTGCAAATGAATTTACGCAAATATTATATGAGCTTTCTAAAAATAGATTAGGAGTATCTACTGTTCAAACTCTTAAAGATATAATTAGTATAAATGTAATACCGCCTGTATTTAGATTGGTTATAGATGCTAAAAATGATAAAGAAGATAATAAAGAATAATGAGGATGGTGATTAATTATGATTAAAAGATATAATTTGTATGAATTAATATTAAAGGCTACTAATCATTTATTTATGGATAACGGTAGTTATAATAGAAAAGTTAATACACCATATGTGAATGTATTTAGACATTCTTATTGGCGTTTCTTAGCATTATATCACATACTAGATAGCCATGGATATCCACGTATAGCTCAAGTCTTTAGTAACTTTGAAGATTTGCTCTTGGATGTAGATACTTATTACAGTAATCAAATGTATCCAGATATGCGTAAAACACTTCTTAAAATAGAAAAATATATATTTTTGGATGCTCTATCTGAAGATATTAAAGAAGCTGGTAGAATTGAAGAAGCTAGGGGTAATAAAATACAGTTTGATATAGATAAACTAATATCATATGTTTCTGTGATTCAACCAGTGCGATCATATATTCCTGAAGATGATGATATTTATAGTATATTTAGGAAGTATAAAGATCTTAATTTTGATGAGAAAAAAGCTTTGAATTATGATGAATTACTATATGCAGTAAAATCTGCATTTTACACAACATATGATTTGAATGAGGAGTAAGATAAATAATGCCAGATTTTATAAAAAGAATGATAGCTGAAAAAGAAGAATTAAAAGAAAGAGTAGATATATTAAATGAATTTATGGATACTGAAATGTATGAAAAAATGTCTGATTATGAAAGTGAGTTATTACATAGCCAACTTGCAGCTATGGAAGAGTATTTGAGACTACTTAGCTGCAGAATAGGATTATATATTAAATCAGAATATATTAAATAAATAAAAAGGAGTGAGAAATAGAAAAATGGCAGAAAAGAATAAAGATTTATATAAATTTATACCAACTGGGTATACTACTTTAGATATTATGTTTGGAGAAAATATTAGAGATCCTAAAACATTTGAGCTTTCTTCTATAAATAGAGGATTTGAACTTGGAACACAAGGAATAATAGCAGGAGATAAAGGTACAGGAAAATCTACTCTTGCTATAGATATAGCTACATTTGGTATTAATATAGGATTTCCTTGTCATAAAGTTATAGTAATAGACGCTGATGGCGAAGTATATAAAGATAACCGTGTAAGAAATCTATCATCTTTAGATAAAGAGCAGGCAGATAAATATATAAAAGTATATAAATCAGACGTAATTGAAGAAGTTTGGGATATACTTGCTGAAGAATCTAAAGAATATGAAGATATGAATTATAAACCAGTAGAATTCTTTAATCCTCTTATAGGCAAAAAAGTAAAAATGATGCCTTATGTAATCGTAATAATAGATACAGTATCGTCATTAAGATCTTCTATTTATAGTGGAGATGATAGCATTAAAGGTGCTAAAGATACGTTTTCTAATGAAAGTTATATGGCAGATTTTAATAAAATGGTAAGACTTTGTAAAACTATACCAGGTCTTTTTGGACGTAATGTAGCATATCTTTGGATAGCACATCTAAAAGAAAATACAAATATATCAGGAAAAGGTCCAGAAAGAGACTTTAAATCAGCTCCTATAGATAAGAAAATAAGCGCTCCTTTATTCTTAAAGCAAAAAGTAGCTTGGGCGTTAGTACTTTATAAAACTGTAGATACGACTGATAGAGAAAAATATGCACAAAAAGAAAACGTTATTACAAGACTTGCATTAGATCCTATATTAACTCCTTATAGTAGTCTTGCTAGATTTTGGAAAAGTCGTACTGGTACAGAAGGTCAGACTATTACAGAACTTCCTAACGTAGAGTCTAAATTTGACAGACTTTATAATTTATTACTTGATTGCGATAATCTAGGTATATTTAGAAAAGCAGGCGGAATGTATCCTACTGCTGATAATCCACATATATTTAAAGATAAGGATGAGGCTTCTTCTAAACAAATGAGTACTTTTAAACGTGAAGCTAAAGAAATGGCTAATTACGATAGACCTTTTAACTTAATGGAAGCTAGAATACTTATGGATTATGACGGAGATAATCAAGAATTATTAGAAAGAAAGCTTAAATTTATTACAGCTTGTATGCAAAATCTAGAAGAAAGACTTTCATATGAACTAGAAGTTAATAATAGAACTGAGGAAGAATTGGAAACTAATGTAAATAAACTTAAGAATTTATTTAATCTATTAGGAAGCATTAAAAGAACAGATGTATTAGATCCTAATGCTGAAAAAGCAAAACCTACTGCTGAACTTGTAGATAAAGATATAGCTAATGAAGGAAATAATACAGGAAATTATGATATAGAAGATGAAGGAGACTTTGAAAATGAATAGAGACGAAGATATATTAAAGCCGTTTTTAATTAAAGAATTATTACAAATGGATTTATATAACGAAGATTGGTTAAAAAATGCATCGTGTGATACGTTATATACTTTAGCTAAAGAGTATGATCACATAATTACAAATTGGCTTAATAGTGAAGAATATATTGAATATCGTAAATATGATAAAAAAGAAGAATGCGAATGTGATAATCCGCATTGTGAATGCAATGAATATGATAATAAGACGTATGATGAAAAAGAGCTTATGTTTATGAAAGGATATCTATATGCTAATAGATATGGCTTAATATCTTTAAATAGTATGACTGATGAAGAAATAGTGCATAAATTTACAGATATACAATCAGATACAAACTCAGATGATGATTATAGTAAAAATATAGATGATAGAATTAGATGGCTTACTATAGAACTTATGGAAGAAGATGTGATGATAGGAGAAGGAACTACGTTAATTGATTTAGAATTTAAGATGTATGATCTTTCTTATAAGAATTATAGAGTATATTTAGATAAGTTTAATCTATTTAATTATATAGATATGGCAAAGCTTATAAGTCCAGAATTCTTAATGGGATATTTAGCTAAACATACAGATAAAGATTATCATAGATTAACATCTAAATCAAGTATAGATCTAATGAAAATGTGCATACATATACAAGATTTTAGAAAATATCTAAGAGATAATACTGGCAATATAATGAGAAGTTCTAAAGAATTATATTATGATAGCTTATATGCTCTTAGAAATGAATTATTATCAAATGGATTTGATTTTACAGTAAATGAATTAAATGGAGATGATAGTAGATCTATAGAATTTTTATTAGCATTTGCTAAAAAGAATAGACTTGATCTATATGATAAATATACTTATATATTTAATAACATACCGTATTCTGAAAATGATAAAGATATGGTTAAAACTGATATTAGAGAATGTGGAACTTGTTTAGATGACACTAAAGATCATATTGATACTTTAGCAGATAATAAAGCTTTATCAGAAGTATTCAAATATATGAAAGAACACTTAGTAAATATTGAAACTCCATTAGATTGGTTACAACTTTGTATCAGAGCTACTTATCATTATTATACTAAATATGAAGATGAAATTAAAGATTTAGAACTTTTACATACATGTGATAATTCTTTGACTGAATATATGATTTTAATTAAACATTTATTAGAAAAATATAATAATTCTGTAGATGAAGATGATAAAATATCTATAGTATTAAGACAAGCATTGAGTGATATATATGTTAATGATACTATACTAACTGATGATTTTAGATTACATCTTGCAACGCATAAACACTTAACTGATGATATATTGTATAGTGACACTAACTGTAAAATTAGTAATGTATCAGATCTATTGAATTCTAAGGCAAACTATAATAAATATATAGCTAATAAACATTTGGAAGCATATGCTGCATGCCTAAATATAAATGAAAACGGAAAAATAGGTAAGCTTAGTAATTATATTCGAAGTATAGATCTTAAAAGAGTAAGTACTAAGACTTTGACTGATGAATTACTTACTCGTGGAGGAGTAGAATATATTTCTTTAGAACCAGTTGATAAGTATAAGTTAGAGCTTAATACATCAGACACAGTGCATAATAAAGTTACTTATGAAGGAAATGGTCCTTTAACTATAGTATTTAATTATGATTAATATAGAGGATGGTGTATAAGTAATGGATGCAAACGATGAAAAAGTAATAGAATTATGTAAATCAGTATTAAAGAAATATAGAGATAATATTGAATATGTAGATAGTCCTACATTAGAAGATGCTGCTAAAATGGCAATTCCTAATGTTTGGGTAGACGGATACTGTCCAAAACGTACTGTAGTTAATAGTATTGAAGAATTAACTGGTAAAGGAGATGATAAATAATGAAAAGAATTACTGGCGATTGTAATGGAATATTAAAAACATTATGGAAAGCAACTGTAATTGGATGGATAATAGATGAGTTATCTGGTGATACTGGAGATGATGACTAAGATGCTATTAAAACTTATAAATGAAATAGCTTCTAATGTTCATCAAATAATGTATCCTTATAAAGAAAAGCTTATATCTAATAAGTTTAAATATATAAAGATATTTCCTATAATAATAGAAGGTTTAGATTGCGTGGGTAAAAACACGCTTTCTACTACCCTATATAATAAACTTAAAGATATGGGTAGAAATGTAGTTTTATTAAGTTTTCCTGATTATGAAAGTGATAGCGGTAAAGAAATAAAGAATATTCTGCATATGGAAGGAAAACGTAATGGAATATTAGAGCAAAAATTACAAATACTTATGATAAAAAATCGTATGGATGCTTTAGAAGAACTAAAAAATAAGATAGATAAACCTGAGAATAAAGATAAAATATACTATATTATATTTGATAGGTTCTTTTTATCTAATTTTGCTTATGCTGCAGAGCCAGCTAATAGTGATGAATTGCTAGAACTTGTAAACGAAAGTCCTCTTTATAAACTAGTAGAATTTGAGTCTGATATGTTTTTTGAATATTTTGATAATGACAATAAAGGAATTTCTATTATACTTTCTTATAATGAAAACGATCCTGATAAGAAATATGATGAAAATATATCTAAAATTATAGAAAATGGTAAAAAAATACACAAAGAATTCTTAGATAAAAAGCTAGATAAAGATAGTAATGAAACTATAGAAAAGCAATTAATAGTATCTTCTATTTACGATATAGACGGACTCGATAAGAAATTTCATAAAGTAAGTCATTTCTTAAGATACAGACCAAATCAAAGTATGACTTCTTATATGGAAGATAACATAATACCGGAGATATTGGAGTTGATTTAAGATTATGAAATATATATCTATATATAAAATACTGACTGATATAACTGATATTGCTATAAAGAACGATATTATTCCGAATAAATACCTAAGCTTATTAGACGAAATATGTAACAGATTAGTATCATTATCACATCTATTCGCAAGTAAAAATTATTATAGATTATGTACTGTAATATTATCATTATTGAATGTTATATCCAATATAAAGTATCTTTATAATAAAAAAGAATATGATAAATTAGCTATAGAAGCATATAAATTAGAAAAATATATTTATAGTAATGGTCTTTATAATGATATTAATATAGCATGTCATATAGAATATATCAAAGGTAATAAAAATATAGATATAGATAAAATTTCTAAAGCTTTTTATATATCTTTATCTATGAGTAAAGAATATAAAAATGATATAGATGAAGATTTAACTTTACTTACATATCGTACAGATGAAGAAATGTCCAATATATTAGATGAAGATATGATTAAATGTATAGATATTTATATGAATCTATCTGAAAAACGTATAGTAGAAATATACAAAGAAGCTAGTGAAAATATAATAGAAACATAAAAAAAAAAATAGTGCGATAGTATTAGAATAAATATGAATTCCTTTAAATTATTAATATTAATAACTACTAAATTAGATTAATACGTTTTGAATACACAAATACATTCCATAATGCTATTAACCATTCAGAATGTATATCATGATTATTTAAAACGTCGTCAGCAAAATCTTGATTATCCTTGCTAAACCAAGATTTGACAAATGTTTCAAATTCTTTATTTGGAATCATGTGACTTATCACCTCGATTCTCTAATATATATTTATCGCACTATTTTCATATATTATGATATATAACTAATAATATAATAAATATTATTAAAGAATAAAGATGAAAAGTCGTAAATAAATGCAGTATCCCCACTAAATAAATAGTGGGGACTTACATTTAAACACGAATTATTATTCAGATATTAATCTGCTATATTCGTATTTGATTAACGAAGCTATCTTTTTCTTTACATTTTCTGTACTTAGTAAATATAATATAAGCTTCTTAAAATGTAACTTGAATGTAGGATCTTCTATCTTTTTAGTAGCCATAGCAACTATCTTTTCTACTAATTTATTAAGCTTTTCTTCGTTAGATAAGTCTTCTGCTCCTATTTTATAATTATCCCAAGATTTCTTAACTTGATCAGCTATAATCTTTTTAAGATTCTTACTTGGTCTATAAAATAAGAAATACCATCCAGCTATAATTAAAATAGTAATAAATAGATATACTCCATATGAAGTCGCATGTTCAGCTACTTTTGCATAGGTATCTGGTCCAAGTATGTCTTTAATTCCATCTAAAATCAAATCTCCCATTTGCAATTACACCTCCTTTATTAATAAAGTTACAGAAACCTTGTCAAAAACACTAAAAAATAGACAGGTAACTATATTTAAATTCATGCTCCGAATACTTCAAAACAACAACCTATGTCAATTTAGAAATATTTATACTAATGAAAGGATGTGAATTGAATTGATTTTAGATAAACTTAATACATATGAAACTAAATTCAGAGAAGAAAATAGGGAAGCTATAGATAAACTTACATCTATTTTTAATGGAGTAATACATGATTTTAATGTGATAACTGAAGCTACATATGAATATAGAAATGATATGCGAAAGCCTTATGAAGATTTCGTTATGGATTTAAAAGATGACTTTTCTCCAGCTATATTAAAATTATTTATGGGATTAGAAATATATGAATTAGAACATTTATTTAAAAACATTAATAGAAGAATAGTAAATGCTTCTAGATATGTAAATGTATATGGAACACCTAAATATGGAGATCTTGCTAGAGATAAAGATGATATTCTTAATAGTCTTCAGCATAGTCTAGTATTTGGAGATGAAAATGAAAAAGGATTTGATGTAGATTCTAATATAGCAATATTTATATATGATAGAGCATTTGAAATATATCCTCATGAAACTCATCAAGATATATATTACGAGTCAGAAGATTGCATTATAGCTTTAGATGTTAATGCTGCTTTTGTAAGATTGCTTTCTTCTAAAGATAAATTTGGTTTAGAATACGAAAGTCTTATAAAAGATATACGTATGGCTATAATGAGTAAAATCGTAGCTTATGGTTATAGTATGCGTTCTATAGTACATTTATTACATAATAAGTTTGAAAATGATAAGTCTATATTTAATGATATCAATCTTTACAGATTATTAGAGCTTTCGCTTGCTAGATGGGCTTATAGTGTAGTAAATAATCTTACTTCTAATCAAGAATATGGAGTAAATTTAGATACTCTTATAGATTTAGTAAAGGCTCAAACACAAGTAGATATACCAGAAAAGAATATATTCAATGTAGTAAACTTAGGATTAGCTAAACTTAGAGGAAAAGAATATATGATGAGACGTTCTATAGATAAATATATAGAAGATCTTAAAAATCAATATAGCGAAGATTATGTAATTATAAAGCAAAATCCATATGCTTCTAACCTTCCTATGCGTACACACAGAAGATTACAGATTTTTAAACCTAATCATGAATATGATTATATGCAATGTTATCCAGAAAGAATAATATCTGCATATGAATCTTGGAATTATTCTAAAGATAAGTCTGCGTCTTATAATTTCTTTGGTATGGAAACTTATTTAAAGCCTACTGATCCTAAATTTGCTGAATTCAGACGTAAAGAAAGACAAGAAATCATGGCTAAACTTACATCAAATGAAAGAAAACGTTACACTGATATAGAAAATGATTTTATACTTCTTAAAACTGAAGTTTCTAATGCAGCCACAGAAGATACACAAAAAGTATTAGTAAAAAGATGTGCTATGCTTCGTGATGTAATAAATTTAGAACTAGACAGAACTAATAACGAATATTTAGCTACTCTTTTATATGCATTAGATAGTGATGTATTTAGTCTACAATCTGATCTTTCTGATAGAAATATATTTAAAGAACGTAATACTCGTCTTTATGGCGTAGTAAAACCTAATGGAAAATGGGATTATTAGGAGATTTATATGTTTAATAGCATACCAAGTAATTTATTACAAAGTTTAAATACAGATCAAACTGTAGCATTTTTAAGGCATATGCGTTCTATAGGCTTAGATTTGGATCAAATAGAGCTTATAGATAAATACGATTATAGGCATTATATAGAACATCAGCAAGCAGTTATAATAGACGCTAAGAAAAATCATGAATATGAACCAGAAATGAATGATCTTCTTAAGATAGATCAAGATGAGTTTAATACTTATAAGCAAATGTTTAATACAGTATTTAAAGAATTCTTTGAAGAACATGGAGATATGAAAGAAGAAAAAGGGTACAAATTTCCGTATAAAGAAATATTTAATGGAAACTTTGCTACTTTAGATAAATACAAGCTAACAGATATGCAAAAGCAATTATTTAATGTACAAGGCCTTTTACCAGAATGTTATGATATATACTATGATAAAGAGTCAAAACAAATGATACCGTTATATTACGATTATAGTACGGTCAATGAAAGTTTTGTAAGTTTCGCTTTATCTTTACAAGAACTGAAAGATAGAATAGGTATAAATCTTAATCCTAATATACCTCTTATATTATTTGATAGAACTCTTATGGGTCAAAATATGCATAATCCAGATCTTGCTCCAGAACTTCAAATAGCTGCTGCAAATGAAATGAAACATAATATGATATTTTATATGCGTGAATGTGCACGTATTTTAGATGAAGCTGGAAATCCATCTATGTATCAAATGACTATAGGAACTTGGACTATATTATGGCTTTATTGTCAATGTTTTAATACTTATAGATGTGCTCCAAGACAAGTAGGTAAAACTACAGATATAAACTGTGTATGTGGTGGAGAATTTGCTGCAGGATCAGAAGGAACTAAAATACTTGTAGCTCACTTTAAAGCAGAAGAAGCAGGTAAAAACCGTAAGATGATGGTAGATTTTGCTAATAGAATGCCTAATTTCTTAAAGTTTCATAACATACTAAGAAAAGTACAAAAAAATAAAGAAATATGGGAAGTGGGACCTGATATGGTTCCATCTTCTAAAGCCAAATATCTAGATAATCCTTATATGCATAATCAAATTATGATAGCATCAGCTGGTACGACAGAAACTACTGCAGAACGTGTAGGACGGGGTGAAACATTTGAATTAGCTGTAAACGATGAAATTAACTTTGTTCCGCATGCTATTACTATGACTACTGCTATGCAACTTGCTAATTCTACTGCTAGAATGCGTGCAGAAAGAGCAAATAAACGTTATGGACTTCATTATATGTCTACTGCTGGTAAACTTAATACTAAACATGGACGTGAAATGTATGATTTTATATTTAATAAAATGTGTAGATTTGATATAAAGCTATTTGCGTATAATTATGAAGATCTTAAAGCATATATGAATTATAATAGTGATAAGAACTTCTTTAATGTTCAATACGGATATAAAGAAATGGGATTTAGCGAAGAATGGTTTGAAGAACGTATAAAACAAACAGAAAATAGAGAAGCTCTTAAAACAGAAATACTTATGGAATGGCTTGATGTTGACAGTTCTGCTTTATTAAATCAAAAGCAAATAGGTCGTATAGCATCATTAACTAGACAGCAACCTACAGATACATATATATTTGATAAGTATTTTTCTATCTTATATTTTCCTCAATTAGCAGGAGATAGCTTTGCTGATCTTATAAGTAGATATAATACTATAAACATAGGAGTGGATTTAGCTCATGGTACAGGAAATGATAGTACTGTATTATTCGCTATAGATATGGAAACTGGAGAAAAACTCTTTATGTTTAAGTCTAATACTATGACTTCTACTGAAACTACTATGTTTATCAAGAATTTTATCAGACATTTACTAAAGATAAATCCTATTATTAACATAATTCTTACTATAGAATTAGAAGGTCCAGGTCAATCTGTAATACCAGACTTAGCTAAAGACGAAGTAATAGAACCTATGATGTTTGGTATAAAGAAGCTATTTGATAAACAAGCAGCAGATGCACTTATAAAATCTACTACTAAAAAGCTTGATTATAAGTCTTATATAGAATATGGAGTAAAAGAACGTATTTATAGAGATTACTTATATAATAAGCTATTATTTGAACTTGTAGATAAATATCCATATGCTTTTAGTCACGAAGATGCTTTAGCACAACTTTCTACTCTATATAGAAAGACTACAGATAGAATAGATCATAAACCAGGAGCTCATGACGATATTCTTATAGCTACTTTATTAGCTTATAGCCTTATATTTAATACAGATTTTCGTAAGCAAGTAGGAGATCAATTTAAATTTTATGTAGATATGAGTAAAATTAAGATAGTTTCTGTAATGCAAAGTACGAATGTATTTACAAATGAAAGATCTTTATTTACGAAAGACGAAGGAGAAGTATCTTATAATTTAGTTCCTATGACTATAAATGGTAAGAAATTTACTAATGTGGAGATATTTAAAGTAAAGAATGGACGTAAAGTAAAGCTTTATGGAGATGAATATACACACGAATTATATTATGGAGCTCTTAAAGATAATTATGAAATACAGAATAGACCTATGCCTACATACGGAGATTACTTACAAGAAGAACAGAAAAGAGCAGCTGGTGGAGTTTCTAATGGATATGGAACGCAAAAAAATAAAAATAAATGGTTTGATATGAAAGCTAAAATGTTTTAAATACAAATATATTATGTGAGAATATAATATAATTTTGATATCTAATATAAATAATAAGAGAATTAGAACAAATTTTCTAATTCAATAAATTTGATATAAATTGATAAGCAGATGGATCAGATGTACTTAGATCGTGTAAATAATTATTATTTAAGTCTGGATTAAATATATCTGAAGCGTTTACTTTATAGTTAATATAATCTTGAGCAATAAGCATTTCCCTGGTAGGTTTCAGTTTATTATCATGATTATATCTAGCTATATTATTAAATCTAGTAATTAGATTAAAATATTTATCTGTATTATCAGTAATCATAGTTAGATCACCTCAATTCTAGATATAAATTCAAATTATAATATATTCTCACTATTATGATATATAATCAACTTATATCTAAATCCTCTACTAAATCAAATAGTAGAGGATATTCCATTTATTTACGGCATAATAAAAAAAAAGAAGGAGAATAATCTCCAACTTATTTATTTAGATGACATAGCTAGCGTCTTAATAGCTACGCCTATCCAATAATTTACGTATTTAGGATTGTCACTCATAAGTCCATTTATTAGACTTATAGTTTCCTTTTCATCCTTAACTATGTTAGTGTTCATTGTGTCTATCATAGTCATAGTATAATTTAAACCTAACCCTTCGATCAATCTATAATTCATACCAATCCTTTCCATAGTTTTTCCTACCAATGTTAGTAATTCATATTTTTTCATATTATTCCTCCTAAAATTTATATTATATTATTTTCTATATATCATAGATATATAGCTAATTTATATGTATTTTTATTCGATATCATACCACTCAAAACAACGTTTTATGTATCTAATCATAATAAAAAGGAGGTTAAAATGTATAATATATCTGAATATATATTAGCAAAACGTTCTGCATATATTACAGAAAAAGCTCTAGAAAAGTCTCTTACTTACAGATCTTTCAATGAAGGAGAAATTAAAGCTATTACTTATGAAAGATTTAGACCAGATAATTTCTATAAACTTAGTAAGAACTTTGAATTTCTAATACAAGCTGTATTTCCTGGATGCGTATTTAAAAGATTTGTATCTATTAATACCAATATAAGTATTTCTGCTATACCAATATTTATCGTAGAAACATATGAACCTTATCGTATGCGTATACCATTTATAATTACAGAAGACTCAGTTCTTGCTATATCTGTATTTGGAAATTCTAATACAGAAGAATTAAATAAATCTAAATGGTTTGGAGAAATAATCCCATCCCATATATTAGAAACACTAGAACCTAATAATACTATAGATTTATTACAAAAGCAAGTCCAAGTAGATGATACTTATATGAGTGTAAATGATGTAATAAAACTTATAATAGAAGCATACGCAGTAGGAACTACTGATGCAGATCAAGTATTATCTAATAATTTTGATGCTCAATCTGCATTCGATATAATGGAAATATCTGTAGAAAATGCTGTATGGAAACATATAGATAAGAATTATGGCGTAGAATCTATACTTTCTTTAGATAAAGCAGCTGAAGATGAGATTATAAGTCCTACTGATTTCCTACCAATACAGATACAAAATGGAGAAACCAGTGATTTTATATATGTAACTGCTTCTGATAAAGGAAAATTATCTATAGGTACTACTTCTGAAGTTGGAGATCAAACCACAGTAAAAGTTCCGCTTTCTGCAGTAAATACAGTATTAGTAGAACTAGATAACTCTATGTATTTTGAATTTAATTCTGAAATAGTAATAGAACTTCCTAATGGAAAGACTGCTACTTGGAATTTATTTGATATAACTGCTACTAAAGATGAAGTAAATGAAGCTCTTTCTTCTAATTATGGAACAGAAAGCTTTATGGGAACTATGAAAGATGTGGCTACAGCTATAAAGATATTTGGACTTAGAAAAGGTTCACTTTTATATCAAGTATTAATGAATATTAGTAAAATACCACGTAAAATTACTAAATGGATATGGGATGCATTAAAACGTGCATTTAAAACTCGTAATGAGCGTGAAAAAGAAGAAATGCTCGAATTCCAAGAAAAGCTTTTAAATGATGAATTTGATGTTGTGCTTGAACGTATTAAAATGATGAGTGAAAACTCTGTAAGATCTTGGGTATGGACTATAATCTTAGGACCATTATATTTCTTACCATTTATGTATATATTACAACGTAATGCTAATCGTAAAATAAAGCTTAGAGCTATAGAAAGATTAGAATTTAAGATAGATGGACTATTAGAAAGACAAGATCAAAAGCTTGAATATGCAAAGCAAGAAGGAGATCCACAAGTAGTAGACCAATTATTAGCTGAAAAGCATAATATGGAATTTGCTCGTATGAAACTTATAGAATTTAAGCGTGATTTAGTACAAAAAGACAGAATACGTTATATGACTTTTAATAAAGATCTTTCTATGAATGGACGTCAACGTATAGATGCACTTATGCAAAATGGGCATTATTACAACATAGGAGCAGCTGGTGGTAATCCATTTACAGTAGAAACTAGAATACCTGGAGAATTACAATAGGAGGGAGGACGATGTCTTATGACATTTATAAAAAACTTATGGGCTGCAGTAATAGCAGCAATAGGAATTTGGATAATAAAAATACAATCGAGAAGACTGACTTACAAGCTAATAAAACTAGAAAAGAAGATCAGACAGCACTTGAAGGAAACCTCTCAAACTGGGAACGCATAGATAATACTTTAGAGGCTTTATCTCTAAATTATCCAAGATGGACTATATCTTTAGAAGAAGATAATCCTTTTGATGGTATAGGGACTAGTTCTGATGATAATGATGCAGGCTTTGACGATAATAATGATACTTCTACTGATGATAATCCATTTGGTGAAGATGATAATACATCTGATAATGATCAATCTAGTGGTGGAGACGATAACCCATTTGATTTCGGTGGAGATAATAATAATGATAATGAATCAGATGATGATTTCTTTTCTGGTGGAGACGATGATAGTAATGATTTCTTTGGAGGAGGAGATGATAACGATGATAATCAGAATAAAAAACCTAAAAAAGAAGTCAAACTTAATAGAAAAGACGTGTTGAAACAAGAATTTGACATAAATAAACAAGTTCGTAGCGTATTTCCAAAAAGATTTCTTGAGCTTCAAGATGTTATTAAAGCTAATATTTCCATGTGCGAACGTGTTGTTATACAAGATGCTTCTCATATAGATGTATTTGACCAACTTATAGAAGAATATAATAGACTTGCTAAGATAGTAGATGATTATTTATCTATTATAATAGAAAAACCACATGATGATATATTTGCTACTTATTTTACTATATTCACTAATTTATCTAAACTTAAAGATATTTATAACGAATTAGTCAACAATGATGAGAAAAAATAGCTAATAAACAATGTGCGTGTCAAACACAGATTTATATCAAGGAGGTGATAATATATCATGGAAAGAATATATATGGATGAATTCCATTACGAAGCTTACGATAACTATAAAGAAGCATTAGAAGCTTGGAGTAATCAAACCGCGCATACTCAAATAGCTATTAATGCAGATCTTGATTATGAAGTAGGATTAGAAGGACTTTCTGACGTTATAATGTTTGATGAAAAGAAACTAGAAGAATATATAGGAACAGAAGGTATTAAAGATACTGTTAAAAATATGGCTTCTAGAGTAAAATCTAACTTATCATTATGGCTTAAGAAATTTATTAACTTCTTTTTCGGTTGGATAATCAATTTCTTTAAAGGAGTAGTAAATATTCGTAAATCACTGAAATCTGGATACGACAAAGCAAGAGAATATTTAAAGAAAATGAATGATATGACTAGTAAACTTGGAGGAGATTTTAAAAATAAAGAAGGAGAAGCTAAAACTGTTAAAGTTTCTACTGCATCTCCATTATTAATTAGATGTCTTTCAACTGTGTTAATATCATCATATGCTTTAATGAAGTTAGAACCTGTATTGACAAACGTAAAAGTGTCTGTAGACGAAGCACAAAAACAAGAATCTTCTGCTAATGATAATAAATCTCAAATCACTACAGCTGATGCATTAACTATTATTAATAAACTTGCTGCTGGAATAGTAGGAATTGGTGGACTTTGCTCTATAGCTGATCCTAGAGATGACGATTTTTATAATACATTTAAGAATAATTATAACTATAGTATCACTAAATGGGCTGAAAGTGCAGAAGATGTATCTAAAGTATTAGAAAAGAAGTATAATCAAGCAGAACAAGGATTAGGAAGCTTTATTTATAATATATGGAAAGCTGTTTTAGGTAGCAATAATGATAAAACTGATTTAAACCTTGACAAAAATAAAGAAGAATCTTATAATGCTGCTTGTAAAGCTATAAAAGCTGTATTGGCTGACTCTGCTAAAGCTATAGAAGTCCCTGAACCTGAAGAAATGGAATATTCTAAAGCTTTTGCTATAATAAGGGAAGGTCTTAATGCCTTTATAAATATATCAGGAGCTAATAAAGATTTATGGAAGTTTGAAAAATACGCAGAAGCATTTGAGAAAACACGTAGAAAACTTTTATCTCTTATAGATAAATTTAATCCTGATGACGACGATGCTGCTAAAAATCTATTTAACAGAGTTACGTCTATAGGTCAACTTATGTCTGCTGTAAGTACAAATGCTAATAAATGTATGCAAAATGTTAATAAATTACTAGATACTATTATAACAGATGCTACTAGACTAGGGTCTGCATTAACTAGTATCAAATAAAATAAAAATATATACCTAAGGAGGATAATAAATGAATTTAAACGTTTTATTAAACATAGGTAATGAATCATATACTGGAGATGAAGCTCCTAAATCATTACTTGATGAAATGATGGAAGAAATCGGAACAGAATCTGAAATCGATAATAATATCTATGATAGTGAAATTGCATGTGTAAATGCAGCTGCAGCTATTGTAGAAAACGTATATGTAGCTATGGCTGAAAAAGAATGTGCTGTAGAAGGTGCAAATCCTTTAGAAATATATAGAGGATTTGGATTAGAAGGAGCATTATTAAACACTGTAGGTCAAGAAGCCATATCAGATGTCGTTAAAAGAAGAGCATACTCAGGAGTAGCTCAAATTAAATCTTTAATTAATACTTTAATCGCATGGGTAAAAAGATTATTAGGATTATCAGCTAATACTAAGAAAATCTTTAAATCTTTAGCAGAAAAAGCTAAAAAGATTAAAAAAGAAGTTGTAAAAGCTAGAGGTAATTTTTCAGCAAAACAACTTAAGAACGGCGATGATAAAGAATATGAAAAAGAAATGCCAGAATTCTTAGGAGACGAAAATTATACTGGTACTTATGGATTAAAAACTGCTAAAAAAGCTTATACTGATTTAAAAGGTTTTGCAGATCAACTTAATTCAATTACTAACGCATGGTCTAGTAATGCAACATTTACTAATGAAAATACTACAATAGGTAGTAATAAAGTAGAACCTACTGCTATATTTGCATCTACTGATAAAGAAAATATATCTGAAAAAATGAAAACTTGGAAAGAAGATACTAAAAATACTGAAACAGGTAATGATATATTTGATAAAATAATTAATGGATTAAATGAACTAGTTAGTAATAAATCTGCAGTAGATATCAATAAATCATTTGAAAAAGCGCAAAAATTATTAGAAAAACTTAGAGATAATATGGAAAAGAAAGATAATGCTGCGAATGGAACTAATGGCGCTAAATATAGCGAAATGCAAAAGTTATTCGCTGATACTATAGCAAATGCAAGTTTAAACGCATCATTTATGAATTTATTTGCTAAGTTTTATGTAAAAGTTGCTGACGAATTATTTACAAACGCTAAATGGATAATAATGAAAGCTGCTTAATAAATATAATAAGGAGGATTAATATAAGATGATTAATAACTTAATTGCTAATATAAAAGCACAATTAGGAACAGAATCTAATATGGACGAATTTGTAGCTGAAAAATATGCTGGATCTGAAGTTGCTGAAGAATTACTAGCATTAGACGATATGGATAATATTGAAGCTAGTATGGAATCTGCTACAGAAGCTATAGTAGGATTTGGACTTATGGAACAAGAAGCTGCATTGGAAGCTCAAGGGTTACAATTAACAGAATTTAATAGATATGAAGGTTCATTAGGAAACGAATCTTTAGTAAATATGGCTAAAAGAGGAGGATATGATATAGTAATAGCTATTAAAAAAGCTGTATCTAAAATATGGAAATTCTTTATGTCTATTATAGACTTCTTCATCATATGTGATGGAAGATGGAAATCATACTCTAAATTAGCTAAAAAATATAGAGAAAAAATGAACAGATTAAAAGCTCATATGGGAGAAAAAGAAGCTGATAAAGAATATTCTATCAGAAAAGTAGGAGATGCTGCTAAATTCGTTAATGCTGTTATAACAGGCATGGCTAAATTTACAAGAACTGCTCCAACAGCAACTACAACAGCAGATGCTTTAGCTAAGTCAGTTATCAAAAGCGTAGTAGATGCTATGGCTGCTACTTATGTAGCTGTATCTTCAGCATTAGGTGGAACTGTAGACGCAAATGGTTACAAGAAATCTTTAGGAGTAAATGATGATGGATCTCTAATAGATGGCGGAGTCAATGAAGGTGCAAGCGAAAGATTAAAAGCTGTAAAAGAAAGTATGTCAGATTATGCTAAAGACATTAGAGAAGCTGACGCTGTTCCAGTAGAAACAGCTAAATCAAGTATTTTATCAGCATTATCTACAGTAGAAACTGCTACTAAGAAAGATGTCAAATGGTTTAAGCAATGGAAGAAAATGTCTAAAGACATAGATAAAGCTATTGATAAATTAGGAAAAGACTCTAGTGGTACAGGTTCTAGCGACTTATTAACTGCACTTGGAAGACTTAGTCAAGGATTAGTAGAATTCAAGAGAGCTATCAATGTAGTAATGAAAGAAACTGGAAGCTTTATTCAATTAGTTCTTGCAGATGCTGCTAAAGTAATCGCTGGAGAAACTAGAATAGGTGACTAATATCTAATATAAGTATGTGGGATATAAATATATTATATCCTGCATATTTTTTTAATATATAAAATATGTTTAAGGAGGATATAAAACATGGCTATACATGGAAATAATTATGTTCCTGAAGTCTTAGCAAGTGAAATCGCTGGATTGGAATCTCTTAGAGGATTTATGTCTAATAATAACGGAGATCACAATGCTTTACTTAAGAAAGCTTTTGGACAATACGGAGCAGACACAAATATTAAAATTCAATCTTTATTAAAAAAATATATACCAAGCATAAATAAATCTGATTGGTTAGATAGAAAACAAAAAATTACTATGTACCAAACAGATATTACTAAAGGAATTGAAGCTGCTGCACATGAATATGCAACTAGTGGAGATAAATTCAATTCATTACCATCTGAAATACAAGCTACTTTAGGACATCTAAAGAAAACTAAATCTAATTTAGAAAATGACTATGCTAAAGGAGTGTTTACTACTCACGATGCTAGAGTAGGAGCTAAATGGAGAATAGAACATGCAACTACTGCATTAGAATCAGCTTTATTTACATTATTCAGTGGAGTTAAATTAGCTCAAACTGGAGACTTAAATCCAAATGAAGTTGGTGTGGAAAGCTATTCTTATCAATCTGCAATAGTATATCCTAAATTAGAAACTCAAATTCAATGGATCGCAGCTTGTGCTACTATGTATAATAAAGTATTAAAAATAAAACAACTTTATAATAAATTCACATCTATTCCAGTACATACTCAAATTCCTATGTATCAAGTAGTAGATCCTGATGATCATACTATTAAATATGAATTCAGAAGAGAAGATGTATTGGCATATATAGATCCTAGACAAGAAGATAAAGCTGGATCTAAATTAGAAGGAATTTCTAAATTATTTAAAACTCTTACTAAGAAAGTAAGCATTAAGAAGGCTAACTTCAGACAACTAATCAAATTAAGAAGCGACTTATTATTCGTTAAAAATGCTCAAGATGTGTTAGAATCTCAAGCTACAGTAGCTCCTAACCAAGTATCTGCTATTACTGCAGACGAATTAGTAAGATCAGATTTCTATATAGATAGTTTAGAAATAAATGGAGTTAAAATGGGACCTGTATACGATATAAATGCAGGAATGATGTTATCTGAAACTAATAACGAACAAGATTACAAAGGTAAAATGTTATTAGTAACTCCTGACAAATCTAAACCTAACGAAACTTATTACTTAAGTATTCAATTCAATGGACAAGATCAAACTATCGTAGTAGCTTGTGACAAAGCACACGGATCTGTTGCAACTCATGATGTAGATGCAATAGACATTACATTTAAGATCTTAGATCCATTCAATATGTGGAAATCAACTCCTGAATACACATTAAAAGAAGAAAGAGGATATTTAAATGCTGGTCCAGAAATCAAAGAATGGATACCTGTATTAAATGATCAACTTGAAGTCTTAGATGAAAGATTAGGAGGATCATACTTCGCAAGAATTATGAACTTAGCTACAGAATTTATAGGACAAAGAAAAGAAATTGTATTCTTTGAAGGATATAATTCTATGAAGAAAACTCTTATAGATGACTATACTAAAGCTGATAACGTTACTAGAAAGAAACTTCTTTATAGTGCACAAACAGTAGACTTACAAATAGCTACATCTGTAAGAAAATTGGAAACTATTAATGTACAATTAGGACCTGCATTCTATGCTCTTGCTAATAAATACAGAATAGCTTCTCAATCTCAAAAAGATGCTCAAATTAACATGTTTGCATCTTCATATCACTTAGGTGTATTTGCTGGTAAAATGACTACTGTAGTAGGAGAAGTTAATGAAGCTGCTGATGATAAATTCTTAGGAGTAAATCAAGAAGCATCTGTAAACGTACTTACTATAGGAGACGATATTAAAGCTCCTATTTCTGCTATCGTAGTAGGAACTGATAAGAGTGGACTTGAAGCTAAAACTGTAGATGCTCATAATAACCCACTTTCACCAGATGAAATTAAATATAATTTCAACATCATTACTTACTTTGCAGAACCTAATATTCAAACTGTATTAGGAACTGAAACACCTATCAGAATTACTAATGATGCAGCTCAAAGAAACCCTAAACATCCAAACGTACCATCACTATGCTTGGATACTACTTTCAATTTCAATACATTGAGAGCAGCAGCTGGTGACTTTGAAGTATATGGATATAATACTGCACTTATACCATAAAAATTAATATAGAAAAGACAAATTGGAGGACTTCATACTTTATGTGGAGTTCTCCAAACTCTTTTTTATTTGACTTTTATATAAAGGAGGTAAATAATGAAATATAATGAAATGATATTAATGGAAGATCGCATTGCTCCCTGTAGTCAAAAGATAGTTTCTGTTAAAGCTGATAAGATAAATCCTAATATAGGAATAGAGTCAGAAGGATATACTGGAACTAATAGTAGCACTGCTATAGAATATATGCTAAAAGGAGTAACTCCAGAACTTGTAAGAAGTATAAGAAATGGAGAATCTTACTTAGTATTTGAAATAGAAGCTATAGATCATACAAAGCCAACTTCTAATAATAAACTGTATCTTGAAGATGTATTTTATAGAGGAATGGCTAATTATGGATTTCAAAATCAATTAAGATTAGGGGGTGTACCTGGAGAGGCAGAACATCCTGATCTTATGATTGATAATAAAGATCCTGAAGCAGCATTTCAAAATACTATGCAAAGATTGCATAAAACACCTAAAGAAAACGTTACACATAGAGTAACGTCTTTTAGACAAGCAAATCATAAGACATACTTTACTATAAAAACTTCTACAGTAAATCCAGTTATAGCTTTAGAAATGCTTGCTGGTATAGCTCCTGCGTTTAGTATACGTACTGTAGGAAACTTTGATAATACACAAAGTCCTATATTAGCTAAAGAAATAGAAGTTATAGGTATAGATTACGTAGCAAATCCAGCAAACTGGAATAGTGCTTTTGTCGGAGGACAAGTACAAGTATTTGATACAGTAAATATGAAGACAGTAAATCTAGAATTTGTACAACGTACAGCAGGAATGTTTGGTACAGAAAGTAATAATTCTTTATTTAATAGATTTATAGGAGAAGAATCTGTAGTTATGATAGATCTATCTAATCCATCTGTAATTGCAGTAAGAAATCCTATTAAAGAAAAGAAAGAAGTTTCATTTGAAGACGCAATGAGACTTACAAAACTTAGTATATTTAAAGACTAGGGAGGTTCTCTATGAATATAAATGTACTTATAGATAAAATAAAAAAAGATGTGGGACTTAATGGAATACTTGGAGTAGCTTATAATGATAATATTATACGTGACAGTATAATAAATAATTCATTAAAGACATTTAATAGAGTATCAGGATTTCATATAGTTTTAAACGTTGATAGTATAGTAACTTTCTGGAGTAAGACAGTATTCGGAGGCATATATAGTTACAATGACGTAGCTTATAGAATACCAGATCTTATTATGGATAGATTTAAAGAGCTTGGAGTAGAGATAAAACGTGCATTTTTACAAGATACGCGTAGATATGGTCTTATGAACGGATGGAGTACTGGAATAAAAAACGACTTACCATCGTGGACTGCAAAAGCTATTACTAAGCAAAATATAGAAAAACCTCAAATAAGTTTTAGACCTCCTAATTCTTTAGTAATGAAGAATATGGGTCAATATAATACACCTATGTATGGAGGATATTACAAAGTATTAATAGAATGTACTCATCCTAATAATTTGAGTACTATTACTATAGGATTAGAAAACTGGTTTGAAGCTTTATGTAAATATGATATAATGATAAATCTATATAATAATGACCTAAGAAATCTTAAGATAGAAATAGGTACTGGAAACGTAGATCTAGCATTAGATAACTTTGCAAATGCAGAAGGAGATAAGGCAAATCTATTAGAGCAAATAAGACAAAAAGCATCAGTAGATCAAATTATTCTTACTTATGCATAACAAACACTATATAATGGTATATAGGGATAGTTTTTATGTTACTCCTTTATTTTTTTTTCTATTCCTATATACTAAAAAAAAATAGTTTAATGTCTTCAGTATAATATGCTTTAGATATAATACTCTAGTCTGTTTATACCCTGATATAGAGATATATTGGGGTATTTACATTTTAGCACGCTATTTATAAAAAAAAAATAGTAGAGCTCTTCGGCGCTCTACTTTATAGATCTAATATCTGCAGTAAGTAACTTTATATTACTTATAGCAGTATTTAGATCTCTAGATCCGTCAATATATTTACTAGCTTCTCTTTTAGCTAGGTAAATAATATCATGGAACTTTTTTATATTAGAAGTATCCTTAAGTGCAGCAGAAGACACTTCATCTCTAGCTACTAGGAATTCTTCTAATACAATTCCTAGATTATCACCATATTTAGCGATAAGCTTATTTTTACGTCTATTTACAGACATCATATAGATATTCGGATCGAAAGCCATATCGATACCTCCTTTAATATATTATTTCTTATACTTTATGATATATAGCTAATTTTGTATTAAAAAATGACGTAAATAAATGAGTTTGGGAGACTTTATCATTTAGTCTCCCATTATTTATTCTCTTTATTTAGCAGCATATTCCTTTTCTTTCTCTTTTTGTAGATCGTTTATATTAATTTTAGTATTATTTTCATATTCTCTATTACTAATATAAGTATCTATCCTGCTTTTAAGATCAACTAATTCTTCCATAGTCATATCAGTATGATCGTAACTATCAACTCTTTTACTTAAATCCTTTAAAGTTCCTATTAATTCAGTGATGTTTTCAATATTATGAATATGTACATCTCCTATTGTGATATTTATTATACTACCTATATATTTATTAACCCCTACATCTTCACCTTTATCTATTTTTTCCCTAATATTCTTTCTAATTTCTACTTTATCAACAGTAATAGGATCTTTTTCTTTAACATTATCTTGTGATTTTTCACCACTTATGTTAATACCTATTGATTTAAAGCTATCTTCTACTATATTTTTAGCAGCTTTAAAGCTTTCTTCTCTTGTATCTGCTTCTGTTTTAACCTTTTTAAACCAATCTAATGCTTTATCTGGTATTATACTTTCTAATTTATCACTATGCTTCATAATTCCACTTAATGCAGTATTGGTAAAATTAAATATAGTATCGCAGATTACTATAAATACGGTATAAAACATATGAGCTGATAAAACAAGAGTTATTCTAAATCTTTCTAATTTTGTTTCCTTACTCATTTTTAAACACTCCCTCTCATTAAATATCACACCATAGTTGTCTGTTAGCTAAAGAGAATTGTTGAACTGTTAATTATATATATTATACAGTATTTTGATTAATTTGTAAAGGAGATTTTATTATGCATAAAATATTAATTACAGCCGATTTACATTTTGAAAGAATAGAAGAGGATTTAATTCCTAAAATAAAAGATTATATAATAAAATCTATAGATAAATATAGACCCAATATATTCTGTATAGCAGGAGATACAGTAGATGATGCTAATCTTCGTGCAGAAACGTCTGAGTTTATACATTTAGTGGATTTTATAAACGATATAGCTATATTCTGTAAAGATAAGAATGTAGCATTTATTATATTACGAGGTACTCCATCTCATGATGGCAAAGTAGTAGAAAATGTACATAAAATGCTTAAAAACTTTATTTATATAGATGAAATGAAGAATATAACGATACAAGACGTAAGTTTATTATTTATTCCAGAATTATATTATAGTAAATATGATTTATTCTTAGAAGATCTTAATAAATATACTAAATCTGACATAGTAATATTCCATGGAATGATGGACTTTGCTATACCACAATTAAATCAAATAGATAGTAAGTTTAATATGGGGCGTTCTATAGTTATGAATAGCAATGACATAAAGAATAAAGCTAAATATCTCGTAGTTGGAGGACATGTACATGCTAGTATATCTTCAGATAACATATATTATACTAATAGAATAATAAATGAAAGAGGACATGACACTACTAATAAAGGATATGGATTGAAACTTATAACTTTAAACGGATATAATTATAAATATGAAGATATAGAAAATCCTTATATTATAAAACATGATCATATAAAACTTGATTTTACTAATACTACTATAGATGTACTTATAGCTAATAGTAGAAGAAATGATTATAGTAATATTATATTTGATATAGTGTTAGATAATAATGATACTACTAAATACAGATATAATATGTGGAAATCTGTAATTCCTGCTAAATATATAAAGAAAACAGTTAATAAGAAAGATGAAAAGAATTATACTATGAATAAAGTAGTACTTAAATCACAAGATGCACTACATCTATTAAAGTCTACATATAAAGAGAAATATGGTCAAGAAATTCCACAATATATTATAGATAGTATAATAGGAAGTGATATAGAATGAGAAAAGAACTGATAATAAATATATTAAATTGCATACTACAAGATGTAAAAGATAGAGCTTTTATATCTGCTTCTAATAGATGCGTGAATAATATGGATGACGAGTATAAAACTGATCCAGACGTAACTCTTTTATTAGATCTTTTAGGTAAAATATTAGATGAAGGTGTGTCTGATAAGAATGAAATACTTTATATGATAAGTCAAACAGACTTTTCTGATGAAGTAAAGCTTAATATAGATGATAATGCTTCTTATAGTAAGAAGTTTAGAAGTGATCTACTTGATATGATAAATGCTATTAGTATACGTAGTAAAGTAGAAAAGACTGTAGATGAACTTGTAGATACCCTTTCTACTATAGAATATAGTACATCTTCTAAGAAAACAGTAAATGCTCTTAGAGATTTTATGCAATCTGCAGATGAATTATATAAAAAAGTCAATATGATAAAGATAGGGTCTGCTTCTTCTAATGTACTTATAATAGATCCTGATGATAATAGTACACATGGAACGCTTACACCTGTGCTTACAGATATGAGACAAGCAGCTACAAATAAGATAAAAACTCTTCCAGCAGTAGATATGCTTGCAGGTGGAGGCTTTATAGGAAAAACTTGTATATTATTTGGAGCTTATACAGGATCTGGAAAGTCTATGATATTACAAAACTTAGCACTTTATACTAGTAGATCTAATGAATGTACTATAGTAAATGATGATTATAAACCTTGTGTGCTTTATATAAGTCTAGAACTTACTAGAAAACAGCTTATGGTAAGACATCTTCAGTGGTGTGGAGTATCCATAAACGAAGAAGAAATGAAGAAAATGACTGATGAAGATATAGAAAAGCTTGTATTAGAAACTAATAAAAAGAGTGGTCTTAAGCTTCCTATAGTATATATAGAAAGACTTACTGGAGATTATTATACTACTATATCTGAAGTAGATGATGAATATAATAACTGTATGAATATAGGATTCCAACCTATAATGGTACTTATAGATTATGTAGATAGATTAGAAGTTTATAGTAATAAACATAAATTATTAGGATCTACTGGAGCAGAAGGAGCTGCATTATTAAGACAGAAAGTAAAAGAATGCAGAGATCTTGCAGTACATAAGAATATTCCAGTAATTACAGCAGCTCAATTATCAGGAGAAGTAGGTAATATTATAGGAGAATGTAATAAATATTCTCGTCAAGTAGACCCTGTTCTTAACTTTAGTAGTAGTTTATTAGCTGGTTCTAAATTATTATCTACAGAATTAGAGCTTATGATATTCTGTCATAGAACGCAAATAGAAGAACGTAATGAAGACACTAATCAAATTACATATCAAAACTTTATGTCTATGGGTGTAAAGAAAGATAGAGACGGTATTGCGAAATATATATTATCTCCACGTGATATAGAAAATGAAACTATGTATGTACACTATACTAAAGGATTACGTAATGCAGGTCCTGTAAGACCTCTTATACCTAATAGTAGTGAAATACATGTAGTAATGCCTCTAGATAAGTTTAGAATACGTGATGATGATTATGGTCGTAGTATAAGAATGTTTTATTTATCTGACGATAATACTATGAGTTATGAACCTTTTAATATGTCTGATAATACTACATTAGACGAATATATATTAGATGAAGAGATAGAAAATACTCAAATAGAAGAAAAACTTAATAATATGTAGAGAATATTTATGAATAGGATAAATATATATCTTTTTATAGTTATAACTAAGTTTATTAACAAATAATAAAAATAAAAAATTAAAAGAAGGAGGAACAAACCATGAGCGCTTTTTATAGAAACATGGAAAATGCAAAAGTAGAAGACTATAAAACTATGGTCTCAAATCATTTAAAACACGTATTACCATTAGGTGATGGTATACAAGGAAGTAAAACACTTCCATTTACAAATTTTATTGAAAAATATTATAACCCAGCAAATTTTAGTAATTTTCTTGACTACTCTTATACAGTAGTAAAGGATGCTGGGAAACCAGTTACTGCGAAGCCTTATGTCACAGTAAACGCAGCTCAGATGCCTGGACCTGCAAGTCAACTATTAGATGACTTGTCATGTGAAATATTGAATTACACTGCATCTGATGATATAACTTCGTTAGTAAGAAATCTTAATAGGACTATGTATTTGACAGACTTTCCTAAAGATCCTAGTGGAAGTTCTGTAGAGGTAGATATTAATACATTTAATACGAATAATGATCCATTAGTATTAGTATCTTTAATGGCTAAAATGTCTCCTATTGCACTATATACTGCAGAAAGAGAAAAGCTTAGTCAACGTATGAATGACGAATTATTTAATATGTTGGGTATATTAAAGGCAAGCGGAAATATGAATGCTTATAGACTAGCACTTAAACTATGTAATATAAGTGAATCTTATTTTGCATTAGCTTCTGCTATGAGTAATATGGCTACAGCTGCTCTTAATATAGTACCACAAAGTCTAAATAATGGCGCTTTAAATGCAGCAAATAGAAGAGTAGACATAGGAACAATACAAGCAGCTAATATAAGTCCACAAAATAATAATGCAGTATTAAGTCTACAAGGTATGGTAAATAGATATAATCAAGATATAGCTTTAATAGCTCAATGTAATATTCCAGCTTTACAACTAATATTTAATCAATTATTACAACTTGGACCTAATTTATCAGAAACTGTATTAAATAATGTGCATTATATAATGACTGGAGCATTAGTAAATCCATCTTTAGTGTATAATTTACAAATGGATAATAATTTAATGTTCGCAAGTTTATTTGTACCAACTAATAATATTCCATATAATTTTGGAGTAGCTATAGCATATGTATTAATATCTGCTGGTATGACTAATGTACATGAATATTTAAATAGATTATTAGGATTGAATTTAGTTAATATTGGCACTATTTTAGATGCTATGAAGATTGATATTCAATGTGGTACTGTAATACATACAGCAATAGCTTCATTAAATCCATCTAATGGAAACTTAGGAAAAATACTTAGATATTATGTAACTAATACTATCCCTACTAATGGACCAGTAAAATTAGCAAATGTATTATCATTTACACAAGCTCAAAAAGGAAATACTGGAACTAGTATCACTAGTAGAGATATAGCAAATTATCTACAAGTAATGGATCCTCAATTCTACGGAACTATCAATCCAGAAGCTTTAGCACAATTTGCTGATATATTGTATAATTTGAATTATTAGGAGGGTTATTATGAGTAATAAAAAGAAGAAAAATAATCCTAATAAAGAAGAACCAGTAGAGATCAAAGTTTCAGATACAGAAACTGAAAAGAAAAAAGGAACTGGTCCTATATTTGGTACATATGAAGAATTTAAGAATTGGGTAATAAATTCTTACGTATCTACATATAGTGATGATGAAATCAATGAAGAATTTCATAGGCAAACTAATTTAATACCTGAAGATGAAGATATCTGGAATGAAAGATTTACTCAATATAATGATATAATTAATGATTATGTCAGAGAAAAAACAGAAGAATTTATGAAAGATAATCCAGGTGCTGTAAGAAATGCTGAAGAATTTAGTAATTGTGATCTTGACGATATAGAAGTTCCTTATGGTAAAAAGGTTACAGAAATGGATGACGAGCTTGTAAAAGACTTCTTATCATATAATATGCTTAAAGATAATGACGATTTTATAGCAGAATGTTTAAGGAGAGATGATCCAGAATATTGGGTACAAGATTTCGATAGGAAGACAGAACCTGGAAGAGCAGTAGAAGTTTTTAAGATGTATAAGGATATTAGAAATGAATTCTTTGAAGATCCAGATGGATTTGAAAAGAGAGTAATAGCAAATCATAATAAACTTATACTAGAAGGCAAAATTCATGATGACTTTTTAAATGGAAATACTTTTACTCCTACATCAGCTAAAGAAGAAGAGCTTCTTAGTGATTGGTTTCCAGAACCAGATCCTAAATTAGATGAACCTGATCCTGAACCAGTTGGTAATAGTAAGAATGTTGAACCACACGAAGTTACTGCAGAACTCGTGCCTGAGACAAGAGATACTTATATCAAAATGGCTCAAGATGAATATTCTTCTGTATCAGCAAATGATTTAGGAGTAAATGGCAAAAGTATAAATGAAGATTATAATATGTTTATAGATGAGCTTGAAAAAGCTTATAAAAATAAAGATATACAACCAGTAACACAAGAAAGAATTCAAAGTATGTTCAGAAAGATATCAAATGATGGTGAACAGTTTGTACATTTGACTGGAGAACAACTTAAAGGACTATTTTATCTATCAAAACACGCAAGATGGTTTCATCGTGCTGTTCAAAATAATCCATATAAAAAGGATATTTTAGCAGATGGATATACAGATAAAGACGGTAATGTTACGAGAAAAGATAAAGGTTCTGTATATGATATGGAAAAGTTAAGAAACGCGCGATTTTCTATATCAATAGAACTCCAAAATAAATTAGCTGTGGCTGTTGACAACCTCCATCCTAAGCTTCTTGAAATGGCAAAAACTTTATCTAAGGAAGAACTAGCCTATTTATCTATTATATTTAAGGTAGCAGGTTTAGATCTCAGTGATTTAGCTAGTCCTGAGAAATTTGAGCCATCTATCGCAGAGCTATTAATATCAGAATTATATGAAGTTTTGGATAATATGGATGAAGCTATCTTACCGGAAGTTAAGGTAGCTAAAGATGTAGTTTTTTATTTAGATAAATGTATAACTGAAAAACCACAAGGAATGAATGTACTAGAACTTATATTTAAAACATTAGTAGATTTAGCATTTGTCGGACTTATTAATAGTGATATGACAGAATATTCTTATATAAGTACATATTTATCACTTGCGATAGAATATTTTGAATGTCATCCATTATATAAGTTTTATGATGATGTGTCAGGTCAATACTGTACTGTAAATATATTAGATAGAATACATGCAGTACAAGGTACTAAAATAAATCCACTTAATACAGAAACTATAGATGTATTGGGAGAACAAATAGTAAATGCAAACATGATTAATAATAATTTGAAAGGAGATATGAATAATATGGTAAGAATGGAAGCAGATAACTCTGAACAAGCCGTAAATGGATTAAAGACAAATTTAGGAATGAATAATACTAATAATGATGCAGAAGCACTACAAAAAGCATTACATCCTGATAATCCATGGGCTCCAAAAGAGACTATAACAAGTAAGATAATAAATGGTCAATTAGGAGGAAATCCAAATGGAACTCCTAATCCTGGATTTAAGATAATAAATAATGATGGATCTTCTGGATTTAATTTATTTCCACAAGAAAAGAAAGATCCTTGGAAAAGTGTATTACAAGGTGATAGAAGTCAACTACCAGTAGTAGGAGCACCTCAATATCAAGCGCAACCTATTAATGGAGTAGTTAATAATATGTCTCAACCACCAGTAGCTATAATGAATGATCCTAATATAGATAAGGATTATAGTATAGGAACTCAACATCTTTGGGGATTGCCAGATTTCCAATGTACAGAAAAGTTTTACTATATAAATCCTACAGAAGTAGCAGTTAAATATGCAGATGGTAGAGTATTTATAGTAAATACATTATGGTTGCCACTAATGCAAGAAATTTGGTCTATGAAAAGAAAAGCTATTATGGATAATATAACTAGAAATGGTGGATATCCAAGAACTACACAATTTGGAACTACAGATAATCTAGATATAGGATTATGGAATAATTTCCCATCTCATATCAGATATAAAGTATCAACAGCACACGATAATGTGTACAGAGCAGAATTAGTAAATAATAATATGAATAATAATAATTTAGGAGGAATGAATATGAATACTATAAGCGGAACACAAGGATTTATGAATGGAACTAATGGAACTAATGGAATGAATATGAATGCAGCAGGAACTAATATGTATACAACTGCAGCACAAGCACTAGCAGGATTACAAACACCAATGGCAGCTGCAGCAGCTAATATACCAAGTACTATGCCTGGATTTAATACAGTACCAAGTGGACCAGGACCTATGCCTAATGTATATGGACAAATTTTAGGAGCAGATCAAAACGGAATTATAGGATCTAATAATGCGCTTGTAGCTCAATTACAAGCTCAAGTAGCTATGTTACAACAACAAGTACAAGCTTTACAAGCTCAAATTCAAGCTATGAATATGAGAAATAATAACACAGTAGGAAATAATGTATGGAATACAACTCCACAAACTCCTATGATGAATGCAGGATATAATCCTATGATGCAACCAAATATGACTATGCCTAATATGAATACTGGTATAAGCATGTATACAGCAAATGCTATGAGTAACCCATTAAATAATGGACCAGTACAAGTAGTACCTAATGCAGCTAATAACGTATGGAATACACAACCAAATAATATGATGCCTAATGCTATGAATAATCAATTTAATACAGGTATGCCTAATATGATGATGCCAAATACAATGGCTAATAATCCATTTATGAATAATAATATGATGAATACTATGCCTGCATATAATAATGGATTTAATTTAAGCAATATACCACAAATGGCACCAGTAAATAATCAAGCTGCACCAGGTATGTATATTCCACAAAATCAACCTATGAATAATAATACTTGGGGTATGAATATACCAGCTGCTAATCAATTTGCTACTACAGTAAATTTTCCAGGAATGTTTAATACAGCATCTAATATGACTGGAGGAACTACTTCAGGCGGATATCAATACGGAGCAGGACTACAACAAAATCCATTTGATTTAATGGCACAAAATGTCAATACTCAATTTGGAACTTGGTTAAATCCAATGATGTCTAATCCTAATCAAGGAAGCGTTGCTTCAAGTATAGTTAAAAAGCTTAATTATGGAGCATAAAAAGGGGGTTTAAATAATGTATAGTACTATATATGAATTAAATAATGTATTTCAAAATTATGCATCTAATAGAATACAAGCAGTGAAAATCACTGAATTCTATCCGCAAATTGGCCAAGCGGATATTAGAATACCTGTAGATGAAGATGATAATGCAGTGCACCAATGTTTTGCTGAATTATGTAACAGAAATATTAATTTGATCAATAGACAAATTAAACTTATTAAAGGACCTATGAAAGAAGTATTAACTATAGATCAATATAAAGCTATATTTGAGTCATTTATAGGTCAAATTAGAGTATTATATCCATACATGAGTATAACTCATGATGACATAGATCAAATGTATAGAATTTGGTCTCAAATGGCATCTCATTATAATGTATCAGGAATAATAAATACTACATATCTTATGGATAATATTAGTATAAGTGATCTTAAAAACGCATGGGTACCTGAGTTTGATATAGGAACGTCTTTAAGTAGAAGACAGTTTATAGAAGCTATTCATAGATTTATACCAGAGTTTTCTGACTCAGTACTAATGAATGATGCTTTATATGCTTATGCTAAGATGTATATAATGAGTAATAATAGTAACTCTATATTCAATATGCAATATACTACTGATAATATAGTAAATTATGTTACAAGTTTATTACCTAATGTTAAAAAGGAAGAATTATTAAATATTATAGAAAGTCCTCTTAATATTAGTATTATACCTCAATATTATACTAATATGATGAAGACTGGATGTGATTATAATGCAGCAAAATCATTATTATGCTATCATAGTTTAGTATTTAATGATACTTATACTAAAGTAAGAAAATCATTTGGTATAGATACTATTCAAGGTTCTTTTAGATTTACATTACCAGTTAGTATGTATTTACCAACTAAAGAATTATTTGGAGATAAGGTAGCTCCTATCATCTAGTCGTAGACTATCGATCGTATATAGCTATCTTAATAATATTTATAATAATGATAGCTATATATTCTTGGGTAGTTTACGCTATACAAAAATAAAATATTAATAATTTAAAGGAGGAATTTATATGGCAACAATCAAAGATTTATTGAAGTGCTTTGAAGCAGAACTTAGTACTTCTATCGGTTATCAAACTAGAGAAAAGTTAATAAACTTTTTAACTCAACAAGGTTTGACAGTGTATGGTGGTCAAAAACGTCTTGTAGTAAAGGATCCAAGTGGAATGTATGTTTATAAAATAGCATGCGATCTTAATGGCATTCAAGATAATATTAATGAAGTTGCGTGTTCTGATAAGCTTAAAGAACTAGCAGATAAGAATATTATCAACAGAACTGATTTGACTTTATTCGCGTTAGCATCTGTAGAAGACGGTGATCCATTTGTAATTAAACAAGAAATGGCTCAACATTATGATGAAAATGCAGCTTTTTTGGATTTCTATAATAAGGAAAATCAAACTAAAGGTGGAACTAAATCCAGTGCAGACATATTTCCTATATATGTAAATGCAAATGAAAGATATGCAGGAGAATATAACAGAATAATTCAAATCATATCTCAATATTTCATAGCATCAGATGTTTCTATCAGTAGAGAACCAAGAAATTATGGACTTAATTTCCAATCTGGAAGTTTAGTATTATTTGATCTTGGATCAGTTATTCCAGTATTTACTACTGCTAATGGTCAACTAGATCACCCAGTATGTCCAGTATGTCATCAACATACTATGGTATATATTCCATTTTTACTTGGAAATAACTTAGGAACTGACACATTAATGGAAATTGGTGGTCAATATGGATGTACTAATCCTAGCTGTAAGAATACTATAGCGAATGGAAGTGCTCCAGTAAATACAGTTATACCGCCAGAAGTAGCAGATCAAAATGTATTTAATAAATACTTTAGAGAACACATGGCTGAAGTAAACATTATGAACTTATTACATGGATATACATGGCTTCCACTTAGTCCATTGAATGTTAATTCTATAATAGATCTTAGAAATGATATTTATAATGCAACTAGAGGAGCTATTAACATTACACATAATGATGATATGATAAAGATATGGATAAATTATATGACTAGAAGTGCATCTATTATTATATCTTCTATGCCAGAATTATTAGAAATTCCTGTAGCAGTTAATGGAATGTATAAAGGATATAATCAATTTTATCAAGAAGTTCGTATGATCATAATATCTAAAGCACCAAATACATTTGAAAATGTGATTATAAAGCACTTAATAGCTATGCTTTATTTAAGAGCATTAACTTTACAACTTAACAGATATGAAATGTATAGTGATTTAGTATCTGCAAATAATCTTGTGTCATTTAGAAATGCAATGTCTAGATATTTACAAATGAATGATGCTGAATTACAAGTATTATTCAACACACTTAAAGGTATATAATAAGAAGGAGGAACTGATAAATTATGAGAATTAATGCAAGTAATGGAATGATGGATAATGGAAATGTAGAGTATAATGCAAATAATATTCCTACTGTAAATCCAATTAATAATATAGGAACTTATATTCCTGCAGCATCTAATGTAGTATCACCCATGGGTGTAAACTTTAATAATGTAGCTGCAGTAAAACCTAGTGCTACAGAAAGCATATTAGATAGTATTATATCTACGCTTCCAGATAGCGTTAATAGTACGCAAGCTATAAATAATCTTAAAGCTCTAGTACAAAATAGAAAACTATCTGTAGAAAAGAATATGGATCCAGTAACTAAAGTATTTACAGAAAAAGTTACCAATGGATTATATTCTCTATTAAATGGAGATTATCAAGCATTTGATAGAGTAGTAGATAAAATACTTAGTACAAATACGCCTGATATAGCTGCAGTCGGAATTAATAATAAGTCTAAATATATTGGAAATAATACAGTAGATAATCATGTTATGGAACTTATGAGAGCAGCTGTGAACTTTATGCGTAAGCAAAATATAGTTAATGTAGGAAATATGGGTAAATTTAATAAAATTCTTACAGATATGGTAGCTGAAACTAAGTCTAAAAAGTTCTCAGAAGTAATCACTAAAGTACCTATAACAGAACTTTGGAAGACTTTTAAAGCATTTGTAGGAGGTGCAAATTAATATGAATGATTTAGGATTGATAGTAGCTCTTTATAGAGCTCTTGCTGAATACGCTAGAATTACTCCTATTGAAGGATCTTGGGGAACTAAGAGACTAGTAGTACACACTAAAGTATCTACACATAATGGGTATCATTTCTCTGCTATAGTAATAAAAGATACAGAACTTATTACTATGATACCTCAACTTAAGACAGGTTCTTATGATGACGTAAATTCTGTAATAATGGCTTATAGAAATAATCCTACTGCTAAAGTAGTAGAAATAGAAGATGCTGTATTAAATAATCTATTTAGCAATCAATTAAATATTGATACTAAGAATAATTCTTTAATGCAATTAGCTAATAAAAATCCATTAGAAATACTTACTTTAGCAATAGATAATGCATTTGCTGAATATTTAAAAGCTATGAACACATTTACATATCAATATAGAGGTAATAATATTTATAGTTTGTCATTATTACTTCCTAGTTGGTCTTATAGTAGTCCATCTATGTATAAGCCATTCGGATCAAACTTATTTACAAGTTCATCTGGAATAGACATTATACATAAGGCTATAGAAGTAAATCAACAAGGAACAGGATTTGATTATATATCTGATACTCAACTTTCAGGAGAAGTAGTAAGATGTGTAAAACATGATAATATCGTATAAGTAGGTTGATAATTCCCCACTCAAAGGACCATATTATATTCCTTTCAGAGTGGGGTTATCTTTTTTATACGAAAAAATAAAGGAGGAATAGTATGCAATTAGATTTATTATATCCATTAAATAATAATAGCTTTATGTTTTTAGACAGCTTGTTTGATATTTACGCAGCTATAAGAACTAACATAATGGAATTTAATAGAAGATATTATGAAAGAGGCTTTGACACAGTATCGTCTTATAAAAAAGAATATAAAGGATTTTTTGGAGTAGATGTAAAACTTACTAAAGAGGAAGCAATAAATAATCTTAAAGAAGTATTGAGCGAATATCAGTTTTTAAGAGATATTTCTAATTTTGATTTAGTAAGAATTAATATAAGTTTAATTCAGTTATTCAATATGGAAATGGCAGAATTAGATAAAAAATATGGCTTTTTAGGATCTAAAGAAGCAGTAGAATATCTATTTATGATACTGTATAGAATACTTTCCACAGATATATCTTTAGGGTTACTAAATGAAGCTATGACTAGTTTAAGTTATCATCTACCTAGTGGACATAATTATTTAGACGTATATGATACTATAAAGAATGATCCTAATTATGTAAATGGTATTTATAGATCTATGTTTACAGAATTCATAGATCCTATAGCAATGTGTATAAGAAAGGAGTATAACTTAAATGAAAGCGATATTATTTGAAAAAGCAGGTAAAGATAATATATATCTTGAAATTGCCGAAGGCGTATCAAATATTCACCCAGATGATACACTAATGCTTATAAGAAAGCACATAGGTAAATATAAGAAAAATGAATGCAAAACTCATAGATCTTTATATAAATTATGTGGATACTTGTTTGGACCAGATGAATTAAAATGTCGTAGAGGACTGACACAGTTATTTATGACATATAAGTTTAAATTAGTAGAAATACTTAGTAATAATTATACATATCCTAATAATATAAATATAAATATATGTGGAGAAATGCACAATATTCCTATTATGTGCAAAGATTCTGTAGATGATTTAAAAGAAGAATTATATCCACATGTAAATGAGTCTGAAGACATATTATGGGGTATAATAGAAAAATATATGCATTTGGATAATTATAGTGCATTAAATGTAGATGCTATAATAAAAGCTTTATATGATAATGATTATAAAATAGAATTTCTTGAAGAAGATGATAAATCAGATATTCATAATACAGAATCATTAGATGAAGATATTAAAGCATATTTACCTATATACAGTGGAGCTGCAGACGGATTAGTATCTGCTATACGTATGTATTACTCGTATATGAATACAAAATCAAGTGATTATAAAGCAACTCTGATGCTATCACATGTTGACGACTTTGCTAAAACTATAGTAGATACATATAATAAAATACATAAAAAGGAGGAAAATAAATGAAAGAATTATTGAATGAACTATCGAAATTGATATCAGGGAAAGAAGAAACACAAGATATATCTGATTTAGAATATCAAATAGCATTAGAAAAGCAAGTTTCTTTAGAAATAGCTAGAAGAACTGATGCAGATAAATTACTTAAGATATTAGCTCCTAGTTTATATGATAAAGATCCTATAAAAAGAGCTAAAGACTTAGTAAACGGGAAGTTTGATTTTATAGCAAGTGGAATTAAAGTGTATGAAGATTATAAGAAATCTTGTAAGTTATTATTGAGTAAATTAGGATTAATATAAGGAGAAATAATATGACTAAAGCAAAAGAACTTATGAATAAGATAATAAATGATACTAATTCTGGTATGTTACAACCAAATAAAATGCATTATGATAGATTTATGGACGTATTAACTGTATTAGATGTATACGAACCAGATATATTAGATACATCATTAGATACTACAGTGTATAAGAATTGCGATACTAAATATAACGATATATTAGAACATATAGAAAATGATGTTTATTATAATAGTACTCCTATATATAATGTTATAATTAAAACTGTAAATAATAACTATTATAGCTATAGTATATTATATAATAATTATGTTATTAATGATATAAATTCTATATTAGATCTATTAAGAAATGAAAATATAGAAAAAATAGTCAAAGGTGATAATGAATTTGATGATATGGTAACTAGTGTATTTACATTTCAAGATTATAATATAATTGAGAATACTATAAAAGATACTGTTACAGAAGCATTAAATGAAAATAATGGAGCATATGACTATTATTCACGTGATGACGAATTAGATGAATTAGGAAACAAATATTTACCAGTTACATTTTATCATAGTGATAGCGGACGTATTATGCTTAATGGTAAAGAATGCTTAGAAGAAAAAGAAATGTATAACAAATTCGTATCATTACTTAAAGATATGAATTTATATCCTGATGAAGAAGAATACTTTAATATAGATAGCTTAAATACAGAAGTACGTAGAGTTATGCTTAGAGTATTTGAAGAACATGAAAAATTAATGATAGAATTAAATATTTTAAAGGAGGAAAATTAAAATGCCAGTACGTTTAACAAGAAAAGAAAAGGCGGGATTTGGAACATCTGTAGATAAAACATTAGAACTTATAGGAAGATTAGATGATAATACAAAAGAAGCAGCATTAGCTTATTTACAAGGTCAATCATCAGCTAATCCAGTGACAGATAAACTTATAAATGGAGCTATGGATATATTATCAACAGAACCTAATAGCGTAGGTGTAATTCCAGTATCTGAAACACAAGAAGATGCTATTACCGTAGAACCTAAAATAAAGACTATTAGAGAGATGTTCCAAGAAGCAGTAGCTAAACATATGGAAGAAAATGAAGAAAATATTGAAATTCATGCAGAAGAAGAACCTAATGAAGGAGCTAAGGCTGCATCTGATATATTTTCTAATGTATTCAGCGTGTTTAATTTAATGTAATTATTAAGTGGGAGATATTATTTCTCCCATTTTTTTTTTGTATTTATTGTTTACGCAACCAAAATTTATATAACAAGCATGATGTCCGTTATTGTTTATAATAATATTAAAATATAAATAATTATATATTTTAGCAAGTATTATAAACAATTTATAAAATAATTTAAAGGAGGAGTAAATAATGATTAAATTTAAAAGAGAAGTAACGCCATTAGAAAAGACATATTCTAAATGGTTTAATAGCTTTCAATATACTGGATTTATTAATGAAAAGCTATTAGCAACTAAAGATAGGGATTTCTGGGAAGCTATGGTAAATGATGTATTTACTGATAATTATACTTCTTCTATATATGAAGGAGTACTTGTGGCTTATAAAGAAATACCTTATAGTGAATCTGTTATACAGAACAGTATACTTATTACTAAAAGTGATGACGATATATATGCGCCTACAGAAGAATTATATGCGTCATTATTTCCTAGTAATGTAAAGATTTATAGATGTCTATTTGCTATATCTCCAATAAACAGTTCTACAGCGAGAGTAGGAAGCCAGCTATATAATACTCTTAAAGTATTAGAAAGAGATAATAATGGTAATTTTATTGGAGAATATGCAGGATGGATACCAGTACATAAAGTATTAAACTTCTTTGAAGCTCAATTAAAATTACATAGTTATGATGTAGATAAGCTTAAAAAAGAAGAAACTTTATTAGCAAATCAACCAGTTACTATTATAGTACCTATACCAGAACGTACTGGATACTATAATATAAATGGCCAAGATAGAAGACCTCTTTTAGGAGAAACTTTCTATAATAATACTACGTCTTTGGGTCAAACTAGATTTATATTTAAACAAAGAGCAAGACGTATATTCCAAAAATGGGAAGCTCATTTTACAGTAGGAATATATACTAAAAATGGTTATAATAAAGAAATATTCTATATAAAATTCTTTAGAGAACAGTTTATTAATCCATTATTAGTTTTTGAAGAAAATGAGGCGGAAGAATTAGTAAAACACGTATTACGTTCTGGTGTAAGTGATAAAACACGCGAATTAATAATAAATACATATGAATGTTATTTATTAGAGGTAGATCAAGTACGTAATAAATTTAAAAATAAGATACCTACTATGGTAAAATACATACAAAGACCGGATGATGAAGGATTTGAGAAGAAAAAACAAGAGCTTTTAGATGCAAGACGTAGTTCCATGGAGTATTCTGATGATATGGATGATATTATTATGGATGAAGATTTAGAAGAAATAGAAGGAACTAACACTATTAAAACAGAGCAACCATTTACAGTAAACAGAAATACTATTACAGTAAATTTATTATATAAACTTATAATGGGCCATGATCAAAAGACTTATTATAGTTTCTATAGTCATCTTGAAAATGAGCTACTTAAAATAACAGATATGAGTAAATCTGGATATAGAGGTGGAAGTAAAGCAGAAACATCTGTTCATCCAAGAGGAATGCAATTATTTAAGACTATGGCTTCTAATAGTGATATTATGATGACTAATGATAATAGTAATCCTATAGATGTATTTAAAATGATAGCATATAAAAGAAAGTTATTTGATATAGATACTAATGCTAATACCAGAGGAACTAAAACATCTTCATTAAAAGATAGAGATAGATATAGATATATAGAAAGTAACTATGGAATAGTAGATAGTCATACTGTAAAAAGTCCAAAAACATCAGGTATTCAAGGAAATGTTAATATACTTCAATGTTGGGCTGATAGATTTATATATAGAGATGAATATGAAATAAAGTTAGATAAATAAGGAGTGATGATCCATGAATAAGAATATGGATAAGTATGTAGAAGAATCTATAAAAGAATATGGACCTAATAAGTTCTTTTTGTTTGATAAATATTTCTGGATGAGTTTATTTGGAATCCCACTAAAAAGTAAAGAAGTCTCTGATAAGAAAGTAGAAAGTATTATTATCAGTATTAAAGATAAAGAATTAACAAAGATCGATAGTAGTATTGGGTTTGAATAAGAAGGGAGTGTAGAAATGTTATATCACAGCGTAAGCATAGTACCTTATAGTAAACGTAAATTAAGTAAACTAGATAAATGTTGTAATATTTATCCAAATGATAATGAAATAGAAGATCTGTATTCAATCAGATACATAGATTACTATAAAATATTATACTTTTTAGATAAATATACGAATATATCTATAAGTAAAAAGATAAAAATATATAAATATATTACAAATGATATCAGAGAATTTGATATTTTAAACGTATTAACTAAAGCTGATAGATTACTAACTAGACATATCAAACGTAAAAGAGGAAGATTATAATATGGATAATAATAATTATACTGAAAAAGAAATAAAACTTATTGCTAGAACTAAAGAAATATTGATTAGAGCTAATACTATATGCTGTATGTGTAAAGATCTTTATTATAATTATAATACTATAGCTATAGCTGATTATGAATATGATATGTTAGAACACCGTATAAGATATTTGACTGAAATAAGCGGTATTGATATTGATAACGATGTTAAGTATAATGTAATTAAACATCCAGGATATCCTGTTAATGACGTAGAATTTGATACAGAAGAACTTATTAAGGATGTAATTAATGGGTATAATATAATCACTAAATTATTAATGGACATAACTGCATTATGGCTTCATAATATGGTAGATGAATTGAATGCGTTATGTGAGAAATATAATATATCTGAAAAAGATCTAAAAGTATTAGATAAGCAATTATCAGATGGCTATTCAATATAATTAAAGGAGGAATGTATTAATATGATGCTATTTAAACTTGATACAGTAAAGCATATAGACGATGGAGAGAAACGAATAATATCAGTTACATATAATAATTCTACAAAAAGTATTTCATATAGAGTTAAATCGTTTAAAGAACTTTATAATGCAACTGATTTAGGATTTTTCTTTGGACTAATAGAGTATTTAGATAATAATAAACATATTCTATTAAAAGAAATTAAAAGAAAAAGAGTTATTTATAGAAGTAAGAGGTCGAAATGAAGATAATATCATTAGAATTCGTAAATCATATTAAACTTGGAACATTTAAAATGAATTGGAATAATTCTATTATATCTATCGTGGGAGCAAATGGAAGTGGAAAATCATTTCTACTTTCATCTCTACATCCATATGGAACCTCTGACAGATATAATAAAGCGTATCCTGTAATGCTTAATAAAACAGGATATAAAAAGATAGTGTATGATGATAATAATATTATATACGAAACTATACATGAATATACTCCATATAAAAATACACATAAGTGTAAATCTTATTTAAATAAGATAGTTAATGGAAATTTAGAAGAGCTTAATCCTACTGGTAATGTAGAGACTTATAAAAGATTAGTATTTGAACATCTAAAGTTTAATTCCGATATATTTGACGTAGGATTTATATCATTTAAAGCTAATGGTATTACAGGAACTCCTACTAATAGAAGACATGTATTAGAATCTACAGTAGATATGAAGCTTTTGAATAAGATGAAATCTAATATAGTAACGCTAAATTCTAATCAAAATGCTATGGTAACTATATCTAAGAAGAAACAACAAGAGCTTCTTACATATGGGACAGTAGAGTCTATTAAAGAATCTATATCTAATATAAAGACTGATAAAACCATTTTAGAGAAAAATATGGAAAATATAGACGCCTCTATAAATGCCATTAGAAGCTCTCAGATGGCCTTATTTGAGCTTGATGCTTCTAGCCTATCAAATATACGTCTATTAGTCAAAAACCTCTCTAAAACGTCTCTAAACGCGTATAATGAGCTTTTAACAGCTTATAACGAGGCGATATATAAAATAGACGGTATAAATAACGATCTTAATAAGTTTAATAAGATTAAAGAAGATATAGAATATAATAATAGACTTAAGTCTCAAAAGAATTTATTAGAAGAAAACATAAATAAAAAGAAGTCTATTCAAGACGAATTAAAGAATAAGTTATTAAGTAATATTAAATCTATAGATATGTTTACTATTAATAATGTTAATAAGATACTTTCTGATATAGTAAAAATAGCTAATTATGTAGATAAATTATCTACTCCTGTACTTAATTATAAGCTAGAAGAAGTCATATCTAATAAAAATAATGAAATAAAAGATATGCAAAGTCTTATAAATAAGTATGAAAGAGCATTAGATCTATCAGATGGTAAAGAATATAGTGTTCCTTATATAGATAACTGTAATAGTTGTGAACTTTATAAGAAGTTTATTAAGACTGGAGAATATATAAAGAATAATAAAAGATCTTATAATAGTGCTATAGATAATATAAAGACTATTAAATATGATGTAGCTATATTAGATAATATAAAAATATTAGCTAATGATGTATGGAATAATGATATTATATCTAATAATATTAATGAAAATATAGTAAAATATTATGGCTTAGATAACATTAATAGTTTTTTATCTAAAAATAATAGTCCTGATAAGATAAATTATTTATTAAATGCTATAAATGATAATTATAATGAATATATTACTGGAGAAAACGATATAAATGATCTTAATAATAAATTAATAGAGGCTAATTCTAAGATAAAAGATATAGACTATGATCTTGATAGAGTAAATTTAGAGTTAGATAGACTAATAAAAAATATTAATAAGTATAAAAATATATTAGATATAGATATAAATAATATAATTATACCTGATAAATATAAGTTTTTAACAGTAAATGAATTAATAAAGGTTGCTGATGAGATAGAAAATGCTGATAATAAGAAGAAAGAGCTAGAAAAAGATCTGAATAAAGCATTAAAAGAAAGGAAAGAAGTAGAAACCAAGATATCTGAATATACTAAGAAGATAATTATGCTTGAAATAAAGCTATCTGAATTAGAAAATATATCTAAAGATCTTAATAAATTCTTAGAAGAAAAAGAGATTATCTCTAGATGTAGAGAAATAATAGAAAAGAATATTCCACTATTATTACTAGATAATAATCTAAAATTCTTAGAAGATATGACTAATGAGATATTGAATGAAAATAATATTCCTATAAGTATAAATATAGATATAGATAATAATATTATAATCATTCCATGTACTATAGATGACACTGTAGTACCAGATGCTTCTATGCTTAGTGCAGGAGAAACTTGTCTGGTAAGTCTTATATTAAATGCAGCTATATTACATCTTTTAGGATATAATATATTATGCCTTGATGAAATAGATGCAAATCTTGATGTAGAAAGACGTAAACAGTTTAATAATATTATCGTTTCTATTATGACTAAACTAGATATAGATCAAATATGTTGCATAAGTCATAATATTAGTAGCACTATAGATTCTACTACTATAGTGCAAATCGGAGAAGCTCAATACGAAGTATTATCAAAGGATATAATCAAATTATGAAAGAAGGGGATAATAATGACTGATATTGAATTTAATAAGGAATATAAAAGATTAAGACTTGTAATTCGTGATGATTGCGATGATAGTATTAAGAAATCTGCTAGATTAGAAATGGCGAAACGTTGGTTATTAACATGTGATGTAGGATATATATCTGAAGTTTATAATTCTTTAGGAATCCCAGATACGCATATTCATAAGTTTAAAGATATGATAGATTACATATATATGTGTGATTCGCTTAATACAGCGAAATCTAATGAGTACTATAGAAATATAAGTGATGTTAGAGATAAACTTAATATGCTAATGACTTTACCTGTGGTGTGGTATTGTGCTTGTAATGATACTAACCCTAACACATATTTAAGAGAGTTGTACTCTAGTATAGATAAACTGTTATCTGATGATATATTTAATCATGTGGCTAAGGTTGTATATTCATTCTATACTGTATTTATAGGATCTATAGCTGACTTAAGCGAATCTATCAAGGAATACACAAATCTCATTGATTATATTAATTCTGAAAAGATTGATTCAATTAGAGAGTTTTGTATATTTGAGAATAAAATAAAAGCATATATAAAAAGTCTATCTGATGTGAATACCATATGCGAGATTATGCAAGAAGAACTATCTACGTTATCTACGTCTATAGATGCAATATGCAGTATATATAATGTTAATGAAGTTTATTCTAAACCTCTTAAGGCTAAATTAGAAAGATTAGAAACTAGTATGACGATATTAATAGAAAAACTAAAATAAATTTAAAAGGAGTGTGTTAAATGGCAGTAATAGAAGAAGATTATATGAGTCAAATAACAAGAAAATATCAATTTCTACGTGCAGGTAAAGGTGTAGTATTTAACTCCAATGGACAAATTGGAGGATTATTCTATAATTCTCAACTAAAACCTGATACATTGGCTAAAATGGCAGAAGGTCTTAATCATTTTCTAGAATATTTTTATCATACAGATAGTGAAAAGTATGAAAATATCGGACGATGGGTGTTTCTAAAGATACTTAATATAAATCAAGATATAAGAAATATACTATTACCAGACATAGAAACATATAATAGTAATTATGTAAATAATAGAGATCTTCTTATAGATAAATATATACTTCCAGAACAGTTTATATTAGATTATATATGCGAATATGTGCAGCATTGCTCTAAAGTAGATGTAGATGAGTCTGAAGCTACTACTGAAATTACATTACGTAATGTAGATTGTGCTGTTTTACACACTCTTACAGTAGTAATAAAATTTACATATATACTCACAACGCAAATAAGAGCAGATAAAAAGTATGAAGAAGTACTTGGAGATTATATAGATAAAATACTTTATAATATTATAAAGACATCTCAAAAGTATTTTGATTATAAAGGAGATTTCGATCTAGATGACGAGCATAATCATATAATAAACTTTATGTATGAACTTTATAAAAGAGAATGGACTAAGCAAAATACTGCATTTCAACTTAAATTTGAAGAAATAGGACGTGATGTAGTAAAACTTTCACTTACATCTATGATAAAGATATTTACATCTTTGCGTAAATATGTTCCATCTCTTATAGATATGGATAATCCTAAATATAAACTTACTCCAGAAACTAAGACATCTAATGTATATTGGACTATAGATAAAGATTGGACAGAATTTGGATTAGTAAATAAGAATATTATAGGATATATAAGAATAACTACTAATGAAATTATTAAAAGACAGGACTCTAAATCTGTAGTAGCTAATGTAAATTTACCAGATTTCATACAAGATGTATCTTCAGATGAGTCTTATGTACATAAAGAGCATGCTCTTTATTATGATAAAAAGAAGTTTATGTATGAAAATACTAAAAAGAATACAGTAAATATATTTACAGAGGCTATTAAAACATTAGATGAAATGGATAAAGAGGATACTGTTAATACAGATATACTTAATGATTTTAGTATAGCTAAAACGCATGTTCTTAATAGATATATTCTTAATAAGATACTATTAGCTCTTACTGGAGATTGCAGAATATATGTAGATCAACTAGGAGCTTTTAGTAAGTTCTTCTTATTATTATTCTATGAAAAAGTAAAAAGAGATCCTCATCTGGAATTTATGCAAAAGATATTACAATGCATGACTATGACGCCAACTCATACTTGCATGTATAGTTATGATGAGATAAGAGAAGCTATGAATAAATATCATATAAACGATATAGATCCTAAAGTGTTTGCTTTATTAATGCCTGTATATGCTAAGAATGGATATTCTGTATATCCTGATTTATTAGATGTAGTAGATTTCTTTATATTTATGGCTAATCCATCTAGAATACGTAATCTTATATATCCAGAAAGATACGAAGTTATGGAAATGACACCTAGGTATAAAAGAGATAGAGAAGCTAATAAATATGAAAAACCTTTATTAGATAAAGTAGTGGAAGTGATAAATAATGGATTTAAACCAAGCGCATAAACTATTTCTAGATTTTGTAAGATCTGAGCTTAAAGGTAAAGGTGGATATTATACAGGATGGATAAGAATAGATGGATCTAGAATATGTGATGAATGTACAAAACATAAGCGTAAATCTCTTTATATATTAATGAAAGAAGGATTTAGACCGTTTCTTAAATGTTTTCGTATATCATGCGATATAAAGCGCTATATTACCAGAGAAGACTTTAATAACTTTGGATTTACTGATAAAGAGGCTATTAAATGTCTTTTAGATGATACTATATCTTATAATACTAAAACAGAAAGAGATATAAAGAACTCTGTTCCATTAATAATAACAGATTATAATTTAGATAAAGTACAAGCTAAATATCTTAAAGATAGAACTTGGCTTGAAGATGATTATGATACTATAAATAAGTTTAGAATAATACCGAATTTAGCTGATGCTATATATGAAACATATGAAAATGATCCTGAAACATTGGCTAAATTTGGAGAAACTAATATAAAGTCTAATAAACATAATATAACTTTTGCTAGTGAGAATTATAATATGTATTTTTATAGAGATATATTTGATCCTAAAATAAAACTTAAGTTTTCTACAGGAACTACAGAACCTTACATATTAAAGAATTCTGATGATCCATCTTATTTAGTAGTAGCAGAAGGGGTATTTGATATAATAAACGCTTATACTAAATTTGCAGTTATAGATAAAGCTGTTTATATTGCTACAGGTGGAGCACAAGCTATATTCAATGAAATATGTAATGTTTATGCTCAATATGTAGAAACATTAGAAAATCTTATATTATTTGCTGATAGTGATATTAAAATAGGAGAAAATAAATATAATTATGATAAAAAGTTTTATAATAATCTTATAAAGAAATTAGATAAAACATTAGGTAAAAATGCTTTTAAACATATATTCATAGTATATAATAAGAAATCTAAAGACTTTGGAGATATGAGAGAAGATATTTTAGCTGATAAAATACAAATAAGATAAAGGAGAATGATAAAATATGAGTAAAGAAGCAATAATAAATGAAATGGAAGAAATAATTAAAGAAGGAGAAGAATTAGAAGACGGATTGATTCCTACTGATATACCTGATGAATTTGTAAAAGTAATACATGTAGCTGCAACGCCACTTAATAATATACCGGTCGCTATACAATTAGAAAAAGCTATGAATGATGCTATATCTGAAGAACCAATGTATAATGTAAAAAGCATTACTGCCATTCGTAGTGATGCGTCAAGTGCTACTGTAGTTATATTATTTGAACGTAAAATTTAAAAGGAGTGATTTATTATGGGTAGAAAAATGGCAACTAGATTTAGTTCTACATTAGTTAATTATAATAATACAACTCCTGATATAGTTAAATCTGAAAAATGGTTAGAATCTATATTAAAAACTGATAACAAGAAGAAAAAGGAGAAGAAAAAGTGAATTGGGATAATGCTTATAATAAATTAATAACTGATATATATAAACATGGAGTATGGTCTGACGGACATGTAAGAACAAAATATGCAGATGAAAGTCCTGCATTGTATAAATCTCTAATAGGATATCCATTAGTATTAGATAATAGTACAGATGATGCTTTTCTATTAACTACTAAACATGTAGCTTGGAAGAACTCTATTAAAGAAATGTATTGGATTTATATAATGCAAAGTAACGATGTAAACGTATTAGAAAATATGAAGTGCCCAGTGTGGAGTCAATGGAAACAGGAAGACGGATCGATTGGCAAGGCCTATTCATTTCAGCTGCGAAAGCCTACGTTTGGATATAGTAATCAACTTGAATACGTAATAGAAACTATTAAAAAAGATCCTAATAGTCGTAGAATTATGATAGATCTTTGGTGTCCTGAAGAATTACATGAAATGGCTCTTACTCCATGCTGCTATAATCTTATATTTAATGTACAAAAAGATAATCTTTACATGCAACTTAACATTAGAAGTTCAGATACTGCTTTAGGACTTCCATTTAATGTATTTCAATTTCAAGTATTACATAAGCTTATAGCACATGAATGTAATCTTAAGCCAGCAAATCTTATAATAATGATATCTAATGTTCATTATTATGATAGACACGAAGAAGATTTATTGAAACAAATTAAAAATCCATTATATAAACCAGCTAAATTACATATAGATTACCCAGATTCTATATGGGATTTTAAGCCTGAAATGGTAAATGTAGAAAATTATGAGCATGGTCCTAAAATATCTTATGAAATTGCTATATAAAAAGGAGAATTATTATATATGAATACTAGAATAAAACTTTATTTAGAAGGTCAAGATGATGATGCAGAGATAATAGCATTAGTAAATCATGCTATAGAGCTTGTATTTGGACTATATCTGTTATGTTATAAATGTGGATCTGAGACTTTATCAGTAAATACTGAATATTTAGATGATAAAAATGATACTGCTATAGTATCTTTTACATTTAACGATATAGTTCCAGATGAAACTAATCAAATGTATCTACTTGCAACTGGAAATCTTATACATAAAGAAGTACAGTCATATCAACACATATATGATTATATTAAGAATATATCTTTTGAAGAGATATAATATATACTAAGTGGAGAGATTATTAATAATATCTCTCCTTCTTTTTTTTGTTACCCTATTACCATCCAGACAATATATAGTATACAAATATAGACGAAAGGAGAATATAATTAATGGGTAAAAAACGTAATAAAAATAGAAAACGTCCTGTTATAAATACAGATTTAAATAAAAATTCTGCGAAGAATGCTGTTTTAGTTGGTCCTCCTAAAAAAGTAGAATCTATTCCTAAAGAAGAATTAGTAGGAACTTCCAAACAGCTTACATCAGAAACATCGGAAAAGAAGAAAACTGACGTTAAATTAGATAAACTTATTAAAGATCTTAAAGAAATACATTATGATAATACTAAATTAGAAAAAGCTAATATAAATTTATCTTCTAGCTTACTTAACGACTTAGATCCTCCTAGACTTGTATTAGATAATGCTAAATCTAGAGTAATGCCTAACGGATCTATATTTAATGTGGCTGGTAAAACATCTAAAAGACAGAACTTTAATGACCTTATATATGCATCTATAGAAGATAGAATGCGTGCTGTAATATCTAGTATGCCATCTGGGCTTTATGGTAAAATACTTCAAGCTAAATATAATAACTATTTAGAAGAAAATCTTCCTATATTAAAGCAATCTGCTACTATATTTATAGATGATGTTTGTAATGGATCCTATAGAGGTTCTGAAACAGATAATGTAAAACGTTTTAGATTTTATCAAGAAGGTGGGGTAGAAATTACTGATGAAAAACGTGTTACTAGAATGGAAAATATACTTAATCCTAAAAATTATGAGCGTATAAGTTCTAGTGTAATTCCATTTAATGACGTTGATTGGCAATCAGAATATAACTCTTGGAAAGACGGATATAGCTTAATTAGAGTAGTCCCTAATAAGAAAATAGCTATGGATCTCTATATAAAATATGTACTTAAAACTGCTAAAGCTAAAAAAGATAAAACTGAAGCAGTACACGATATGAATAATAGAGGTCAAACAGCTCCAGGAACTTATGACGTAGATAGTAATACTAATGAGTTTCCTATAGCTAATACTGATACTAATATAAGATCTGTAGGACAAGAAGCAGATAGTTATAGCTATGAAGAATTTAATAATCTTATGATAAATGGTGAAGTTTTTATGCCATATAGAAGCACATTTGATATTAATGAATTTCTTAGACATAGAGAAGAATCACTTGAATCATTTTTAGATAGAAACGTTACTAATGATGCTAATCCTATATATTGCTGTAGTAAGATATTACTTCCTACTAGTAGAGCTATGGAAAAAGGTAGTTATTTTACATATGAAATAGACGGATATTCTAACGAAGCTTTACGTACTGTTACAGATATGATGAAACGTATGCTTTATAATAAAATAGATTTTTCTGTAGAATCTGATGTAAATGATATGATTACTTATGATGTAGCTAATGTCACTTATGAAGATATACTTAATAATACTTGGGATAGAAAAGCTTATTATGATGCTCCAGATAGAACTATTTCATTAGAAGCTTCTGGTATAGACGTACTTAACGGACTGTCTAATCTTAGTTCCACTATAGATAGTAATACAGGAGCTAATCCTACTATAGAAGAAAAAGTAGCTAATAAGAATATAAATTATGGTAGAATATCTAAAATGTTTGATACTATTACTGGAGAATCTATAGAATATCTTGATAATACCCGTACTATACCTATACTTGTAGGAAACAGATTAGTAGGAGCATTTTATATAGAATTTACACATCAAGACGTAGAACATTATATGGGACTTCGTCAACTTATGAATAGTAATATGGTAGGATCTTCAGACTCTACTGCATTTGGTATAAGAGAAGAAGAACAAGAAGAAACTATAGGTCGTATGATATTTGGAGATATAATAAAACCTATGTTTGAAAAGAATGTAGATACTAAGTTTTTAAAGAATAACTCTGATATACTTATGACATTACAAAAACTTCTTAAAGAAAATGAAGTGTCTAATACTATAGGAGCTAATACATTTGATAGACAAAATGGCTTTAACTTATCTAGAATAATATTTATACCTGAAGAAGAACTTATATTTAAGCGTAATGGAAAGCTTAATCTTGGAGAAAGTAGATTTAATCTTGCTATGGTACCTGCAAATGCAGCTATTTTAGGTAATGAATCTTATCTTGCATATCTTCTTATAGATAGTAAAGGTATGAGTTTTATAGAAATTCCGCCAGGATTATCAGAAGTACAAGGAGAAGAAGGTACAAATCCTCTTATGGATCAATTTAATGATATGCGTATTACTCGTAGTAGATTACGTGATCTTACTCTTAATAACTATGACTTAGGGCATAAGCTTATATATGTACAAAAGCCTGATAATGCACCTGGAATAGATATACGTACTATACAAATACCTCAACCTGAACTTGATGATCAACGTATACAAAATTGGGTTCAACAAGCTACAGATATAGTAGGATATAATAGTGCATTATTTAATACTATAGACGGAAATGTAGAATTTGCACGTAATTTATTTGAAATGAACGAAATTAAGTTACTTCAAATACTTACATGCCGTTCTAATAAGGTAAGACCATCATCAGAACTTGCTACTAAATTACTACGTCTAAGAGATCCTTCTTATGAAAATATTACCGTAGAATGGGTAGCTCCTCCTATAAATAGATCTAATACACAAAAACGTAGTGAACAAGCTAAAGAAATCTTAGATTTATTTGATATTTACATGGGAGTTATGGAAAATCTATATGCAGATAATGAAGATTATGCTTTAGTAGCAGAAGAAGCTAAGAAATTATTATTAGAACGTATAGGTGGAGATGACCAAATAATAATAGATATAATACATAATATAGTAAAAGAAGCTATAGAAAAGAAAAATGTAGCATTAGCATCAGATTTAGACGAAGAAGATAGTGATAAATCTTCTAAAAAGAAGTCTGAGGATAATGAAGAAACTGAAGAAAACGAGGAAAATACTGAAGAATAATGCTTAAGATATGGAAACTTATAATATTATTTACTTTTCTATACTTTATGGTACGTTATTATGATTATAACCAATTTAAAACTATAATGAAATCTAATTATCAACCAAGATTTTCTAAACAAGTTTGAATGTGACAATCAAAAAGAATTAGTAATATAGACTTTATATATTCAATATTTCACGAATTATATTCATTTATATTATATATTTACACTATAACATTAGTAGACGCACATGAAATAACGTATAATGAGTAGCGTTAAATGTCAATTTTCAAATAAATGAAATTAGATATTCCAGATTTTATTATTTTTATTAAAAATATTTCTTTTTTGTATAATTATTAATACATTTGAAAGACATATCTGATTTATGGATAAAAGAATAATATAAATAATATGATGTAATGATACTTGTATATATGATGACTTATGAACATTCCGATTGAGAGGATCACTATTATATACGCGAATTCCATATATCGTGAGTTTTTATACATATGATACACACATATGAAATAATACACGTGACGTAATTATTTTTATTTTGAAATTATCTGGTTTAAAAGAAAAACTATTTGATTTAAAGCTTATGAGCCTTTACAATATACCACTATAAATTAAAATATGATATCCTTGTAAATTCCAAATAATACATAAGTATATAGTGTTATTAACCAAGGTATATTATAAAGGAGGCAATTTAAACTCTATTAACTCAGATTTGATTATCTAGGAAATATCTGTTCAAATGTCGTTTTATAAGTTGCATTTATTGATGTTCGACCCTGTAGTAGACGTCCTGTCTCTTAAAATATAAAAAGACGTCTTTAATACCTGTTGCAAAGGTAAGCTCAACTACATTATAAGAAAATCTACAGGGTTGACTTTATCATTTGCATTTTTTTACGCCATTTATCTTAAACTATTTTAATGTGAGATTAACTATATATAATTCAAATATAAACTAAAAGGAGGTTTTATCAAAATGATAGATCAAATTTATACAGATAAAGGATTGATAGAAAGGTTAAATGAATATGTTTTCAGACCTGATACTCTGCTAGGAATGCAAGAAATCTTATTAGTTACGGCTATAATAAGACTCAAAGACATTAATTTATACGATGCATACGATCCTCATATGTTACATAATAATATTATAAAAATAATAGAAAATAATAAATGTGATATAGAAGGTACAGTAAATGAGTTTTCTGGTATGTTGAAGGATTTTTGTGATGAATGCTATCTTAGAAAAAGTATAAAGGAGAAATCTAATGAGTAAATATATGACTAGATTCCGACTTGATTGGACTAATACTGTAGCTAAGCATCTTAACATAGAACATTCTAAAGCAGAAGCTATATTTGACAAGTATTATCAAGATACAAAACTACAAATATATAATAGTGTAAACTTTAAAACTACTGATATAGACTCTTCTGATTTCTATTATTTAAGTCAACTTAACTTTATACTTCAAGAAAATGGAGTATTATTTTGGAAATATAGTAAAAAGCAATCAGTAATAGGAAAAGAAATAGTAAATAAAATGACTATAAGACAAGAGTTTAAACGTCTTAAAAATCATTATACAGATCTTGGAGATAAAATACAAGCGTCTGTATACAAAGGTATGGAACAACGTACTAAAATATTTATTAATTCTTTATATGGATTATTTGGATATATAGCATCATTTCTATATAATACAGATGTTGCTGATAGTGTAACTACAGCAGGACGTAATGTAATAGGAGTAGCATCTTGTATAACAGAGCTTTATGGCGGAGATTTTAAGTTCTATATCGTAAATGCTCATTTAAAGCTCTTAGAGCACGTTTTAAGCGAAGATTGTGATAAGCTCAATAAAATGTATACCTTAGAGCCTAAAACGTCTAAAATGTGCCTTAAATCGCTTCTAGGACGATTTTATGATGACTATTATGCTCGTTCTTTACTAGAAGAACGTATAAATAATCTTACACAGAATCAACGTAATGTATTATATTATAAGAATAATCTATTAGAATGCCTTAAAGTACCGGAACTTCATAAAGTAACAGAAGATATAATCAAATTAGCATTAGATAATAATAATCTTATACTTGATGTAGATGGTGGACATTTATGTAATCCTGGTAAGCATCCACTAGCTAAAGATCTAGTAAAGAAACTTAATGATATGCTTATAGATTTATGTTATGGATTTTATTATTATGATGGAGATTATATAGATGGAGTTTACCAAGAAAATATGGAATACGTAGTACGTAATATACAACGTAAGAAAATTGCTCTTATGGATACTGATAGTAATGTTACTGTATTATCACATGAAAAAGACTATCTACTTAACGAATATAAAGATATTATAGGAGATAGAAAGGATGATAAGAACTTCAGAGAAGTATTTCTTCCTTTATTAGCTTCTTCTTGGTATATAGGAGCTACTCAGCATGGATTTAAACTTTATAGTCGTAATGTAGGAATAGATGAAAGTCTCATACCCATGATAGATTTGGAATGTGAAATGATAATGGAAGATTGTCAACTTACTATATTTAAAAAGAATTATATATTTACTACGGTAGTACATGATTTCTTACTTAGAAATGAAATGGAAACACGTGGAGTTAAATATAAGAAATCTGATAGTAATAAGTTTATGGCTAAAAAAGTAGCAGATATAGTAGAAAATAAGATAATAGTTCCGTATGATAAGCTTGATTATAAAGAATTATTTAACATAATGAAGACTGACGTTAATGAAATAAAGAATTATGTTACATCATTAGATTTTATTAAGAATAGTAAAACTCTTACTAAAATAAAAGATCCGTCTACTCTAGCATATGGAGAAGCAAGACTTAAAGCTATGAGACTTTGGAAAGCTCTATATCCAGACGTAGAAATAGAAGTACCGGGTGTTATAGGTAATATTAAGATAGTATTTACAGAAGAATTATTAGAAAAAATTAAATCTGAATATAAGCATATATATGATACTTTATATGACGTCGCATTAGATCTTCATATTTATGCTTTTGCTAATAAATGCAGAAGTAAATATGAAAAGCAAGGAAATGTACTTTGGAGTGAATATACACCAGAATGTAGAGCCTATGTTAATGATATATTTGATATAGTATCTAGATATGAGAAAAAGATTAATTATCTAGAAATTAAAGATAAGATACTTAAAGTATACAACAGATATTATCATAGTGATGATACTCTTAATAAAGAACTTAAAAAGCTATTTAACTTTAATCCAGCATTTGAAAAGAAAGTAGATAAATACATAATAGAATATATAAGTCGTATAGGAATACCTACAGATCTTGATAAAATGCCTGAAATACTTAGTATTTATGATGGAGAAGTTATGAGTGATGATATAGTATCTGAATATGAACAGTTATTAGCTCCATTAGTACAAACTCTTGGAATAGTAGTATTAAAGAATAAAAATAATAATAAAGTAGCTACAAACGTGTTACACGTGTTTTAATAAGTAATTTAAAGGAGGAATATAATATGCTAAAAGCAGAAATGTTTAATTTAAACGGAGGAGAATTTATAGATTTAGGAGAATCATCAATTGCAAATGAACGTTACATTATTAGGTTTCCAAGTAACTATGGTATTGATATATGCTCAGGAGAATTATATCATTGTGATGAAAATACATATGAAACAGCTATAGTAACTTTCGACGATGATGATATATTTTATCTAGCTGGTAATACAAAGGATAACATATTTGATTATCAAACTATAGAAAATATACAAGAATTAATAAATAAAGTAAGTGAAATGTCATCTCAGACATTATTAAATTAGATTTTAAACGTGTTTAAATGTAAACTCCCTCCAAATAAAAGAGGGAGTAATTACATTTATTTACCTCATTTTTATTAGAAACTTAATTATATATTATATTATCGTAAGTGAAATATTTTATATATTAATTAAGCTCTAGTGAAAGTATGAGGTGATAATAATGACAGATAAATTCAAGGAATTCATCATATCATGGTTCAACGACAAACTTTTCGCCGGGGATGTCGTTGCTAATCCTGAAAGATATCCAAATCTTGTGCACATGTTGCACAACGCATTTGTATTTGAAAATGATTATAATTGTGATATTAATGCATATAATTTCGCATTATAATAAATTATTTTATTAATTTTTCAATAATATTAGAGAATATACAATTATTTCACTTATACTAAATAGAATACTATGCTCATAGTATCTAATTTACATAAACTTAATACTATAGCAGACATAAGTCTATTTTTTTTATCATCACTTATATCTACATCTTTAAACATAGCTTTTCCTAAGATAGATATTTGCTTAAGTCTAAACTTTAATATATTTCTTTTAAAGTCATCAGATAAAGTTTTTGTACTTTCTACCATCTTTTCTAAACCTTGACCTATAAATATATCTGTAAACATAATGATATCTTTTAATTTAGCCTTATCTTCTGCAGTAAATTTATTACTTTCTGGAGCAGTTCCATTAACTACATTAGCTAATTTCTTACTGATTTGACTTACTACTAAGTTATCAGCTTCAGGATTATCATCATTAGGTCTTATAGGAATATCCCATCCAAACATTTCAGCTATTTTAAACATAGTGCCTATAGCTAGATTTTTAAAATATTCTGCTTCTTCCTTCTTTTCATCCAAGCTATTTTCAGTAAATTCAAATAATTCTTCTATTAAAGAGTCATCATTTTCACTATGTTTATCTAACCATTCATCTTTTATTATAAGATCTAAGTATTCTTCTAGTTTTTTCTTAGTATTTTCATCATGATTACTACAGAACTCACTTAATAAATCTGATTTATTATTAAATCTTTCTTTAAGCATTACACACAATGCGAGCATAAGTTGCACATGTTTAAACATTCTGTTATATTTCTTTTCTTTAGCAAATACTTGAGTTCTAATATTCTTTATATTACGCCATTCTTTATTAAGATTTTCTATCTTAATCCTAATATTTGCTATTTCTATTTCTGCAGGACCTACTTTATCTTCAACGTCTTTTATATCTTCGTGTTTTCCACCAAGTCTACTTTTAAGTATATTAAGATCTTTAGTCTTAATTTTATCTATTTGCTTAAGATCTTCTATTTTTTTACTAAGAAGTTCTACATGCTTAGATAAATTACTATGAAATCTGTCCCAGTCTTCTTTAGTCATTTCTACATTATCGTTATTATCTGTTACTATATTCTTAATAGTACCAAATGCTCTGATAATATTCTTCTTTAATTCTGGATAATTAAGACCGTCTAAGCTATAATCTTTACTTAAAGATAGCATAAGATCTTCTACATTTATTCTATCAGAAGAAATTTCTTTTACGGATTCTGGTTGACCTGTATACATAGGTGCTGTTATAAACTCATCAACATCGTCTACTTCTTTACTTTTATCTATCGCTTCTACTATTAATTCTTCTTTAGGATGTTCGGGGTTCTGAAAAAAACCTTTATCTTGTAATTCATCAATAGTAGGAGCATTTGATCCAGCTGCAGTAAGATCATCATATTTTGGAACTTCTACTAATTTAGATTCTTCTAAGGCATGGTTATCATATTTAAAGCCATTAAACGGCTCATTACCCAAATTATCATCTGTAGTTTCAAATGTTTTATACGTTTCCTTAAGAGATTCTTCAGCTTTTTTAATAGTTTCTTCTGTTTTACCCATATCTCTTGGAGCTTCTACTAAATTTTCATCATTCTTTATTTCCATCAGTATCACCTTTCTCTTTAGCAGCATCTATATTTTCACTATGAAGTTTATCTTGTTCTCTTTGCGCAAGTAAATCCAATAATATTCCTCCTAAATGATTGCATATACTCATAAAGTTATTATCTCTAGACTTAAATAACATACTAGAAGCTATAGGATAAGGAACTGCTAATACAAATACAGATAAAATTCTAGCAGCAGTATATTTACCATAAGCCAGATCTAATCTATCAAATATAGATCCTATTATATCTTCTAAATACTTAGTAGTATCTTCTACATGTCCATCTTCTCCATATAAATCATTACTTGCTAATAAGAATATATGAGCAGTAGCTTCTGGTAAGTTTACAGCACTAATAATATTACCTTTACTCATACTATTATCTTCATTTCCAGTATCCATAGTTCCTACGCTATTTTTATCATTCATAGTAACGATGGCTTGCCATATTTTCATATAAATCTCTCTTTTAGCAGGTATATCTAATCCAGGCATCTTATTAATGATATCTTGAATATGTTTAGTAAATACATCATTTCCTAAATCTTCATAAGCGCATTCATCTAAAAATGATGTATCTACATCTACAGGAAGTATACTTCTTATAGTATTTTTGCATTCTTCTACTCCTTCTGGATAAATAGCAACACTTCTATTAGGAAATGCTTTAATTCTCATAAGTATTCTTACGGCTTCTTCTATTACCCAGTTATTATATGCTTCACTATAAGCTTCAGTTACATCAGTCCATTTCTTTCCTTCAGGTATAAGTCCATTATCTGTTAAGAATTTCTCTCTATTCATTCTTTCAGCACATATATTCGCAATAGCATTTACATAAAGATCATTAACTTCTTCTTCTCCATTATCATTTAATACCGTACTCATCAATGTATTGGCCACTATAGAAGGAACTTTACTTATTTGATAACACATAATAGCTACATCTTTAAAACTCATATCATGTACATCTATATCAAGACTTTCTAAAGTCTTAACATTTTCTTTATTTACATTGATAAAGTTTATAAGATTATCATAATCTTCAGTAAATAACTCATTATCAGCTATAGTATCTACATTAGTAAGATCTATCACTTTTAAGTTATCATTTCCGCTAGTTTGAAGTCTTTCTATTACTTCATTAAGTTTTTCTTGATTTTTATCTAATTCTGCTTCTAATTTACTTACATCAAATCTAGCACTTAAAAATGTAGCTAGATTAAGTATAAATTGATTTCTTCTTGTGCAAATGTAATTATTAGGTACTTTAGTATTATTTTCCATTATTCTTCTCCTTTAATATTTGATTTATGGTAATTATATTCTTTATTTCTATTATGTACTTCAAGCCATTCATTATAATTAGTAACTCTTACTCTCTTAAGATCTACTATGTCAAATCCTATGTAAAGACTTCCTATAAATACATCTGATGTAGTACGAGCAGCTTCTAATATAGTATTATCGTATACGCCAGTAATAACGTTATATACTTCTCTAAAGCCTTTTTCTTTATATTCTTCTATTCTAAGCTCTGCATTTTCTCTATCTATATAATTATATGCCTTTTTATAAGCATCGTATATCATATCAATACAGCTTACAGCAAATTCTACGTATTTTTCTAGTAAATCTTTATTCTTTACTACTTTACTTATAACTCTTAATGACTCTTTATAAGTCTTTTCTCTAAGATCATCTATACGTTTTAATATCCAGCTATTAGCTCCTGGCATTACGCCATGAACGTGTATAGATTGAAATACTCCTAATGCATCATCTAATAAATTTACTATATTATGAAAATCATCATCTGTTCTTACATATATAACAGGTTTTAAGCTTATTCCACTCATATAATTTATTCTAGAATCTATATTATTATCAGCATTAGCTACATCACTCATATTATTCTTCATATTAAATAAGCTTGCTCTTTTAAGTTTCATTCTATCAATTAATTCTTCATCTTCACTACTTAATAAGAAAGAACTTCCGTCAAATGAAGATCTAAGTACGAATTTACTATCGTCATAAGTAAAACTTACTGGATCTTTTATATTTTTAGATAGTCCATTATCATCCCATTCATACTCACATCTATCTACTAATACTTTATGTCCGTCTATTATAGGCATCATTTTAGCTAATTCTTTAAGCTTATTAACATCATTTATTACAGTAGCTGGTATACTTCCTGTTTCTCCAAATTCTAATGGAGCTATTCTAAAACTATTCATTCTACTATTAATAGAGTTTACATCTATCATAATTTCATTATACACATCTATAGCATCTTGATAATATACTTTATTAGTGTCTACATCGTGTGCAAGCATAATAATAGGTCTTATAGTTTCTTTTACAGCTTGTCCATTAACATTCATATTAAAGCTAAATCCTTCTGTACTAAGTCTTTTATAGAATTCTTCTTGTGCTTCAGACATTCTAGTAACTAAAACTAATGGAAGTCCACTAAAGTTTCTATTATATTTACTATATCTAAGCAATCCTTTATCATCTTTAGCTAAACATATTTCTTTAAGCCATTCTGAAAATAGATTTTCCCATAATTTATTATTATGCGGAGCTATAAATCCACTAAATATAAAAGTATGAGCTATATTATCTTTAAATGGTTCCACTTTAGTTTGACTTAAAGCAGATGTTTTCATCTTAATTCCAGCTTCTATTTCTATATCTATTTTATAATTTCCTATACGTTTTTCTGGTTTTAACATATAAGTAGAGGTAATATCAAATCCATTTTCTAAAGAATCTCTCATAACTTTCTCAAAAGCTTCTTTAAATCCTGGTGTATTTCCTACAGTAGTATTCACAGCATTAATAGCCCAATCAAATCCATCAAAATCTTCATTTTTAATATATTCTTTCTTATCAGCATCATATATTTGAATAGCATCTTCTTTCATTAATGATGTAGCACTATATCCTATAACGTCTTTTACTAATCCTCTAATATTTTTAGGTATATTATCTTTATGTGTATCTTCATATATCAAGAAGTTTTTAGCAGTAAGAGCTCCTATAATAGCAAGAGACGTAGTACCGTCTCTAGAAGTATTATCATTAAATCCTGCTAAATACTTAGTTTGCTGTTGTATACTCTTTAAAATAGTAACTCCATATCTATTTCCAAAATTTATACGGCTAAAAAAAGATGCACCATCAGAAGTTTTAACGTACTGACAGTTCTCAGCTACGAATTCACCTTCTGATACATTATTATAATCTAGTATTACTTCTCCATATACTCCACTATAAGGTCCAAATACATCTTTAGCGTGGTCTATAATACTATCTAATACTAATATTTTAGTACTATTAGTTAAATGAGCAAAGTTACTAAATAAATCTACATCCTTTCCCCCTTTACTCTTAAGCTTTTCTATATAAGCTTTAGTCATATCAGTATCTTTCATAATACAAATCAATCCTCCTTTTAATCAATATGACCTATCATTTTTGGTATAAAACAATGGTTCTGTCATGATGTTGTTAAGAATTTTTAGACAAATAATATTTCGTATTTTTCTTTAGTATATAGCGCGGTTAATAGTATACTGGAGAATAATATGCATTATTTTTTTGGCAAATTTTCTTAATGGATGTTTATGATACTATTTTTAATTAAAAATATTATCGGTAAAATTTTAAATTTATGTGTAAAAAGGAGGAATCGCATATGTCAATAAGAGGAATGCGTTCTAGTAAAATACCTCAAATGATGAGAACTGGACCTCAAAATACTCTACCTTTTTCTTCTACAGTATATACTTTCGTAGATAACTCATTAGAAAGAGAAGAAGAGATAGATGCAGGGAATTATTCAGTATTCCAACCATTTTTCTCACCAAAAGGGGTTACTGGAGAAGCTATTTATGTAGAAGGTAACGACATTCTTAATAAATTCATTAAGATTAATGGTAAAATGAATACATTGAAATATGGTCCTATGGGAACTTGGGCACTTGCTGCCGTAGAATCTGGATTTAACTTAGGATATGTAAATATGAGAACATCTGATTCTACTTATCCTAATGCGTATGTAGCTTTAGTCTTAGATCAAGTATATAATAAGAAAGCTAATAGCGATGAAGACGACCCAGCAAATCCTAAAAAGCAAGATATATTCTGGTATAAAAATACAGATGCTTCTCAACCTGATAAAAAAGGATATTATTTTGGATTTAGTAAAGATGAAATAAAAGAACAGCTTAAGCCTATAACTGTTACTGAAGGCGATATTAAAACTGCTAAAGTACAATTATACGAATTTGGATTTGATGCTTGTCATTTAACTGGTCTTACTTTAGAAGGAAGCTTTGAAGGAGAACTAGATAAAGAAAATGATGGTACTAAAATAAATCTATATGGTGGTAAGAATGTAGCTGGAGTTAAAAAACCTCTAGTACTTACATCAGAAATAGATAATTATATTAACTCTAATCCAGATGCTACTAGAAAACAAGCTTACAGAGAAGTTCTTAAGAACCTTGCTGACGTTAAGTCTCTTCAATATCCTATATTCGGACTTTGCTACAGAGGTGCTGGAACATACGGAAATAGATTTTATGCTAATATATATGCTAAAACAGATAGATTAGATAATAGATATCCATATTATACATGCACTATAAGAGAAAATGACGTAACTGAAGAACATAGTTTTGATTTTACACCATTCTATTATAGTATAGGTCAAACATTTAACTATAACTTTAGAGATAGAGCTATTAATACTTGTAAAGTGCCTTTCACTATTACTAACCAAGTTCAAACATTTGAAGCTTATATGATAAGCAGAAGAATATCAAATGAACTTGAAGGCGTAGTGGCTAAATCTATGGAAATTCTTAAGAAGAAAGTTGTAGATGCTATGACTGCAGCAGATACTAATTTACAAGCAGACGTAGACGGTCCTACAGCTACTCCATTATCTAAAAAGAATTTTGAATTATTCTTAAAAGGTTACGATGATGTAACTAATAAATTCAAACGTCCTGTAGTAACTAACCCTAATGTAGACGAAACACCTCTTTCTAACTGGAATATTACTAGATTAGTAGATAAAGTTAGAAATACTTCTACTGGAGAATGGATAATTACTACTAAACCTACTCCAGGACTTACTTTACTTTCATGTCCAGAAAAGGTTCAATTCTATGGAGGAAGCTTTGGTCAACTTCAAGATGTACTTGATGACGGAGATTTCGATATGGATGAAGTAATCAATTATAAAGTTCCTGGAACATCTGAAGTAAAGAAAGGCTATAAAGTATGGAATGAAATGCTTAAAGACGTATTTGAAGGAAGAATAGATACAGCTATATACGATGCAGCTCTTATTAAAGACTGTATAGTATTTGGTGATGACTATTCAAATGAACTTCAAAATATTATAGCAGAACTTGTAAGATATAACGAAACAGCTATACATCACACTAGAACTAGGCCAGATTGGACATTCATCAGAACACCACAAAACAGAATAAGAACTGCTTCTGAAGCATTAAACGAATGGGCTACTTATTTTGATACTGATGTTAAGAACTATAATATGCACCCTTGTATAGGTTCTTGGATGTTTAATGACCCTACTACTGGTGGTCAATCAAGATTTAACTCTTGGTATGAATATCTAGGTAAAGGCGGAAGCTTATATGCATATTTGACATCTTATACTGAAAATAGTTTCGCTACTGGGGATTATAGCTTAATGCTTAATGCATCACCTGGAACTGGTTTCTGTATACCAGAAGATGATGATATTAAGACTAAACTAGTAAATCAATGCATTATGTTCTATACTCTTAGAAGTACTGGATATTATGCTCTAGGAGAAGATCTTGGATATCTTCCTAAATTCATATCTAATATGAAAAATGTAGGAAGCTGTATACACTTTAACAGAATATCTAATATTGCTATAAACTTTGCTAGAGATAGACAAATTACAAATCCTACTAGAGAAAATCTAGATAAGATGAAAAAGCAATTAGATAAGCTTATAACTATACCTTCTAGACACTTTGGTGGAAGAGTAATAACTACAGCTGAAGTATCTAATCTAGAAGTAGAATCTAAGCATCCTGTAGTATTATTCAAGATATCTACAACTGGACATACTTATAGCAGACATAATAGAGTAGAACATATTATGAATAAATCAGATACTAAGGTTACAGAATAAAGGAGATGAATGAATATGGCAACACCTGCAAACTTACAATCAGGAGTATTAGCACAAGAAGTAATAGCTAACGATAGCTTGTACGTGCAAAGCTGGCTCAAACCGAGTGCTAATGGAAGAAAATCATTGATCTCTTGTGAGTTTATGGACCACTCAAAAGATAATTTGATAGGTCTTACTCAAGTAGATAAGTCAATGTTTATATTGCTTCCTACTTATTATCCTGAAATATATACTGACGTTCCTAATGGAGCTATGCTTAATAAAGCGTTTAAGGGATATTGGAACTATATCTGTCAAACTGCTACTTCTGTAGATGGTATACAAGATATAAGTTTTAATATACAAAATGCTACTTATAAGACTCAATTCTTTAGTACACCTCTATTTACTACTATAGAACAACCTACTAATGAAATAAGTCTTAGAGTTCCAGCAGAGCTTTCTGGATATTTTATAACAAAACAAACTAGACACTGGATGAACGCTATATCTGATGAACAAACAAGAGTAGCTACATATAATGGACTAGATGAAGATTTCAATAACTGGTCTCACAGTGCTGGTATGCTTTATATAAAGCCTAATAAGACACTTACTAAATGTGATTATGTAGCATTATGGTTCTTAATGGTACCAAAACAAGCACAAATATCAAACTTTAATGCTGATGCTACAAGTCCACAAATTATAGAAATGAACTTGACTTTCCACGTATCTGTAATAGACGATAGAAATATCAGAGTTAAAGAACTTGGAGAAGAAATGTTAAGAAAATATAAAGCTTTCTTATGCGAAGATACTGCATTATTTGGTATTGCTTCTAACACTGTATTACACTCTGTAGAAGACTTAAGAAAAGTTAATATGCTTTCTAACTTAACTAGTCTATAATTTTTTTTTTATAAAGATTTACCCCGAATATATTTATTTATATTTGGGGTATTTCATTTAAATACGCCATATTATTTCACAATTATTTTATAAATACGATAATTATATATTATCTTATGAATTTGTAATTAATACAAATAATATTAAATTTTTGAAAGGAGGCATTATTATGCCAGTAAGCAGATCTCTCATTATTGAGAAGAAACCAGGTAAAACTTATTTAGTTTCTATCCGTTATAAAGGATCAGTTGCTACTCCTAATGGCGTAGGCGTAGATAAAGTATTAAATAAGTTTATTATTAAAAAGAAAGGAGATGACTATATACTAGATGAAAACAGTAATATTTATGTTACAAGAAACTCTTTATTAGGAATTTTAAAAGATATAGTATTTATGAAAGCTTTTAAGAAACTAATAAACGATAAAAAGATGAAAAGAATTGAAGTATTGTACACTTTACGTGAAGAAGATTATACTCAAGAATTAAATGAATTTATTAAAGAATAATTAAAAAAGGAGAAGTGAATAAGAAATGAAAAATAATATTAAAGCTACAACCGTATTACAAAGAAACTCTTCAGGATCATTAATGTTAGTACCAGCTTTATCAACTATAACATGGATGCAAAGTAGAGTAAATAAAATAAAGGATGATGAAACACACACATTGGTATTAAATCAAATAAAGAAGTTTGAAGATCAATATATGAGAAAATTGATTGATCAAGCTAAATTAAATGTAAAAATATATGAAGCTTACAGTGAAGATCTAGATAATCCATTAAATAAGGACTGTCTTGATATACTAAATAAGTTTTATGATGATATTATTGATAAGGACATACATTTTGACGATTATAATCGTGATGATATATTTAATATCGTTATAAGTTTAAATACTATAGCTCAGTCATATTCTATAGACTATATAGACTTTTCTATTTGCGAAAAGATATATGACGAAATTAGTTCTGACGAATTATTTGATTTAGAATGGTTTATAGATGCTATGATAGATAATAATAATTTTATCATAAATAATATGGCTGATATATTAAAAGAAGATATAGGAGACGACTTCGATATTAATAATTTAATATATAATGTAAGTAGTAAAGAAATATTATGCAGGTCTCATATGTTTCATCATGCAGTAGCTATGAATGAAGATACCCATAAAAGATACGGAGAGCAAATGTTAGTAAAATTAAATGTACTTGCTGGAGGATACAAAGATCTAGTAAATAACTCACATCGTGCATTAGAAGGAATATTGTCATTTAGTTCTGATGATGAAATAGAAATAATTAAAAGGACTGAAAAGATAAATAGTTTGAAAGAAAATGAGTTCCTTGCATATACATGCGATGATTTAGATAATCATAAATGGAAATCTACTGTTATAATAAGTCCAAGTATCGTAGATGACGATGATATGATAATATCTATGTTAGTTATAGATAGAGGATATTACACAGATGATTTAAATTATATGAATTATTCAGTATCTCACTTAATATCTAAGCTATGTGTTGGCAAAATATTCCGTGAAGTAAAATCAATATTATTTATGAATAGAGTATTTCCTCTATTGAAAAATGCAAATGAAGATAATATAAATGATATTATACGTAATAACATATTAGATATAGTTGATAAATCGTATATAATAGATATGTTATCTAAATCAGTAAAGAAAGTACCATTTGATATTGATAGTTTATTATCAGATCCAAATATATCTGAAGATATAAAAGATATAATAAGTAGAATGAAAGCAGGTAAATCTGTTACTCAAGAAGAACTTAACATAATTATAAAGATTATAGCAGATCGCAATGTGTCTGATAACACTGATAAAAATGATGATATAGTATTTAATTAAAAAGGAGATAATATTAATGGATATATTAATGGATATATTAAATGATAGAATAGATTGGTTTGTGGATATAGAGAAAGTATTATTTCCACGTAATTATAGTGGATTTACGCCACAAAAGTACGCAGCGTATGCTAAACTAGCGATGTTTGATATGTTGATAGATATTAATAAACATTTAGATCATAAGTTTACTGATGAAAGTATTGCTAATATAGTAAATGCTAGTTATAAAAATGCATTAGTACTATCTAGACTAGGTATGCATGGCCATGATTGGAAATATGCAGAAGAGCTAAATGAATGTATGTCAGCATTAGATGCTAAAAATAATTTTATGAAAAGTACTATTGATAAGCATCATCCTTGTGATAGCAGTGTAATACGTATGTGTGATGAAAATATATTTAGAGAACTTGCATCAGCAATGAATATGCTTATAAAATGCACTTTTGAATTTGATGCACTAAGCTTTAATCCTAAATTGGGAAAAGATTATATGTCTTTAAATAGTGATTTTAAAACTATATTTATAAAATTACTAAATGTTATAGAAGACAGCCAATACAAGTTTGAAAAAGCATACATATCTGAATATAAAGAGTTCGCTAAATCTGTAGAAGATTTTGATACTGCGTGCGATGTCATTAATGGAGCTAAAGTTTCTAGTATAAACGATACTGTAAAATATATATTAAGCCTTAGAACACCAGAATTGATAAGTTTCGCAAGAAATCTATATAATAAAAATAAATTGGATAATAAAATAATAAAAGAGCTTAGATTGCTTAATAGAGTAGGAGGAATATCTAATGAATAAGAAATTAGTTAAGGGGTTATTTGTAGAAATGTTGAGATTAACTCAACATACTTTAGGGATTATAGAGTTTCTAAAATTTATAAAGGATAAAGCTACTGACGAAGAACGCGAAGTAATAGATGATTATATATCTAATGCTAGTAACTCTTGCGTATTAAGTTTATCATTTTTTAATTTGGCGTGTGCTTCATATAAAGCGCACACTAAAAATAATGATTTAGTAGATAAAATAAATAATAATGAAACATATAATAAAATGAAGGAAGTAATTAATTATACTGTAGAGAATGTTAAATTTGATGATAATATAGATGTTTTGAGTATTATTAAATTAGATGATATGTACAAGTTAGCTGATATGTGCGTGTTATTCAGTGAAATCGTTGATAGCGATGATTGCACGCCTGATGATATCAATGAAGATAACTTAAAGAAAGGTTTTAAAAACATATCGACAGCATTACAGATATACGGTACTATCGTAATTGAAAAATGTAAGATAATCCAAAATGAATTAATACAACTGACTAAAAATCTTTATGGTAACGATCATAGAGATTTCTTATTAGCAGTAGAATTTAAGGAATACGCTGTATTCAATATAAGACTAAACAAAATCAAAGATGATATATATAAATGTATGAATACTAAAGGAGGATTAAATGTAAGAGATATAAATGATATGGCTGAATGTGGCGTGATAATTAAAACTATTTCATCATATATTGAAGATTCAATAATGTCTATGCTTACAAGTATACGATCAATAGAAAATATTGATATAAAAGAAAAAGAACGTAAAATAAGTTGTATAAATAGCCTTGTAGATAGCTTCTGTTTATTGACTGTAGAATATATACATTATGAAGATGATAAACCTACTCTAATGACAGGATTACTAGCTTATGATGAAAAAGAAGATCCTACAGTTTATGCATCTGAATTTGAGCAAAATAGTATTGGATATAATATATTCTGGAATAACTTGAAAGTAATGTCAAATATGATTATATCTGAAGACTTATCTGATATTGTAAAGCAAATGCATGATTTATTATCTAATAATAACAGACTAGAAAGTGCTTTAATAGAGTATACTATGAAGAGAGTAATGAATAGTTTGTCAGTTTTAGAAGAAGAACAAGGTGCAAAAGCTGTAGAAAGTGCTATTACTGAATCTTTGGATAGAATAGCTAATAGATTTTCAGATGCATTAGAAGTTAGTGCTAATGAAAAAGAAATGGATGAGTCTAAATTAAATTAATAACTTTTATAATGGGATTATATTTGAGTAATCCCATTATTTTTTATTGAAAGGAGGAATAATATTATGAATGGAGAGATGACGCTCAATATTAATGGAATAGATATTACACTTAAATTTAATTCTAGCGAGATATCCTTATTAAATCAAGTTATAAATGAACTTAATAAATGTTTTGGAACAGAAGAAGGAGGTGATGATAATGATAGCTAGTATAAAATTTAACTCTTTAGTATCAGAAATTAATATAAATAAGGATAATATTAAAGATTTTATAGATTATATTAAAATAGTATCAAATAAACCTATAATTAAAGAGAAACCTATGATGAATGATCCTAATCCTATAATGTGCTATATAGGAGATCAAAGAGTAATTCCTGGAACAGAAGTACCATTTAATGTTAATACATATAACTTAAATGATTTTCAAAATAATAATCCAGAATCTGCTATAATAGAATACGACTTAGAAGGTAAAAGATTTATAAACTGTACACCGCATGATGTAGTATTTCATTATAAAAAGAATGGAGAAGTTATAGTAATGAAACCATCATCTACACTTATTAGAGTGTATACTGAGTTTGAACGTAGCACTAATGATGATCATATATATAATAAGCAAAAGAAAGTTACCATAGACTTGCCAGAACCTACAGAAGGAGTTATTTATATAGTAAGTCAAGTAGTATTTTCTATGCTTCCAGAAAGAAAAGACTTAGTGTTTCCTAATAGTTTACATGCAGTAAGAGATGATAATAATAAAGTAATAGGAGTTCATAGTTTCGTAGAAAGATAAAGGAGGAATATTATGAGTAGATTAGTATATGAACATGGAGCTTTAAAGTTAGAAGAAGATAATAAAATACATGTATTAGATTTCGGAGAAAGACTTATGATTAAAGAATTAATAAAGAAATTCTATAATTACGATACAAAGTTTAAGTCAGAAGTAGCATTAACACTACATAAAGAAAGAAAATCTCTTAATGTATATATAAATGAAAATAATGCTGAAGATTATTATAAAGCGCATATATATGACGATAGAAAGAGTTTTATAAGAAATATCTGTATGTATAGTGGACTTGATATAGGAGATAATGATTTTAATCCAACTTCATCAGTAATGCTTACTATGCTCTTATCTTTAGAAAAAGATAGAAATAATCTAGTAAGAAAAGCATTAGAAAATCCTATTAAAGATATAGAAATGCATTTTTATATATGTTCTGAAATAGCAAGATATATAGCAGAATTCTTAAATAGGTGTGGATACGAAGAACTTCCTATATCTATAGAAGCTTTTATAGAATTATATTATGATATAATTATGCATAATGGTAAAAAGCTTACTTTTGTAGGTAAAGAGCATAAAGAAGATTATGAAATTGTATTAGATATATATAAGAATACTCTTACTATAGAAGATATAGACTTATTAGAAGTATATGTTAAATATAAGGAATAAGGAGGCTAAATTATGTTTAATAATATAGAATTAGCTATACTTAGAGATAAATTTATGGATAGATATAATGAAGTTATGGGTAACTATCAATACGCAAAAGGTATAACAGATTCAGCTATAGATAAAATTCATGATAAAAATGTAGTATTATCAAATAAAATATATCATAAATATGATGTAGATTTATTAGATACTGAAGATAGAATACTTAAATTATGTGACATATACACTAAATTTAAGATTACTAAAACTAATGTATTAAAATATTGCAGACTTATATTAGCTATAATAAGTGATATAGATTATTATATGGATAATAAAATAGAAACAGAAAGTGATTAAAAGGAGGATACTAATATGGATGATGATATAGAATTAGAAGATTTAGAAGAAGGATTTACTCCAGATGATTTTAGTGATCCATCTGAATATGAAGAACTTACTGGAAAAGAGTGGTATTAAAGGGGTAAATATTAATTGGAAATAAAAAAGGAGAATGATGAAGAATGAGTAGATTCTTATTTGATGATGATGTACGATTTGAAAGTGATAAGTGGGAAGATAGACGTAATCTAGCTAAATCTTTATCTAGAGCTAATATTACTATAGATAGTAGTAAAATTCCTAATGATCTAGAAGAAGCTGAAGAATTATTAGATAAACTAGAAGATGAATACAATGAAATAACTGAAAATGAAATTCATAGAGAATTACATAAGCACTGTATATCTGAACATGCATTAACTGTACTTGAACGCATAGCTGAACTTGTAGAAGAGAAAAACGATGCTGATATCAGAGCACGCATGGAACGTATGGATAAAGATATATTAGATGAAGAATAATAAGTTAGATGATTAATAAAAAAAAACGTAAATAAATGAGTTTCCGGGTACTCGCAATACCCGGATTTCATTTAAATACGCCATTTCTCTATCACATTACAGTAGTCAGAAGAAAGGAGGTGACGGAAATGACTATAACCGAAGCATATAATATACTTCGAGATATAAATATAATAGCTTGATGAAAAATCATAGTTCTATTATATTTCAGCGAAAGTCAGATCAAAAGTTCTTAGGAACAGATGTGGCTTTCAAGGGATTTTTAGATAATCCTCAACTATACAGTGTAGAAGGCAATGAACGCCTTAACGAAATAGTTGTCGGTGTATTTAAAAATCAATATGATATTATTCATGATGGTATAAATGCAGTCGTATCTATAGGATAATATCATAGGAAAATGAATAGATAATTCGGATCTATTCATTTTTTTTTATATATAATTAAATATATCACTTTGATATATAAATATATTATTCTTTGTTTTACAGAACATTTGATATAAATCAGTAGCTGGTTTATTTATATCTATGGTTTCAAGTGTTTCTATAAAGGCATAATTATCATCTATATAAGCATATTTAGCAGTTTCATACGTACATACAGGAAATGGACATAATTGACATAATGATGCATCCCAAGTATTTTCTTCATTTAGAGCATAATTTACTAAAGAGATATTAATAACTTCTGGATCTATTATATGCTTATCTGGATTAAAATTCCATATATATGAATTAAAATCTATAATCACATTATTAAGATATATCCCAGCATATTTTCCATTAGCTACATTAAGATCACAACATACCACTATCTTATATCCAAGATTACTCATATAATGTATATTAGTTACTGTCACACAAGTCATACTATCAAGATAAATGTATTTAGGAATGTTATTATTATCATTATTTATATATAAATAAGGCATTTTAAGATAATAATTTCTAAATATTTTAAGAAATACATCATCGTTATTATAAAGTCTATTATAGCAATCACTAATTATATCATGATATAAGCTCTTAGGAACTATAATTTGATAAGAATCGGCTATAGTTTTAGAATTCATAATATTTATTATATCATTACTACTAATAATATTATTGATAGTAAGATGTATACTCGTAGAAGCTATATTATTCATATCTACTACTTTACGCATTCTAGCTATAGCACCATTAAGCTTTTTACTAGGAGAAAGTCTATTATCTGCGTATTCTAATTTAAGAGTTAAGTTATTATTACTTAAATAAGCTCTATGATAATTCTTATTTTCTATACTATCTATAAGTTCATCTCCAAATACTATTACTATATTAGATGTTCCACGTAATAAATATAGTATGTTATTAAATGCATTTATACTAATATTATTAATAAATCCTATTACTATTACCTTATATTTCGTTCTTATTAAGTTTATTATATCTGGTATCTTTTCTAGATTATTAAATACATGCGCATTTATACTATGAACTGGCATAGGATATGTCAAATATGTATTATCTAACCAATCAGGAATTCCATTAAAATTATCTGGCATTATATTTATATTATTAGCATCTGTATCACTAATAAATAATACATCATCTATATTCACTCTTCCATATAACATAGCTTCGTTTCTAAATAACCATGCTATAATTTCTGCATAAACTGTCTCTTTTTTTATGTTAATATCAGCACTCATAGATATTAAACTTCTATTAAGGTATATCTTATCATTCTCTATTATCAAGATAACCCCTCCTTTGTATATGAAATAGATTTTAACATAAACGCTTGTCCTATTAAAATACAAAACAATGGCCTGTCAATTTATAACAATAAAAGGAGGTTAGACATCAAAAATGGCTATAAACGATTTAGTTGGTAAATTAAGTCAAAATGGATCAATAGAAGTATGCTATTTAGTAGAAGAATCTGCTAGAATAACTAATAATACATTTAAAGTATGGGTTCCGTCAGTAATGGGAAGTATAGATAATTCTAAACCGCAAGTAAATTCATCTATAGATACTAAGCAAAATCTTAATGAAGGCTCTGTAAAACCCCCTCAATTACAAGAAAAAGGTTATATAGTAGCATTAAATGAAACTCCATACGCATATAGATTAGATGGATACATACCACATCATAAAACAGTTAAAATACACGTACAAAAAGGAGAATGGACATCTGGTAATACAGATTTATCTGGTCCTACTACAGCAGCTGGCTGTGGTCCACATACACATGAAACTACAGGAACTCACCAAGCTAATAACACAGAATTCACAGATATGACATTAGAAGGTATAGATTACTGGAATACTAGTGAAATAGATTATCAAAATCTACATAATAAAATAATAAAAAAAGGTCATAGAATGTATGGATGTTTTGTAAATGGTGGAGAACCTGGTGAATTTGTAGTATTTGCTATATCTAATGTAATTCCTAGACTAGATTCTACAGCAGAAACAGAAAATGCTGATAGACCTGATACATCATTAGATGGTAAGAAAAATCCACAAAACGAACAAATGCCATAAATATAAAGAAGAGGTGATGAAGATATGGCTAATAAATTTGATTATTCTGGTGTAAGACCATATATAGAACAACCATTAATAACTTCAGAAGAAGCTACAACTCTTAATTTAGCTAGCGATCTTAAAGAATACATATACATTCAATCTTCTGAAGCTAATTTACAAAAGCATAGTATGTATAAATATGATACAGGAAGTTATGATAGTATGCATGGAAATGTTTTAAGTGATTTTATAGCATGGCAGATAGCTCATCCAGAATTCTTTAAACTATATAAAATGACTAAACACCAAGCAGCTATGATGGAATATAAACCAAAACTTATAGCTCAAAGCTTATATGGAGATACGTCATTATTTTATACTATAATGATATTTAATGATATATATCACGATGCTGAACTTACAAGAGATAGATTAGAAAATCATGGTATAAATGTATTAAATGAATTAGGACTTAATGCTCTTAATGATATATATGTATTTAAGAATAAATACGAATATAACGAAGAAGATCCATTCCCATTAAGCGATTTTTGATGGAGTAAGATAGATATGAACTTAGGAACTATAATGTATAACGATATATTTTTAAGTGTATTATTATTCTTTAATATAGCATCTATGTATATTTATATGAATAAAGAAAGTCCTATTAAGATAAGTACTGCTATACTTGCTACTGCTACCATAAGAGCAGTATGTAGTTATGTTACTAAAAATCCACTATACTTATTTCATATAATAGTATTAGTATTTACTATAATAACTATTATATTTAGAGGATTATTACTTATAGCATACTTAATAGAACATTTACAATTTGCTATCAGACATTATAAAAATCACGTAAGCGTATTAATATGTATACTATTACTATTCGTATTATTAGAGATATTAAAGCATTCAAATTTATGCTTAATGATATATAAAGGGGGATAATTTAATTGAAACGTGTTAATATTAAACCAGAAGAACTAGATCATATACTGCAAGAGTTCACATTTAAGAACTTTAGTAAAGATATGGCTATGCTCTTTCTTACGCAAGATATAAACTATAGCGATCTTTTTAAATATAGTACTATATATAATGCTAAGTTTTATAAAGAAGTTTTTACTTATATGCTTGCATTTTTAATAGAAAAAGCTCATAGTGGTAGATTTTCAGAATATATATGGGATGTTTCTAGTAGAATGTATTGGACTACATATAGAACTGATAATAATTATCCATATGAAGACTACTATACTTCTATATTTTTTAAAGATATGTTCAAATACTTTATAAATAATGATATGAGTATATTAGTAATTCTAACTATAGATGCTCTTTCTAATAATCCTTATATAGATAATAAGTGTATAGTAGATCTTATAACATTTAATAAAGAACTTCGTACTAGAGATATTATTACATATATGATGCAAGTAGATAAACTCACTTCAGCAGATATACTTAATCTAATCCTATTAGAATACGATAGAAGTAAAAATCCTGACACTCTTATGAGACTTATGGAAGATTATGCATTATCTAAAGACTATTATTTAGACCTATTAGACACTCTTAAAGATATGTATACTGTAATAATGAACCAAGATACTAATAATAAAGCTTCTGTTTATATAGAACCTAGAGTAAAATCTAAATATAATAAGGCTTTAGAATTAGTAAGAATATCTATTTCTGCTGTAGTAAATCAAGATGCAGACATAGAAATAATGCAATTTTTAGATGAATGCGCTATTACATATGAAATGAGTCATGATATAAAACGTGCGAATATGTATAAATATATACTGGAATGGCTTAATAGTGAAGACAGAAAGAATACTAGAAAGGCTTCTTTAGTGTGGTATGGATATGAAGATAACGATCTAGAATTAGAAGAGTCTGATAATATACTTATAGCAACCGATATATTAGTAAATCAATATATGCGTGATGACAGATATCTTTCTCCATATGAAATGTTTATACGTGTATATAATCTTAATAGATTTAAGTTCTTACAATCAGAACAAATGTATACTCTTAGAGATGAACTTATAGGAAAACTTATAAGAGAAGGATACCCAGTATTTATGGGACTTAGAGAAGATATTAAATGGCTCATAAATTTTTGACAAATACATATGATAATATTTATAAACATAATAAATATATATATTATGTAGTTATTAAATGCGAATGCGTTTATAATAGAATTCTATTAAATTTTAAAAAGAAGGAGGAAATTTGACATGTCAAAGAAAACATTTGAAAGACCAAGTCAAAAACAAGCTGTAACTACAGTGAATGAAACAAATTCAGTACCAGTAGCTAAGGTAACTGAGAATGCAAAGCCAGTATCAGCTAATGATACAAGCAGAACTTTTGTCACTTATGAAGAAATGATGAGTGATAGCAGAGGACATAATTTTCCTAAGAAGATAAGTCCACTTAAACAAGAGAAAGGATTTTTAGCAGAACCAATAGAAACAGATGATATAGTATCTCTTTCTATAGAAGATCTTACTTATGTGTCTCTATCTATAGATCCTAAAGATCTTGAAAGATATCTTATTAAATTAGGAAATGATAGAGTTATTAAGTCTATCAGAGTTTATAATGGACCTAAAGGAGCTTATTTATATGCAAGTTTAGATAAGAATATTGCTATAGATAGAAGTGAAAAGACTACATTATTAGACTTATTAGATAGAAGACTTAATAATAGACTTAATGTAGACGGAGTTACTAAAGGTCCTCTAAGAAATCTATTATGTACAGAATTTAGAGCAAATCTAATAGATAAGGGAGAAGAAATAGGATTTATATTAGATCTTGCTCAAGCAGTTTCTATGTATGTAGCAGCACATGTATTCTGCACTGCACAAGTAGATAGTCATAAGCTACAAACTATGATATCTAATCAATTTAGAATATCAGACGCAGTACTATTTGAAGGTGGAAAAGTTCAAGTAGCGTTTACTTTTACTAATAAACAAGGAAGTTCATTATTATTAAAAGTGCCTATGAATACTATAGTAGGACTTAATAGTAGTATGACACTTGCCAATTTTAAGTCTAAAGTAGATAATTATTTGCAAAATAACGTAGATGCTTCTGCTCATCTAGAATACGTAAACTTTGTAACACTACTTAGAACAGAATCTGTAGCTGGATTAAATGTATCTGAAACAGAACAAGCTAAACTTAATCAAAAGCTTATAACAGAACTTTCTGGTAATACAGGTACATCTGGTGGACTTAATGTAAGTAATGTTCCACTTGTACTATTAGACAGTGCGTTTAGTCAAGACAGACAAGTATTCCACAATAGTACATTAAATGAGCTTCTTGCTCCTATACCATCTAGAGAAGGAGTAAAAAGAGATCTTGTAGCTAGAAGATTAGGAAGCCTTCTTACAGACGATATTATGAGTTTTTCTGTAGGAGATAATACTGTAGCTATTCTAACTGATGTGGCTAAATTAGTTATGACCGTAGAACTTGGAGGAATTAAAGATTTAAGACTTTCTGTAACTACTACTGATAACTATCTAGCTTATAACTTTACTATTTAAAATTTGATAAATATCCCCATTAATAAGAAACATAAAACTTCTTATTAGTGGGGTTTATCATTTTAAAACATATAAAGGAGGCTATTATTATGAAGGAAATAATAGTAAAAATAGAAGAGTTATGTTTTCAGATAGATAATTATCTTCCCTATATTAAGGATGATAATAAGATTATAGATGCTATATATAAATATTTAACTAATAATGACATTACTATAATATATCCTAATACATATGTACAAGCTTACAGTGATTTTATTAGTTTTTTTAATAGATTTAAAAAATCATTAGATGAAGTATATGCTATAGAATATAATGATAAGAAGCTTTATATATTGAATTATTTTAGAGATGTATTATTTAATATAGATTTGAGCGTGATAAGATGACAGAACAACTAAAAAATAGCGTAGTAGAAAGGAAGCTTACGAATATAGATGGATATCTTAAAGCTATGCGTAAAGTAGTGCATAAAATGTTTGAAATAGATCCGTCTACTATAGAATGTAAAAAGATATATATAGATGTTAATAGCTGTCTTTCTATTATGTTTAGAGGAGACGAATACAATACAGACGAATGTAAAAATGAATTGCAAAGTATACTAGAAAATTTTATGAATATTATGCTTCTTAATAAAATACAACTAATATTTTTATTTACTACAGAAGCTTCACAAGCACATACAGATGTATTTCCAGAATGGTGTCAAGAAAGATATAAAAGAGTAAATATTATGAAATCTGTATTTTTAAAACAGTTCTTAATGGCTATAAAGACTTACAGCGAAAAGAATAATAGCATTAAGCTAGTAAATACACATAAAGTACATCCTGCATTGGTAGTATATCAAAACGAATATAGAAGTAAAAAGAAATTCTTAATACTTTCTAAAGATCTAGTATTTCAATGCTTAAATCTTAAGACTTGTAGTGTATACAATGGAAATACTTATGCAGATATGGATAATCCTAACAGAGATCTTCCAGAATATATAGATATACCAGAACCTAATACATTTCTTCCATATGCGCTTGCACTTATGGGATCTTCTAGAGAAGAATTTAAGGGACTAAGTGGTTATGGTCCACATAAATCAGCTCAATATATAAATAAGCATAAGATAGAAATTAAACTAGGACTGGATCATCCTCTCAAGGAGCATCTCGACAAATATTCTGTTTTATTTGATATACAAAAGCTTCTGAAGATAAATAAGCAAGAAATACCGGTTATATAAAGGAGGTAATATAAATTGCAAGGATTTTCTGGTAAAAAACAATGGTTATTTAGAAATACAAATAAAAATTCTATAGATAGTTCTTGGGAAAATGACAAGAAATCTGGTTCTTTTATCTATAGAGACATAGATGGTAATAAAATATACGAAGTAACTTATGATAATAATGTGTTATATGGAGATGTAAAAGCTTATAAATCTGATAATAGCTTAAGCTCTCTATATAATACGCAATATAATGGGTTGCAATCAGCAGCTCATTTTTTTAATAATAAAAAACTTGCTGATTTTAATCTTATCAGTAAAACATATGTAAATAATGAAAATTATGAGCTTCCTGCAGTAGGAGAATATATACATGTAAATCCTAAAGATAATATACATCCTGCTGAAATGTTTCCTGGAACAGTATGGGAACTTATATCTACAGATTTTATACTTACGTCTGATAAATCTGTACATAACTTAGCAGAAGCTCCTAAAGCTATATTAAGTACTGAAAATATTAATACGTCTGATATTAATACTAGTCCATTTACACTTAAAATACAGACTGATAAACCTATAGAAACTAAATATAAAGATCTTTATAGAGCAGTAGTAAATGGATATGGACTTAATAGTAAAGATAAAATACCTTATAAAAAGATAGTAATTCCATTAAATAATGATGGAACAGCTACTATATCTGATAGTAGAATATTATTTCCTACTCTTATAAGTCCTGATACTAGGTATAGTATATCGTGTTATATAATAACTCCTTATAATATGTCTGATAAAACTGAAATAGATGTAAGCTTTTCTTCTTTATTATCTAGAGCAAACGTTAATAGTGAAATATATTTCGATAAATTTAATTGGAAGAAAGTACCTAATCCTTATAATGAACCTGAAAAGATAGTAAACGATATAGCTAAAAAGACTTTTGGTAATAAAGAACAGGTGTATTTATGGAGAAGACAGGAAGATCATATAGGAATAGGACCATATCTTTATAAATACAACTTTACAGAATACTTTGATGATAAAAAAGCTAGAGAAGGCTCTTATAGTGTAAATGTAAATGAATATGGAGATCCTTATTGTGCTTTAGATGGACCAGATACTATTTATAATCCAGATGCTATATATCCTATGATAAAACGTGAATTTAAGAAGGGTGTTCTTAAAAATAAAATAGATCTCTATAATCAAAAAGGAGATCTTTACCATGAAATAGTATTAGATGCTGATTATCGTATAAGTAGTGGAAAATTTTCAAAATTTGTTCCTGATGATTGGGATAAACAGAATGATACACTTATTTATAGACAAAATGCACAAAAAACATCTCTTATTCCGCTTAGTCCTTATGTAGACTTATCTGATGGCGATTTTGATACTATAAAACCAAATAAATTCGATCCGCCTAAATATGGAAGTGGAACGCTTACACAAGTTGAAGGTGTAGACGATATGTATGATAATTATCATAGAAGAAATATATATGGTATACCTGATAAAAACATCACTATTAGAATACATTGGGGTCATACAAATACACCTCAAGCTAGAGATTTTTATACATCTACTGTAATAAGTAATAAAGATCCTAGATATTTCTTACCATATAGAACGTTTAATCCTTATCCTATAGTAGAGCAAGTATATAGAAATCAAATACATAATAATAAAGATAACATTAAAGAATTTGCTAATTTAAATAGAGATCTTGACATGACACTTACATTAAAATCGTTAGACGCTGCTGTAGATAAGCAAAATGGTTTTAGTGCTAAAAACTTATATCCTGGAAGTAAATGGAAATATGGAGCTAATACTCCATTTGGAAATCTTATAGAAGCTGATTTTATAGATATATATCCAAGATTTTATACAGATAAGATATCTAGTCAAGATCTAGGAGGTTCTAGTGTAGACGATGATATTTATAATCAAGGACCTCATTTATTCACTATAGGAGTCTCTTATAATGCGATGAACAATCTTTCTTCGGACGTTCTTCCTAAAACTCCGCATAATATAGCATTAGAAGTTAGAGGTCTTCCTTCTGGATATGTAAGTGATTTTATAGATAAAAACCTTAGAATACTTAGAGCTGGAGCTGTATTAGAATATATTCATGCTAGAATTCCATTATATTTTGATAATGTTTATAATAATATAAATGGAATAACATCTGATCTTAGAAATAAACTTAATCATACTAATAATGTAATAAGATATATTCCGTATGTATATATGTATATTTCTTATTATATAAACCATATAAGGTATGATATGGATGTAAGAAGATCTATAAATCAACCATTTAATATAGAACTTACTGAAGCAGAATATAATAATTTAATTAACTATAACGGAACTGTACATATAATACCTATGTGGAAAGATACTGATATAGATAATACTCAAAATCCGTATAAAGCTAATGATAATATCAATATAGTGATAGATTGGGGATATGACGATAATAATAATAGACTAAGAACTACTAAAAACGTTAATATACATGATTTATGGGATACTTTACATAATACCGTAGATCCTTCTATGAGAGTACCAGCATATTCATTAATAGGAGAATTGAGACTTAGAGACTTCTTCTATAAACTTAATACTATACAACCTACAGATCCTAATGTATTATCTGATCAGCATATATTAGATAAAATATCAGCTGAGCTTAATAATATAGATAAAGATAATTATTTAGGACCTCTTGTAAGTGCTGTATATGATGCAAATAAGAGAGTAAATGGATATACAGGACCAGATAGAAGCAAATTCTTTATGCGTAGACATTATGCGTTTATATCAGATGATAATAGATATCTAATAAATTATAAATATAATAACGATATTAAATTTAATATAAATGTAGATAAAATACTAGAAAGATCAGATAAAACATTTACTATATATACTATAGCTACTAAACCTTATATAGTTAATTTCCACTGGACTAAGTCTGTTTTAGTAGATGATAGATGGAATAATACTGATAATATATCACAAGTTAAAGGATTACAAGTAGATGAAAGATTATTAAATGATAATGTTATACGGACTATAGGAGTTAATATAGCTAAGAAACTTAAAGCTGAAAGTAATAATGACCATAAATATTTTACATCAGAATATATTTATTATAAATATTTAGGATCAGATATAGCAGCAGCTATTAATAAAACAGTTCCTAAATCAGCTATAAATCCAGATACTGCTACTTCAGCAGATGCCTTTATATTCTCTGATAACATGGAAAATTATCAAGTAATGGAAGCTAATAATGTATATGATGCTTCTTCTGCTAGAAATACTTGGTATAATATAAGTAAATATCTAGAAGTTTATAGAACTAAGCAATTATCAGCTACATCTAAAATGATATATAATCCATCTTATCAAATAAAGAATATAGATCCAGATTTCTTTAATTTAGAACACAATGTAGATCCATTAATATTATTTGAAGGAGTAAACAGATCTTTTGATTTATATTTACATATACCTCTTCCTACTGATGCAGATAGTATTAATCCATATAAAAAAGATGATATTATTTATATAAAAAGTTCTATAACTGATAGTGATAATAATGCAATAGTAAAGATTAATCTTAGAGAAAGATGGAATAATGCTTATAAAGCTAATCTAATAAGACCAAAACAAAAGCTTTCTACTGCATTTCCTGAAGGTATAGATGTAGAATTTCCATCTCTACTTAAGAATTGGATAATGAAAAACACTAATGTAATAAGAGATGTATTAAAAAAATATGGAGACGATCCTAATAATTACTTAAAATGGCTTAAAGATAAAGTTCCTAATATGTATCTTGATTATTTTAATATATTAGATGATAAAGGAAGCGTTTTTATAGCTAATCATAATACTATAGATAATAGTTTAGTAGGATCTAATATATGGTATACCTTTAGATTTATATCTAATAAGACTATGAAACTAAGCGCAAATGGAATAAAAATAGATATTTCTTATATAAGAAATGGAAGTCATGCTAATTACGATAGAGAATACATGGTATTTCCTTTTAGATTTAATCCTGATAAATATCTAGTAGAACATGGTAAAGAACCTATGATAATGAATATTAACTATGTAGCTCCTGTAACTAAAACACTGGAACTTGATATTCCTAATACATCGTGGACTTATACAGAAACACCACCTCCTACTGGAAATGGACGAATTAAGATGGAAAACTTCATTACTTTTCAACCGTATAAAAATGCTTCTGATCCTGAATATAAACTTATAGAAAATTATAATAAAGATCATGCTCTAAGACATATATTCGATATTAAGTATAATACATTTTATCCTGATCATATGAGCTATGTTTGGGAACCATCAAGATCTTTACTTGGAGCTCTTTCTGTTTATTATCGTAATCTAGAAAGAGATACTAAAGATTTTGATATAGAAAGACTTAAATCTATATTAAAGTATCCAAATCCAGCTATAGAAATCAAAGATGAAGATACTTCTGTAGTATGCAATGTTAAATATGAACTACAAAGTCAAATACATCTTCCAGATATGCGTCCTATGACATATATATTGGAACCTTATGACTATGAAAAACTTTATAATATGCTTGAAAATAAGAATGCGAATGATAATGATTTAGTAAGATTTAGAGAACCAAGTGGCACTATATCTAAGTTTTCTGATATAGTAGTAGCTCTTCCTGAAGCAGTAATGTATGAATGGTATATGTGGACTGGTATTATTACGCAATCTTCAGATCCTCTAGGATATTATAGTAGAAATCATTTAGATTGGTATAATACAGATAGAAATATTTATGGAGCTAATTTAGTAGAATTTATTACATCTAAACTTCGAGATCTTCGTAGTAAACATGGACTTTCTACTTCTGAGAAATTCCCTAAAGATATAAATGAATTTGCTAAAGCTAAATTTAATATATATATCATATCTGATCCTATTAAAGATCCTCCTATAACTAATACTTTAGGAGATAGTAATATATTTGCTACTAAAGAACGTATGTTTACTAGATATATACATATTAAAGATAAACTTAAATATACTAAAGAATTTGCTGTATATACTGCATTTAATGTAAAGGGAGCTGAATTCTTGAATGTAAATTCTACGCTTAAAATACCAGATATTAGTATGACTAATCATAATCCGTCTAATGGAAGACCAGCTCAAGTACCTATGAGTGATTTATTTAAAGATGTAGATGGGGTTAAGAGAGTAGGAACAGGAAGTAATCCAGTAATGATAATAGAATTAATAGTAGAATAACAAAAAAAAAATAAAGGGAGATTAATTTCTCCCAATACTTTTTTATACTTAAAAATATCATCTAAATACCACTCCAGACAAACACCTGTCAATAAACAATGATTAAATTTTAAAATAAAAGGATGTGAATGAAAATATGATAGGAAACATAATAGGACCTATTTTTAATCTTTATTGGGATATTAGAGATACTATGGAGAATAAAAAGACTGGTTATATTGGAAGTAATATTATAACTCTTCCTTGCTTAGTATCTGAAGATCTTCCTCTTGATACTAGAAATAGCTATTGTAAATCTCTAGAAGTAGTATACGCTGCTGCAATAAAGTCTATTCTATCTGTAAGAGAACGTTCTAGATTTGACTCTTCTGCTAGAGATATATATCGTAGTCTTCCTATGCTTACACCTTATGATAAAGTTAAGTATAAGAAAGATATGCAAACACTTGTAGAAGTATCTGATTGGTTCTTTAATAGAGAATACACTGGAAAACGTGCTATAGATGTATTTACAGAATCTTATATCAGAAATATCAATGATTATTTTAATAAAGAATACGATCTAGGTATGGAAGCAAATGAAATGGTATATAAAGAAAGTAGAGCAGGAGTACCTACTTATGTAGAAATAGCTATAGTAGTAGACAGTTTACAAGGAAAACCTACTGAAAAGAAGATTACTGTAGGAGTAGAAGTAAGACCTAAAGTAGTATCTAATGTAGAACTTGTAAGTATGCTTGTAAAAAGAGTATTACCTAAACCTGATGCGAAAGATGTAGGATTTTTTACTAGAATGAAAAACATATTCAAATTTAATAGTAAAAGACCAGAATTAGTTAAAAATGCTAATAAATCTGTATATGAAATGATGAATCAAATAGAAGGTATAAATAAACCTTTTGTATGCATACTTCTTAGTGGAACTGCTAGAGATATGTTATTAGATGCAGGTGTAAATATTACTAATAGTGCTACTGTACAAAAGATATATGATCAACTTCCAATTATGAGTATTGGTATATATGATACTAATACAGATACTATACAAGCAGCTCTTACTAGAGATAGCTATTTCGTAACTAGAACAGCTGGAGAGTTTAATAGTGAAATATCTAATTATGAAAAGCAACTTTCTGAAATGGTCAGAGTTAATAAGGTGTATGGATAGGAGGATGATGAGTATATGAATGGTAAATACGCACCAAAAATGTGGAAAATGCTTACATGCTATGGAGTGGAATCTAGTTATGTAAAACCTTATAGTAAAAAATATATAAGTATGGAAGCATTAGAGCAAGAATTAGAAGCAGCAGATGAATTTGCTGATAATGAAGATGATATTAATAAATATGAAGAAGAATTTGAAGGATTAGGAACTACTACTGAGGATGATGACATAAGCAATGATTTGCCGAATGGAGATGAAGAATTAACTAAGGCTGAAGAAGATAATACTCTTGATGATACTGATACAAATAATGACGATTTAGCAGGTGAAAATGATAATGAAGATTATGGATTCGGATATCAAGAAGATTACAACACAGAATGGGATGACAGTGTTAATTCCATTGATGACACAGTTAGCGAAGCAGATGCTATTAATATGGTTCAAATTATTACTAATCATACTAACCAATATGTATCGAATATTGAATTAATAGAAAAAGATAATCAAAATCTATTAGAAAGAACAGGAGATATAAAGCAAGCTGCGTTTTATAATGAATTTATACAACCAGCAAATACTATACTTAACGTAGTATTTAAAGATACAGAAATTATGCGTAAAGTTAATAATTTCTTACAAGTTTTAGAAGATAAACGTAAGATGTCTTCTATATGTGGAACTGCAGAAAATCCTTTCCTATATGAAGGAATACAACTGCTTGCAATAGAACTTTATAAATCTTTACTAGCAATAATACCATTCTATGTAAAGAATGCTACATCTTTAGAAGATACTATTTCTAGTATGAAACTTGACACTATGAATACATTGATACAAATGGCTTCTGATGTATGTGAAGTAGATAATATGTTTGGTACCAAGATATTCTATGTAGCACCAGTAGTTTCAGATGTTACAGGTAAATCTGAAGAAGTAGCAGGTACTCCATATGCAAACTTAGAAAGCTGTACTTATAGACCTTTTGGTAGTAAAATGATGTATGCTGGAGAAAGTATTATGAACTTAGTAGAAATAAAGAATAATAAAGCTCTTCCAGAATACAGCATCTTAAGTAAAATGATGAAAGTTATAAGTGGATTATCTGTTAATGTTAATATAATGGATACTTGTAAAGAAGTATTAGATATAGTAAAGAACGTTCTTAACAGTGGAGATAGTGAGGATGCAAACGATCTTGTATATGATGCATGTGAAACTTTAAGAAAACTTGTGTTTATACCTCAAATCGAAAAGATTGCAGATATGAATAAACAAGAAGAAGCAGATGCTGTGGGAACAGATAATCCTGGAACAGAACCAGACGATATGAGTTCTGTAGTATCTGATACTCCAGATGAACCAGATGCTTCTGTTGAAACTAATTTTTATTGGCCTTATAAATAACAATATCCTAATGTAATAACGTAATTAAGCAGACCAAGGGCCGGTTGAGCGTCTAGAAATGGGACATGATCAATCCTATATGTAGTTATTACCGGGTTTCTGTGTTAATCTATATATGAAAATGCGCATACTAATGACAAATCTTTAACCGATAGTAAAATGAATGTCAGGCTCGTTAGTTATCATATATAGTCGTCTTAGGGACGTTAAACTTTTATGATAAGATCAGAATAAAACATAACGCTCTCAGTATATACTATTGGGAGCACTCTGATTTTATTACGAATAAAAAAAAAATACAATTTATTAGTGTAGTAGATCAGAATACAACTAAAATAGTATTTAAATTATTCTAGTATTAGTTTTCCTAATAATAGTATCAAAGAGCTTACTATTATTATTTTTAAACCATTGGATATATTCAAGATTTAATTTAGGTAAACCGTTTTCGTAATAAATGCCGTTATTACGTAGTTCAACTATTTTAATTCTATCATTATATTCAAATGAATTTAAAATAACATCTTTATTTAAATCAACTGATAATATATCAGCATCTAATAAATAAATACTCATAATATATCACCTTCTCTCAAATTAAAGTACTCGTCAAACCAGATTTATATTAAGGATAGATGATTATTATGATTTCTGACCTACTACATTATATAATATATAGTTATTTAAACCCTTACTATTTCTTTTAGTAAGGGTATTTCATTTAAATACGCAAAAAAAAAAATAATAGTAATCAAACTATTATTTTATGTAATGATCAATGTTAGCACGGCCTTTCTCCATCCAACTCCTGTTCTGGAATAGTAATCTCACCTATTTATACCTATCTGCAGCGAAGCAGTCCAGAACTTCTCTCGATCTAGTCAATGCAGGCCTATAAAGCAGAAGCTTCTAAAAGATCTACTTTATCGTCTTCTGACATAAGACCACTGTATACGTATTGAGCTACGTATTTTCCAGTAGATCTGTCAAAATGCATAAACACTAGATCTATATTAAATAGTCTAGCTACATTGATGACAGTTACTGCAGCAGCAGTCAAGCCAGTTACATAGACTTCTATACTAGGTTCATTTGTAAGACCTAGCTTATGAAATCTACCTATGACGTAAGCTTGCATTGATCTAAAATCGCAAGGATTTTCAATTTCCTTATCAAAGATAAATTCTTTGACAGGAAGATCATGTCTCCCAGCTATTAGACCAAGACTCCTCATATTAACAGCACCTCCTTTATTTTTAGACTTTGTTAATATACATATTATTATATATAGTTAAATTAACAATATATTCTACGTGTCCAGATTCAAAACAATCGCCTGTTCAAAAATATAAAACAGAAAGGAGATGTAATTATATGTATTTAGGAGAAAATCTTAAAGCATATGAAAATATTATAAAAGATAATGTATTCTATTATGCTTATGAAAATCATGTGCCTAAGCCAGTATTAAACGAAGCTATTCCTTCTTGGGTAGGAGAAGTATTTAATGTATCTGATATAGATAAAGAACTTCATTTAGACTTAATCGAAGACTTAAAAACTCTGAATATTTATGAAAATATTCAGAAATATACAGATAAATTCGTTATACTTCCAGATGTTTTTAGCAGTTTTCCTATTCCGCTTAAGAAATATACTGATATACCAGTGCCTCGTAATCAATACGATACTGACAGAAAGAATATAGTAATAATAAATAATAAGCTATTTGAACTTCATAGAGCTCATTTAGAACACGAATACTATTATAATCATAATGGAAAGTTCTATTATTTCTATAAAAATAGTAGTGAAATGGAAAAGTTATTTAATCCTGCTAATATAGGAAAGAATAAAATCAAATGCATTACTATAAAAACTACTGGGGACTTAACAGACAGAGTAAATTATAAGTATTGGAATGCAGTATCTGAACCTGATAAAGGATATGCTCTTTATATAGATAAAGATAATCATTGGATAAATGATATAGATGCTATACAAAATAAGAAAGATGCTGCATGTATCTATATAAATCTTCCATATACTAGATTAGATTATACTACTATTAATAGTGAACCTGAAGCAGATATACCGGGTCTTTTATCAGTAGGATGGAGAGATATGGAAATGAGACCAAAGTGGTATAATTACGACTTTGATCAATACTTTATTCAAAATCCAGATGTAATATTCAGTACTACTGCAATAGTAAAGCTTAAAAATGGAGAATACGTAATAGAAAATCTATATATTAATAATAAAGGTAAATATGTAACACGTGTAGATAAACATACAGTAAAACTTGCTAAATCTAACGATATACAAGAAGTAATAGTATTTACATTGCCATATAAAAAACCTTCATTTGAAAGACCAGATAGTGCTTATTATAAAGTTATAAGAAAAAACCCACTAGCATCTGAATATTTATCTAAATATAAAATTAATACATCAAGACTTTATGATTGGATGATAAGCAAATCTTGCATAGACGTAGATGAACTTATAGAATATGGCTATAAAAATGATCCTGATTTACTTAAAGTAATACAAAACACATTTCCACGTATAGTAAGAATATCTAAATATGATATAAGTATACATCAATATTATGGTCATAACACAGGAGATAAGTCTTCTTATACATATGAATATAAGCGTATATGGTTTAGAGATATAGAAAATCTAGCAAAAACATCTATATTTCCTAATACTAACTTATGGGATGAATATATGAAAAGACTTAAAGCTTATAGTATGAATGATATTATATATCAAATGCAGAATATATTTAGTACATCTAAAGCATATTTAAAGTTAAAAGATAAGATAAACTTTATTTATAGCATGACTTCTTTTAGAAGATTATTAGAAAATCTTATAAGTCTTATGAAATCTTATATAGATAGAATAGATCTTAATAGAGATTTTCCTGAATATAACGCTGTATTATCATTTTTTATTGGCTTACTTAATGCTAAAGATGAATATTATTATGTAATGAGTAAGACTAAACTACCTATAGGGAAAGTATATACTGATGAAATATTCTATGTACCTAAAATACTTATACCTGTATTTAATCCATTACAAAAATATCCTACTTTATTTATTAATAATATACTATATCCTATAGATTATAAGATAATAAAAGATCATGATGTAGATGTTCTAATAGTAGATCCTAAGAATTTCTATGAATTTTATGTAGATGATGACCTTTCTATCTTTACAGAAGTAGATAACAGTAATAAAAATGAAAGTGAAGATAATTATAAAGGAAAAGAGCACGATTATGTATCACCATCTGACAGACTTACTAAAGAAAGAGATATAGGATGGTTATATGATATGTGGATAAAGAATGTAAATGATCTTAAAATCGTATTTGTAGACTCAACTGAAATAACAGATCCATCTAATAATAAACATATACAACTTAGAATTAATAGAGATCCTATAAATTCTTATGCAATAATAGATGAATTCTCTTCTTCTAAAGTAAATAATACTATTTATAAAGGAGAACCTTTTGTAAATGGATTGCTTTCTAATGATGCTTTTAGTGAAAAAGATAAAGAAATTCCACTAAATTTAAGTATTCCTGTAAATATGTATGGATATGGTCCTAATAATATGGATAATAAACAAGTTATACACGAAAATAATGACATATTTAGAGATCTTAATACATGCTTAGCAGTTACTAGAACTAAATTTAAATATTCTTCTGGTAAAGAAAAACGCTTCTTTGGACTTACTAGACTTAATTTTGGTACTAAATATAACGTATTTGCTGATTATAGTGTAAAAGATCTTACAGGATATAAGTTCCAACCCATACCTAATCAATTAATCAGAGATAATCAAATAGTATGCTTTGATCAATTTGGACTAGAAATTACAGATATAGCTGATGTTTTATCTACTAAATATATAGATCTTAATGATATATCGTATGACTTTGATAAAGATCATCTAGATCTACAAACAGAAAATCAATGTCTTTCTGTATTTATTCCATCATATAAGTCAAGAGAATATGATTATGACTTAGAAATAGATAGATCTAAGCTTAATCCAGCTAAATCTTTTTATAATGATAGAATAATGGAACTTAATGATATAAAAGAATTATATGATCCTGTTCCTAATAAAGCTACTAGATGGCGTCCTTATGATATAGAAGATACTGATACTGTGTATACTAAAACATTAGCTATTAGATATGGTCTTAATGAAAGATATATAGGAGCTAGAGACATTTCTTCTATAACAGAGTATAATGGATACGATATGTCTCCTTATTTGCGTTCTGAGGCCTCTACAGGCTATAATCCGCTTGATTTACAGCTTAGTGGATATAGATTACAGCGAATGCTTGAAACGTCTGAAATCACCTTTATAATCGATCATACGCGATCTGCATTATGGGATCATAGTAGTACGCCTCCTACTACTTTAGATGATTGGAATAACTCGTTTAATACTACTGCAGTAGGAATCGATAGTAACGATACATATGAATACCCAGATGATCCTGATGATGTTAAAATAGAAGTTAAGAAGTTTAGAAAGCTACCAGATAAGACATTGGTAGTAAAATATAATACTGATTTAATGAGGAGGTTCTAAATATGAGTTTGAGATATAAGAAAAAGACTTATAATTGGGCTAGATATGGAGGAATAGAACCAGACATTACTCTTAATATAGTAAAATATGAGTTAGAAATACAATTCCCAGTAGATAGCTATGATAAACCTAATAACACCTATAAGTTTCATCCTATAAATATAGATCTTAACGACGATATTTATATAGCGCCTCCGTCTAGTGTTTATCATATAGATTGGGGAGATGGAAATAAAGATTATATAGACTTTAGAGAATTTACTGATGATTGGAACCATACTTATAAACGATCTGATGATAATAATACTGATAGAGTAAAGTTTACTATCGTTATAAAAGGACATAAACTAATACAGAAACATAATGCATCTGGATATGACTTTATAGCACAAGTAAAGAAAACATACGCAGATGCTGCATTTAATAATGAATGCTTGATTATATTAAGGAGTGTTGAGCCATGAACAATATAGGACAACGTATAAAAAGTGTAATACTTAAAGGGAAATCTTTCTGGAATTGGAAGAATGAAAATGATATATCTGTAAATATACCAGAACCTAATGATTATAGAGTAAAGATTTCCTACGATACTAATGTAGAACTCGTATTTAATAGAGAAGTTATATTTAGTGCTACATATCCTAAGAAGCAAGATGTTCCTAAACTTAGAGATATAATTCCCACTGGATACAAGCTTCTTTATCCTAATAGTGAGATTTCTATATATAATAATAACAGATTTGTAGTAGTGTATGATTATTATGAAGTAAACGTACATTATAGAGAAGAATCTGATATAAATAAAGATATAAGTGTATTTACTGGAAGATTTCAATATGGAGCGCTTATAACTAAAGATATAATAAATTGGCCTAATGGAAGAAGTTCTAAGCAAAAATGGATAGATTTTCCTGTAGGAGAACTTACTCCAGCTAGGGTTATAGATAAATATGTATATCTTAGTAGTAGTGGAGGAAATACTTTAGAATGGGGACCTACTCCATCTGAATTCCAAAATGAAACTACTATAAACTTTATAGATAATAATAAACCTTGGTTAGATTCTCATATAACTATACCAGCTGGATATTATGATCAAGATAGTCGTAATCAAGGTAATTTATATAATGATATGATAAACTACAGACATCCTATGTTACTAAATAATATAGATTGGCAAGTTATGCATGATACTTATAGCATTATTAATATAGGCCAAGTAAATAATTGGCAACTTATCAATCCAAATATATATTATTTTAGAATGCATTATAGACCTCAAGATTTTAATGAAAACGGTGGAGTTACTGATTGGCTTGGTAGACGTGTGTATCCTTATTTAGTAACTATTTATTATGATGCTTATAATGGCGAATTTGACTTTTTAAATATAGAAAATATAGATGAAACAAAACTAAGGACTTTTTTAGAAGATATAGTACCTAAAATAAAAAGTGCATATCCGTCAACATATAATATAGACATAGATCCTAATGAAAAAATATTATATCAAAAAAATAAATTGCTTATAGATAGTTTATGGCCTGTAGTGACTACTGATAAAGGAACACCTATAATAACTACATTGACTAATATGGCTGGTTTATCAAGTGCTGATAGTATGGAATATTTATCTAATATATCTGATAGACTTACTAATCTAGAAACTAAGACTAATCCATACCAAGGATATTATAAGTCTAAGATATTTACTCCTACAGAAGAAGTATATGCTCAGACTGATAGGCAACATTCAAATCCACCAGTTGAGAGACTATTAGGAGGTTCTATAACTAATACTTATAAAGTTATAGATAATATTCATATAGGATCTAATATTCATGGATTAGCTTATGTACTTATTCCACTTAAACCATTAATACAACTAGGAATTTATCTTAATAAAGATAATAAAATGTATAAATATTATATGTATACTAACTATATGGCTGAAATCAATAAGAATATTATGAATGTATTTCCGTCTATAGCTTCTGATGGAGCCAATGTGAGAACTGATAATAAAGTTATAAGATTTAGATTTATGAGAGATGCTACAGATAAAAATACATATAATGAGTACAAACTTGGAGATGGAGAAGATCTTCCTAATACTGGCTTCGGAAGCCACGATGATATTATAATAAATACAAGCAATCCTTACCTTCACGGAGATTGTGATTATTTTCATATCCATAAAGGATCAGATACTAAAGCAATTCTTATAGATAATAATCAAGCTTATTTCAATGATAATAAATTAGAAGAAATAAGTCTTTTATTAGAAACTAGAAAAGTTGCAGGCTCTGTAGATGATCCTACTTATAAAAAGCAAAAATATCGTATACATTTCTTTGATGAAAATGGAAATGAAATGAAAGAATACTTGACTGATCAATATATAAAAGATGGCGAACCACCTTCTCCATATCCACCAAGGAAATATGAGCTTGATCCAAATAAACCTTGGACTAGAAATCCAAACGATCCTCATGAAATATATGTATATTTAATAAAAAGAAAATGTAAGATTATGGTAAAGTTTAGAGTGTCTAATCCTCTTAATTTAAAACATAAATATTGGGTACCGTTATGCAATAATAATATAGATATTTATGAAGAAATCGTATTAATAGATAGTCATATAGATCTTAATAAATATGTAGATATGATTAATACTAGATATGGTAAATATATGGGATTTATCACATTAAAAAACATTAATATTAACACTAAATTCCAAACAGAAGCTAATACTATAGTAATAGATGATAATAGTGTTATAATATTTAATTATGATTTAACTAAGAGTGGAAGTATACTCGCTACTATAAAGCTTTCTGATGCTAGAAAAGAATTCGGTATTATAAATAAGTATTTTGACTACAGTCTTTCAGCTGTTTTAGTAGATAAAAATATGCTATTTGACAGAGCTACTTTTGAAAATGAACACAAAGAACGTACTAAAAAACTAATATCTTATAAATCAGATATTTCTACAATACACAGAAGTCCTATAACAGGAGCTCTTTATAATAATATTATATATTTAAAGAATTTATATACTGCATTTCCTAATGCTATGATTATAGAATCTCTTAAGATATACACTGTAAAGAATAATGTTAGGACTCTTAAAGCAGAAATACATGATCTAGATATTAAAGATATACTTGCTGATAAAGCTTTATCTTACGCATTTGGTCAAACTCCTGTTGAAATAGATACTAAATATCCAAATAGTAGTAATATAGCAAGATTTCTTGTAGATAATCCTAATAATATTCATGAAAAAGATATATTCCGTATATTATTTGCTAATAGTCCTGATTTTATAGAAGAAGGCACTGATGTAGAAGTCGATATAGAATGGTCTGAAGACATGCTTAATTTTATTTATAAAAATAGTTATGCAGTTGATATTAGACTTATTCCATCTGCTCTTTTACCAGATATAGATCATAATGCTTTTAATATGGATAATTTTGATATTATAGGAATGAATGAAGAATGGGCTATGATAGGCGCGATAGCTGGAACGGATCCTGCTAGATATAATCTATATAAATCTAATATGTTTGATGAAGACACTGTTATAAAACGAAATAAAGCTAACAAAAATGGATTTGATTATACTAAAGTAGAACCAGATTATTTAGAAGCTATAAAAGTTACTCATATAGATATGTTTTTAGGTACATCAGGATTTAGACTTAGACCTTGGAGTATAAGACAGATTTTATCTAGACCTATACCAGTTATAAAGGCGAGTCACAACTTAACTCCTTCAGCACCTGAAAACACAGGTGGCTTATTAGTACATAGTTTCTTTTTTACTCAAACTAATTACGATAAGTCTGATAAATTAAATAATAAAACTATATATAACTGTTTTAATCATACTTTTAGTGATAATACAGAAGAAATATCTGATGAAAATGTTACTATAATAAAATTAGCAGGATATAATCGTGATCCAAGGATAGCTGATAGTATATACAATATAAATACGCCTGATTTACACGATGTATTTATGTTTCCTGGTAATGCTAAATATACTGCAAATAATTTTACTAATACTGTTTACGGAACTCTTGATATAAACGATTGGTTTAAAATTGCTATAAATAGATATAAAATGCAATCTAGTGGAGCTAAAATGAATCAATTAATAGATATATTCCGTGATAAAATGTGTAGTCCTAGTATATATAACGATGTTTCTGAAGTGATTACTGATCCTAAGCCATATAAACTAATAGAATTTTCATATGTAAAAAGAGATATAGAATGTGGATATATCGACACAAATCTATTCGAAAATGATAAGTGGCAAAGATATATATTTAATACTCGTATGATTGATAATAATAGTGATACAAATCTGTCAAATATAGCTAATATAATACGCGACTTTGATGAAAACGGACTTGCTGTAGCATGCTATAAAGGATATTCTAATGATGTCGATATTATAAAATGTAAAATAAAGACAGCATATAAAGGATATTTGCAACATAAACCCAAATTCGTTCAGTATATATCAGAAGAAATTATAGCGTCTTCTCATAATATAAAGTATAAAACAGAGTTTATGATTATATCAGGAGATATGTATAATAGTAAAGCAGATGCTATATCATATAATGTATATGAAAATATAGTGAATGGAAACGTGTATAATCTATATAAAAATTTTAAAGGATATAAAGATCTGATAGATAAAGGAGAAATAGTTCAATATCCAGCTGATAAATATGTATTTGATGAAGATTCTGTTATAAAGCTTATTTATAGTGGAGAGAACTATCACGAAATTTCTGATGTGAGACATCTTAAATGGCATCTTATAGATAGAAAAAATTTCACGGTAGTATTAGACTTTGAGAGAAAATATATGCTAGATTTCTCTACTCCGTATAGTAGAAGTATTATTATACCAAATTTAGCAGAGCTTGCAGATTATAGCATGAATATTATAAATACTGGTTTTGAACATACAGTTAATAATGAAACCGTATTGATAAATGATCCTTCTACTTGGATGGAACCATTGATGAGTTATTATGGTTTAGCTCTACGTGATAATTATAATACATATGTAGGAGTAAGTGATAAACGATATACTAATAGAGTATGTTTATTAGATAATCTAACTTATATGACTCCTTTGAATATAAATACTAACATTGATATAGGCTTATCTGCTTCTAAAGTGTATTATGCATTACTTATGCACGATGTATATAATAGTAAAAAAGACGATGGATATTCTGTCAGACAGGAAATTTATAATGATAAAGACTTTATTAAATATAAATATCATAGATATCCTGATAATAATGAAATAGATAAATTTGTAAATATACATATGTTTAATAATACTATAGTAACTGCTGATAATGAAGTTTTATATGATCTTAAACCATCTAGATATGATTATAGATTTCATCCATTTAGTATACATTGTAAATTTCTTGGATATAATATGTATGATATGCTGTTTAAAGCTACGTCAATGTTTGATCTTCATAGTAATGATCTACCTAATAAATTATATGGTAGAGACGAATACGCAAATATGAACTATAATGCTATTTATAGATATAGATATAATCCTGGTAACGAGCAATCTCGTAATGAACGTTTTGAATATAATATCAGCAAATATACTCAAAATGGTATGTATGATTATTTATTAGAACCAACTAAGTATAATAATAGAAATTTAAATCCTGGTACAAGTTGTATTAATGTTATAACTCCTAATATATATCATAATTTTGGAATGCCTGAAATCAATCGTCAATTACGATATTTACAAAATGGAAGCTTTTACAGACCTGTATTAATGGATAATGAAAATATAATGGGGCTTAGCTATAGATCACCTGGATTTAAAAATGTAGAAACCGAAACATTTATGGAAAATCCTACTGGTACTTATCCATATGCATTATGGAACCCTTATGCTATTATAGAAAAAACAGATAAAACTCTATCTGGAGCTCAATTTGAAGATATATTCAGAACAGTTTGGGATCCTTATACTGGTTATAGACTTAGTGGTAAATCAACGTTATTAGGAAATCAATACTTATATCTAAGTAATTTATTCTATCATTATACTGATCCTTATAATATTACTACTAACTGGATGTTACGTGTAAGCAAAAATATTATACATTTTGGCGGAGCTTGGAGTGATAACGTAATGACAAATAACCCAGCAGCTATAAGACAAGGTCTTAATCTTGTAGAACAAGGAATTCCTGGAGATCCTATATCTTGCGGAGCTAAAAGATATGAAAACGGTATGAAAACAGAAAATGATAGAATTATAAATCAATTTGAAGGACGAGGACAGACTTGCTGCTTCCATCCATTGGAACTTAAATATATCTGTCATCCATTTCAACGTACATGTTTACTTCTTATAAGATTAGTAGCCGATAGTAATGTAGTAGGAGAGTATAACACTAACTCTAATACTTATCTTTTACCAGTATATTTAGGTTATTTTAATATAAGATATGAAGAAATCGAATCTCGTAAAAATGATGCTAATGCTCTTAAAGAATATATTAAAGAGTGTGTTATGAGATCAAATAGTGGATACGAATATTATTTAAAGAACTTCTGTTATTCATATATTTATAATAGCAGTACACAAAAAATACATTCTTTTGAGGTAGATACAGGTAATCCATTAGATGTTAGAGTAGTTTACGAGGAGCATCATGACAGTACGCCTGGCTATCAATTTTATGTAGATATGGCATTAAAAGCTCACATTACAGGAGAAGATGTACGTAAACCTGATAATGCACATATATGCGATAATAAAGCATTACATCATGACGGAGGTAACGCTATCATATTTTATTTTATAGATATGAAATATGCAGGTACTATTAGAAATAAATTAGGAAATAATAATTTATCTAAGGAAGAATTTTATGATGCTATAAATTATCTTTCTACGCATAGCTTAGAAAGAATACCTGCCTCTGATAAATGGAACATTCCTGAATATTTTGTGCATAAATATAGTATGTTTAATGGAGTAAAGCGTTTTGGTTGGAGTGCGTATAATGGTCAATATTTACCTAAATGGCCTGCTGTTATACCTGATAACTTAACACTACTTGTATCACAAAATGCATTTAATATTAATAATAGTGTAAATAAGATAATCCATTATAGAACTCGTAATAATCTACTTATAATATCGAATACTAATATTATGATGCATCCAAGTTTTATAGGAGGAATACCTAATAGAAAACCTGCATATGAAAACTTTGATAGTACGAAGTTTTATGGCAGCATTAATGTAGCTCAAATAGAATATAATAATTTTCGTGACATAAAGCCTGGCGAAAGAGAGTATAAACGGTTTGAATATTATACTAATAGAACTTGGGACTGTACTAACGTAAGTAATGAAGATTGGAGACCTACTGTAACAGAACTTTCTGGCATATATAATTTTAATTTTTATATAAGATATTCTATAGATACTATCGGTAACGTGCAATCTAAATGGATAAAACAAAGAGCGTATGCTCCTATGCATGATATATTTATGCATAGATCTACATATAATAAAAGTAAAATTACTAGTACATATACCGGCATTGACACTGCTCAAGCATTTTTACGTACATGCAAAGACGCAGTAAGACAGCCAACTTTAAGCGCAAACGGAGTTTCTAACTATAATTTATGGGACGATGAGTCCTCTATAGGATTTAGAATGGATCTTAACCCTAATTCTCTAGATATACTTTATACATCTGCTAGATACGCGCCTACTGCTATACAATGGAACTTGGCTGCAGTTTACAGAAGAGATAACCAAACAGATTTCTTTCAACAAAAACAGTTCTGGAAAGGAGTTAAGAATTATAAAATACACGAAATAGAATATAATCCTGATGCTAGACCTACCTATTATCAAAATTATAGAGCTTACCTAACATAAGGACAACTAACGTGTTAATTAACAATTATATTTAATTAAAAAAGGATGTGAATAAATATGGCAAACAAATACGGTAAATCCGTAGATTATGAAAATGATGTTAAAGCCGGTAAAATAATACCTCGTAAACCATCTGAAACATCAGATGAACACTTGGCTGATTATAAAGCTGGTAAAATTATAGCAAGACCTGGTATGAAAAATACTAATCTTAAAGATTTAGATTTTAGTCAAGAAGCATTACTTACTAAATATGCTAATGGAAGACAGGAACTTATTAGTAGAAAGTATTTTGAAGCTAATATAGATAGAATAAATGCTCTTAGAAAAGCACAAGGATTGACAGAACTTACTGTAGATCAAGCAGTAACAGCTGCAAAGGCAGTGCATGACATACTTAATGATAAAGGTAAAAAGAACGATGATAGAAAAAATGATGTAAAAAATGGTAAAATAATACCTAGACCTGGAGAAAAAGAAGAAGCTGTTCCACCATCTCCAACTCCTGAAGTATCTCATAATGTAGTATTTAAAGCGGATGAAAACTCATTAGTAGACGGAGAAGCTGAAAAAGCTGTAGTAGTTAAAGGACCTGCTGATCCAGTAAGTCTTGCTACATTAGTATTCCCAGTTGCTACTATAAAACCAGAAAAAGCATCAGAAAAGAAAATAGCAGACGACCATAAATGGAAAGTTACTGGTGCTATTACTGGTAATAAAACAGAAGCAGAACTTAAAGCTATGTCTATAAATGGTGATATTACTGTCACTGTAATAACTGCGGGAAAATAATATCCCCTTCGCCTAAAAGTTACGTAGTGACTTTCAATAAAAATAGCAACTTCTCTTACGTTGGGCTTGGTCAATTAGAGGCTGTATTCTCCGAAGTTGCTATTGGAGAAGGGGTTGAATTCTCAAGAATACAATTCCCAACTGATGTAGTTCCTATAGAAAAATACGAATGGACTAATAAAAAATACAAAGTTATAACTTCTGACGGAGAATTTATAAAGACTAAAGAAGAAATAGTAGCTATGTCTAACTTTAAGTCAGATATTATAATAGATCCTGTATTAGAACTTAAAAAGAGAACTTTTACAGTTATATTTGACATAGAACACGGTGGAGAGTTTACTGGATTCTTTGGAAAAGAAGAACAAACATTTACAGAAACTGTAGCTGGAGCAGGAGTAAGTTTTAGCGAAGTAGAGTTTCCTGCGCAATATGATATAAATGCAGAACCATATTGGTGGAATGGAGAAACATTTAGATATAATGGAAATCTTACTACCAAATCAGAGTTAATAACTAAGAAATTTACAAGCAACGTTACTATATCTTTAGTAACTCAAATTAGATATTATACTGCTGTATTTACTAAAACACCTGGTTTCTTCTTTGACAGAAATGATTATAAAGAAATAGAAGTAGAAGCAGAACATGGATATAAATTAGCAACCATTCCTAGAGTAGACTTAGGATTAACTAATGAAACTAAAGTATATAGTGAGCTTTATAAATTTAGCAATAAATGGCATATACATAAAGTAGATGAAAGCGATCCTGTTTATAAGAAAGCTGGAGAATTTATCAAAGAATTAGGAAATAATGAATTATCAGAATATGTCTTTGATAAGAATTTAGCATTAGTTCCTATACTTGCGAAGAAAGAGATAAATGTAGTATTTGCTCAAGATGAAAGTAAGTACTCTTATCCAAGCGGATTTGCTAAGGTACAACCAATTCAAGTAGAAAACATAGGCGACACATCTATTTCTGCAAATAAGATATCATTTACACATTTCTTGATATGTAAACCTGGATTTAAATGGGATAATAATAAATTTACTTTCAAACAAGGAAGTGATCCTGTTGTAACAGGAACTCCTACTGAATTAAGCAATCAAATTATTACTAAAGGACCTGTAGTAATCACACCTATAGTGATAGCAGATGTTGGTATTAAACCTGCTGAATTCGATACTAAAGTAGCATTGACAGAAAATGATAAAGAATATTGGATTAAAGCATCAGATAAAGCTAATTGGGATAATAACCAAGAAGTAGAAGGATGGGATGATGTTTCTAAAGCTAAGAAAACTATAAAGAAACTTACTATATTAGAAGCCTATACTCATCCAGTAATAGATAGAGGTGAAGGACACTTTAATATCAGACCATATGATATTCCTAAATGGGAACGTGGTGAAAAGATAATGGGCGAATTTCGTGGAAGTTTAATGGAAATACAATGGATACCTGATGTTCAATATTATACATTAGCTATAAACCATTGGGATGGAAATACTTATAAGATACATCCTGGTAGTAAAGTTCGTTATGAAGGAAGAGCTGAAGTAAACGCTCTTAATAGTAGTAATACTGTAGTACAAATAAAGAAGAAAACACCAGAAGAAGACGGATTTACTCTTCAAGTAAAGCATTTTGGTAATGGAAATAGATATAATATAAAGCCAGAAGATAAATCTAAATGGGACAGTTATCAAGAAGTAGATTGCTGTAATATGGAAACTGAACTTAAACCAGTAATAAAATATAAAAATATAAGAATTTCTGAATTATTCGATACAGAAATATGGTTAAAAGGTAAGAAATATTATATTATGCATGGTAGTGGCTGGTCAAATAATGACTATACTACTGAAATAGCTTGCTGGGATGGACATACTCAATATGAAACACAATATGAAGTTACTAAACTAGCTAGAGAAAATCTAAGTGCTACTTATACTAAAGATGTAAAAATGGATGGTAAAACTTGGAAAATTAATCCAGCCGATGAAACTAATTGGAATAACAGAGTTGAAATACCTGCTTGGAATGGAACTGATCCTTGGTGTAAGAACTTGATTACTAGACCAAATTATGATACTATTTACACCGTACTAGTAATTAATCGTGATAATAAGAAATATTATATAGAACCTGAACATGATGAAGATTGGAAGAAATCTATAGAACTTGATGGTACTACTGAAGAAGATAGAAATACTAAGATAAAAGTAAAGAGAATTCATCCACAAGATATCTATACTACATTAGTATTTGATGAAGAACATTACAAAAAATATTATATCAAACCAGAAGATGTTCGTAAGTGGAACAACTTTGAAAAGGTATACGGTATAACTCAGTATAATATGGATAATCTATTTTGGGATGATAGTGTTATTCAGCAATACAGAAAGCTTCATATGAATGAAAAATTCACATATGAAATCGAACAAAATGGTAAAAAATATTATCTAAGAACCAGCGATGATGTAATGTCATATTATGAATTTATTCAAGTAAAAGCATGGAAAGGCGTAATAGACGATTTCTTAGACGAAAATGCTTATGAAACTATTAAGCGTCCTGATTGGACACCGCCAGTTAAATCAGATACTCCGACTACTCCAGGAAAAGTTAAAGTAACATTCTGGGGAGGACCAAACTGTGATTTTACTGATATGACTAATCCTAATACTATCGAATTAACAGAAGATCAACCAGATGGAGCTAGTCTAGAAAATTTAACATTCCCTCATATTAAATTTAAACCATTTATACGTACTGATATAGGATATGGTTTAAAAGAAGGCGAATGGAAAATTTCATACGTATTAAATGGTAAATGGAAAACATTGCAAAGAGTTACAAGCAGTATAAAGAAAATTATAACTAAAGGAAATGTGTTAATTCAACCAAATCCTGGTAAACAAAGATAATTTATAAATTAATGGAGGATGATATATTTATTTATATCATTCTCCTATTACTTTTTTTTAAGGAGGTATAATAATATGAAATTACTACCTAATAGAATCTTACTTAGTAATACTGATCTATTTACTATTATAAATGAAAATAGTGCTAATAAAATAGATTTAAGTTTTATTGAAAAGAGATTTCATTTAGATATAGATGATTTTAAAACAGAACTTGATCTTATTCGTAGTAGAAATTACCCATTATTAAGACAAGTTCTTAATGCATTAGAGTCAAAACAGATAATATTATGTAATAATGATAATATAAAGACTTCTGTAGTATATGTATTTGGTACAGATAAATCAAATAATATAAGTACAGTATTCGTTAATATGAGTAGATATATAAAGACAGAGCAATCTGTAGATCCTTCTACTGGTAATATAAAGAATAATATCAGTACTACTAATGGATATGAAGAACTTTATAATTTATTACTTTCTGCTTATATAGGACTTAAAGCAAAACTTGTATATAATAACAGTAAAGCAGTAGCTATACTACGTAATATTTATGCAGATATATTTAGTCAACTTATGAGTAAATCTTATGGAAATCCATTAGATGGTGAAACATTCAGATTTATAGTAAGTCATTTCTTCTATAATGGAGATATTAGTGGACAAGAGCTAGGAATGCTTCTTAAATATAATCCTGATAGAGTAACTGCTCTTATGCTTAAATATCCAGGATATTTTGATAAAAGAGACGGTATACAACTATCAGAAGTCATAGATCTTATATGCAAAGAATTCCCTTCTCTTGCTAGAAATGATCTTAATACTGCAGGATTTATAGTAAATAGTGCATCTAAAATAGGAGATAATGCTCTTTATATATTAGATAATAACACATATTTCTTATCAATGTGTGTAGCTAAAGCTCGTAGATCTAAAGTATTTACTGGATATAGTCTTAAACCTATAGAGTCTGATAGTAGCACTTTATTAGCTAATATATATCAATCTGTAATATAAGAAGGTGATATAATATGGAAGAAAAGAATATTCCTCCTGTAGGAAGTGTAGTATTTATGAAAGCTGATATTAACCCAGCTGAAAACTATCCTGGTACTATATGGGAACCAGTAGAAAATAATATATACTTTATTACTCAGGAGAAACAAGAAAAGATAGAAGATGGTTGGAAATACCCATTTGAAAAACCTACTTCTTGGATAAGGGTGAGTTAAAATATGAAATATTACTATTTATCAAAAGAAAAGCTTATAAATGAAGAAATACAAGTATTAAAAGCTACAGGAGTAATGCTTTCTGATGAAAATGCAGATGCTCTTTTTGGAGTAGGATCTTGGTTATGTTATTTTGGACCAAAACTTCCTGCTAGAATGAGATATAATACTGCTACAAATAAAATAGAAGTTCTTACTAATGATGCTCCTAAAAAGCATTTATATGCAGGTGTAAGTTTACTTAAAGGAGTTGTAACACAAGCAGATTTTGATCCATCTATGTTTGTGCATAATGATGATTTAAACTTTTTAGTACCTCTAAAGTTTGGAGGAACTCCTGCATTTACATATCCTCATAAATCTTATTTTATGACATTTAAAGCAGACGGAACTCCTGTATCAGAACTTATGAGAGTTATTAATGACCAATATATACAATTAACTCCTGCTAATATAGATGCATTAATAAGACGTAGCCTTAGAGTAGAAGGAAACATTAGTGCAGGTGGAACTATAAGCACTCCTAATGATGTAGTAGGTGGAGGAAAATCTCTTATAGGAACTGCTAATAAGCTTGATACTTTAGAGCAATACGTTTATAACATGAAAGACGTAGTACCTCCTGGCGTAATAGCTATGTTCCATACTAATTATATTCCATATGGATGGACTATATGTGACGGACGTGCAGTACCTGCTGTAAGACAAACGGCTCTTTATAGACGTTATATAGGAAATTATACACCTGATATGCGTGGATATTTTGTCCGTGGATGGGACGGAGGTTCTGGACGCAATGAAGGAAGAGGACCTTATAGTGTACAAGGATCTTCTGGAGTACCGCCTCATAGGCATTTTGTAGGATTTACATATTGGAAAGATGATATAATGGTTCCGCTTAATAATGGAAGCTTTGATGCTGGAACTGGAGAAGTTTCTCAATACACTTATAGATCTACAGATGGAGAGGCTAACTATGATAAGCGTCATACATTTGGAGAATTATCAAGAGATTGCAATGCTTTCTTTACGTCTTATACTATATATAATCAATCTGGTGAAATAAGACCAACCAATATATCTATGATTTACGCAATAAAAACCCACGAAACAGCCCGGAGTTTAACATTAGGAGAATTCTTACAAGAATTATATGATATATTAAAAGCTTATAAGGTAAATAAAGCTGGAGATACTATAAATGGACATGTGTATAGCTATGGTTCTATGACTATAAGAGGAAATCTAGTAGCTAGTAGAATATATTATGTGTCTTATAACGATTATGCAGAATGGTTTGAATCTGATATAAAGAAACCTAATTATGTATATGCGTTTATGAAAGATGATAAATATAAGCTTGCATTACAAAGTGATAAAGTAATAGCAGGAGTTTATAGCACATCTTGTATAGATCCTATAGGAAATCCAGAAAATGCAGTACCTATAGCTCTTATGGGAAGAGTAGATGTTATTACTGATGGAGAAATTGATAAAGGAAGTCTTGTAACTGTATCTAATAATAAGCCAGGACATATAGTCAAATTTGGAGGAAGTGGGGAAATCATAGGTGTGGCTCTTACAGATACGAAAGATAATCTTACAAAAATCTTAGTAATATAAAGGAGAAGTGTAATTATGTCAATAGATTATGCTGCATTTCAAAATCTTCTTAATCAAAAATACGATAGAAGTGGTGGTGTAGTCGGTCCTATTACTGTAAATGGAGATGTAAGAGTAAATGGATCTGTGGTTCCTAGCGGAGGACGGAGCTATAATATTACTTTTACTGACTATGCAGAATACTTTGAAAGAGGAGAAGATACTGAAGCTGGAGATATTATAATGCTTAATATTTACAGTGACAGAGAAGAATATGTAAAAGCTATTAAAAATAGTGGTCCTATTATTGGAGTTCATAATGATGACTTTGCTATGATAATAGGAAGTAAAAAAGAATATGCTGATTTCTCTAATAGAGATGAGCTTAATAAAATAGATCTTATACCTATAGCTCTTAAAGGAAGAGTAAAGGTAAAGGTAAAAGGTAAAGTAAATGTAGGAGATACTATAGTAGCTTCTGATGAATATGGAATAGGAGAAGTAGATAATACTGTATATGATAGATTTAGTATGGTAGGGAAAGCTATAGAGTCTTCTGAAGATGAGAATATTAAATTAATAAAGATACTTATAAGATAAGGAGGTGAGTTATATATGCCGCATGATTGCTGTGATAAATCCAATGATAAAGATAGTACAGCATATAAGAGTGTATGGGTAAAAGATCCCGTTGGAGATTATGGTGGAGAACCTAGTTATTTATCTGCTGAAACTTACAATACTCTTTTATATGAAATGAATTACAATAAGGCATTGATTAATTCAGACGGTACTACTAAAATTAAAGTAAAGCCTGATACTCCTAAGACTAATGTAGCTATATCGAATTATGTAAGTAGTGGACAAGTATTAACTGCGTCTGCGTGGAATGCTGTATGTGATCAAATTGCTACATTGATTAATGCTGCTAAAGCTTCTATAGCTCATACCAAGAGCGAAACTACATTAAATGTATCTGCTGCAGAAGCACAAAATTATAAATATAGCTCTGGAGAAGTAATAAGATCTAGTAAACGTATAACTCACTTAATAAATCTTGTAAGAAGAGCTAGAATAAGGTGCAGCTGTCATGTGCATGCTTATACACCTTGTAATTTTGATTGTAAAGCACACCACTGTCATCGTGATAGTTGTTGTGACAGATCTAATGGATAGAAAGAAGAGAATATATGATAGATAAATACAACGTATCATTAGGTGTTACTAATACATGTAATATGAAATGTAACTTCTGTTATAGAGCAAAAGCTAATAAATCTTATAAAGATCATATGAGTATAGAAAATGTTAAAAAGGTATTAGATAAAGTGTTAAATGATCCTAATTTTAATAATTATATACAGTTTCTAGGAGCAGAACCTAGTATGAATTTCGATGTTATTAAATATGCAATGGATAGATGTAAAGATAAGGTATATTATTCTATGACTAGTAATGGGTATTTCTTAGATTATCCAGATACTTATGATTATATAAGAAGAATAGATGATCTTACTATTTCTATAGAAAGTACAGAACATTTATATAATATAACTCGTGGAGGAAAGAATTTAAACGCTTTAGTAGATAAAGCTATAGAATTGCGTCATCCTAATATGGTATTTAGTATTAGTCTTACTAAAGCATTCTTTAACGAGATAGAAGATTTCTTTCCATTATATAATAAGATAATTTCTGCTAGAATTCCTATAAGTTTTAAAGATCTAGATGCTATAGATAATGGATATAAAGATATAAAAGATTATGCTACATGTCTTAAGATACTTAAAGAGTTATTTGGTGATAGTCCGTCTACTTTAAAAGAGTTTGAAAAGAGCAGCTGTATGCTTGATAGTAGCCTATGCATTAATCCAGATCTTTCTATACTTCCGTGTTTAGGATATGCAGAATTTATTGATTGGGACTTACATTTTGGTGATATAGATGACATATTATTAGCTGTAAATAAGATGATAGAAATGTTTGCTGTAAATAAAAATAATGCACCAGATTACTGCAAAGGATGTGTATTAGAAGATAAGTTCTGTAGAAATAGATGTGAAGTATCAGGAGGTCGTAGATTATTAATGAAAAATAAGAAAGTATTTGATCAGCAATGTGAAATGCGTATATTAAAATATTATATAGCTAAAGGAGACATAGTTTTATGATAGATTTGACTAATTATATAGAAGGAATAGAGCTATTTACTACCAGAAGTTGTAATATGAGATGCACGTATTGCTATGAAAATAAAGAAAAGAATACTGTATTTTCATCAGAAACATCAAAGAACTTATTAGAATTAATAAGAAATAATCCTAATATAAAATATATAGACTTATTTGGTGGAGAATCTTTATTACCAGATATAGCTGATAATATAATGGATTTCTTACAAGAGTTAGCTAAAATAAGAACTAATATGACTTTTTATATAGTTACAAATGGATATGAGACTGATAAAATCTTAAATATATTAGATTACATTAAAGATACTTTTGAAGAAGTTACTATACAGATAAGTATGGATGGAAGTAAAAATGCTCATGATGTATGTAGATTAGATCTTAATAAGAATGGAACATTTGACAAAGTATTTAGTAATACTATATTATTATTAGAACGATACAAAGAAGTTTCTAATGTAAAAATATACATACATCATGTGATATCTATAGAAAATATTCAATATATAATAGAAACTGTGTGTCTCGATAATAAGTTATGTATAATGTATCCTGATCTACGTATAGCTTATAATAGTGAACATAGTATACATACAAGAGCTCATAATCTAGAATTCATTATAGAAATACTAGAATTCTTACATAATCTATACCTAAATAATGATCTTAAACCTTATGTTTGGGATCAATTTATACACGCATATGATTATTTCCAAACAGAACATTCTGGATGTGATCTTATGAATAAATATATAATTGTAGATATTAATGGAGATCTTATTCCTTGTCATTTCTTTAATAAAAGTCATAATCATTCTTATTATAATATAAATACAAAAGAATTTAATCAAGATAATTATAATAAGTCATCAGAGTTTATAAAACATAATAAACCTCAATCTGAACTTAGATATGATTGTAAATCTTGTGTATCTAAAGGATTTTGTCCATTCTGTTCTGCAGCATCTTATTTATATGATAAAAATCATAAGAATAATATAGTAGGTTCTACAGCCTGTAGTTATGCTCATACTATAGGAAATTGGGTCATAAATAAATATAATAACGGAATTACTAAAGCTCTTATAGATGAAGAAAAACAACATTTATTAGATCATCTTAATGAAATAGCAGATAAATTAGATAAAGATTTTAATACAGAAACTCTTAAAGAGTTCTTATTTTATAGAATAAAATGTAAAATTAATGGAATATATGATTTATAAAGAGGAGGTGCTAAATATTATTATGGAGAGAATAGTCGTTAATACTATAAGGAAATCTAATACTCCTTTTATACAAAATGCTACTACTTTAGTTACAGAATATCCTCCATTTCTACCATATTTTGACTTTAGAAAAGGATTTGTTAAATATATAACAGATGATGACATATTATCTAGTCAATGTGTTTCAGATGAAGGATACGAAAATCCATATTACAGTATAAGATCTATGCTTATAGAATATGGAAATCTTATAGCAGCGTATAAAATAACAGCAAGTTTTAGACTTAAATTAGAAAGAAAAACAGGTTCTGATTTAGACTATATAGAAGGATATACTCCTACTGAAGAAGATATCAAAGTTGAAGATGAGAAAGAAAAACACAAGTGTCCTGAATGTCAAGCGATTATAGATGCTATAAATGCTGGTAAAAAAGCAATAGGAAACATTAATCTTAATAATACCGCTATTTCAGATCCTTATGCATTATTAACTTCTAAGAATAAATCTTATGAAATAGATGTAGAAGTATCTTTAGATAATAAAAACTTTAATTTAGTATGCGCAGAAGGAGATATATTATGGGATAAGTTCTATAAAATTACTGCTCTTACAGTAAAAACATTTAAAGTAGATACTAATGCAGTAAAGAATTATCTTAATAATATAACAGAATATATAAAAGAAACTATGGAAGATCAAGTTACAGGTAAATATAATCATTATTTACTTGAATATGCAGCTGAAACAGTAACTAATAAGATAGAATTATTATGTTATAAAGTTAGTCCTGCTGAGCTTGGATCTCTTTTAGAAGGAGAACTTCGTATAGCTCCTATACATAAGACTGAAACAGATATATTATGGATACCTATAAGATATACTAAACAGCCTTTTATGAATGCTATAAGAGGAAAAGGACGTACTACAGATATAAGTGAAAACTACGTGGATACTGTAATAGGAAACATAAGAATAAAAAAAGAAGATAGAGTAAATAACTTAGAGTATGTAGAGCATCATAATGAAATAAAATGGTTAGAAAAGGTAGGATTTTCAGCTACAGATAAGAAAGAGATCTTACTTTATATAAAATAAAAAAAAAATATTACAATAACGTAATGTGAAGATATAGGATTATTATATTTGTTAAAAAAGGAGTAATTACAAACATTTTATATTCACATGGAAATCTTCACATTACTTTACTGTAGCGTAAATAAAAGTAAACATTAAATATTACTGATTATAGAATTAAACAAAACTGGATTGCTAGTTCTGAATTTATTAATATAGTCTGCATTTAATTTCATATTTAATAGATCAGAACTAGGTAACACAATTAGATCTAAATTCTTTTAATTTATCAATATATTCAGGAAATAATTTCTTTAACTTGTGAAAGCTAATAGTTAATCCTAAATATAGATCCACGGGATCCCAATACAATAACATAATATCACCTCCATTATGATAAATATTTTAATGGATGAATATAGTATTATTTATTTACGCTACAATATGATAATATATAGTTATTAATAATATAAATATCCCAAATATATTAACGTGTATTTGGGATAATCTCATTTATTTACGCCTAGCCAAGATCGAAACAATGGCCTGTTAAAAATGATTAAAGAAAGGAGGATTTTCTTTTTTATTATGAATAAAGATTTTGATATAAATGCAGAACTTAATAGAACTACTGCAGAAGGTTTAAAAGACATTAATAAAGAATATAATAAGCGTAAAAAAGCTGATAATACTTATTTCCAAACTGAAGTAGAAGCTAAATCTTGGAATACATCTGAAGCTAATAAGAGAAAGAAACAGCTTTATGATGAAGCAAGACGTTCTATAGCTCAAGATATGTTACAATCAGCAGATCCGTATGATAACACACCATCTGCTCAAAAAGCTTCTAAAAAAGACGTATTATCTCTTTCTACAGCGTCTTATGGTAATTCTTTATTAGAAAAAATAGCAGCTAATTCTAATCATTTAGAATATCAAAACGCTGTATTAAAGTTTCAAGAGAAACAAGTAGAACTTCTATCTACTATAGCTAATACTGTAGTATCTATGGGTAAAGTTATAGTAAGCTCAGAAGCCGTTAAACAGGCTGCAGAAGCACCAGAATACAGTAGAAATATATCTTCTATGGCAAAAGCATTAGGAGGAGCTGATTGGGGTGCTGCTTCACACGAAGGACTTGCTTCTTTATGGAAAAAAGTAGATAAGAACGGATACTTTAATATGGCTAAATCTGTCTTTGAATTATTTAAAGATATGATGGAAGATGGCAAAATCAAGCAAATGGTTAAAGATAAGGTTAAAGATACTGTATTAGACGCTTTACCATTTGGTCTTGGAGATGCTATGCGTAAATGGGAAAAAGATCCTGTTATGTTTATGCAAAGCAATCTTAATAGAATGTCTGTAAGTGCTAATAGACTTGATAGAGTTATGGCTAAAGATTTTGCTGCTTTTAATAGCATATCATTTAAAAATCAAAAAGCTAAGACTGATTGGAATGCTAAAGCTATTTATAGTGCTAAAACAGATAAGACTATTAATGAAATAATACCTGAATACTTAGCAGAAATATTAGCAGCCATAAGAAAAGATGAAGCAAAGCTATATGATTTTGAAAAAGGGCAATATGTAGGAAGAACAGAACTAGCTCTTAGAGAACATAAAGCTAATGAATCTAAATCATGGAAAAGTGCATTTTCTGAAGGTAAAAGAGATTTATTAGAATTATTCGGAGATATTAGAGATACACATGGAGCTCATAATAAGAATGTTAAATCAGCATTCGATGCGTTATTTAATGGAACTAATGCATCTGGACGTCCTAGATTAGCTGATGATAAGCAATTTGACGCATTCTTAAAGAGATTACTAGAAGTATATGGAACAGATGCATTTGATATGCTTCAAATACAAGTAGATCCTTCTACTATGTTACGTAGAATGTACGGAGGAAATAACGCTGCTATAGTAGAAAATAAGAAGATATTACAAGCAATGAATAATCTACTTATGACTGCGGCTAAGAATAAAACAAAAGAATTTGATCTTACTGATATTATGTATCAAGTACAAGATTGGAATGAAGATAATATTGAAGGCCGTAATGCCTTTACTACTAGACATAGTGGAGCAGGAAGTTTATCACCAGGTGGAGCTAAATTCGGTAGTAGAATAAATAAATTTGCTGATAAATATGAAGATATGGGAGCTGGCGCAAATGCAGCTTTAGCAGCACTTCGTAGAACTTCTATGGGAGAAAGAAATGCATTAGATAACGCTCTTAATGCTAATAATGTGTTTATGAACGCAAATACTGTTTATATAAATGCTGCTAATCTTATTGGAGGCGGAAAAGGATCTAGAAAAGGATCCTTTAAACCATTTAAATTCCCTTCTTTCGGATCTTCTATAAATAATGCTGATGATCTATGGAATGAAGCTATGAAATCTACTAAAACTAATGTAGATATTAATAGCATGTCTGTTGCTGATAGAGAAGCATATTATAGAGGTCGTACTATAGCATCTGCAGCTCTTAACGGAGATATGGGATCTGTAAAAGATTATGAAGAAAATGCTGCTAATACATACAGAAATTATCGTAGATTTGATACTAATAATGAACTTTCTGATGCATATGTAGAACTTAATGCAGCTTCTTCTAAAGATCAAATAGATAAAACCCTTAAAGCTCGTGCTGTAATAGATAATAATAGACTTAAATGGGATGCTGCTTTATCATTATGGACTACATTTGACTCTTGTGGAATTACTAGAGAAGCTTATGAAAAAATACATGGAGATAACAGTGGAACTGATAGAATAAGCAATCCTGGTCAATTACTTCCATTTATAGATGAAAAAGGTAATGTAGACTGGAATAGATTAGGAAATGCAGACTTTAATCTAGGAGGTCTTGGTTCAGAAGAAGTATATAATGCGAAACGTAGAGAATTAGCAGAAGAACAGTCATCTGGAGTAAAAGGTAGCGGACCTGAAGCTGCAAGAAATATATTTAAACTTGTATGGAATGATAAACGTCTTGAAGGCAAAGCAGGTTTAGCTACAGGAGGCTTATTAGGTTTTGCAGTAGGAAATATACTTAAAGATAAAGGTATATTTAAAGGAAAGAATAGTCCTATGTGGCTTGGAGCTACTTTGGCTGGATTATCTTATCTTCCTCCTATTAAAAAACATTTAGATATGATGCTAGGACCTGACTCTGAAGTAAAAGATGCTAAAGGATATACTAATGCTCAAAAAGCTATGGCTAAAATTATGAGTAAAGTAGTTCCGTCTGTAGGAGGTATAGCTGCCGGAAGCTTCTGGTATAAGACTATGAGCCAAATAGGACCTGCAGGACAAGTATTCGGACTTATGGGATTTCCTATAATAGGAGCTGCTGGATATTTAGCAACTAGAGCTATGGGAGGAAAGCTAGGAGACTGGCTATTTGGTAAGAAAGACAAAGATGCAGGTAAATTTAATAAATTTGGTAAATTCTTAGGAGGATTATTACCTAATAGTATAAGAAAGCTTGTAGGAAAAGGTACTAATGATGATAACCCATATGCTCAATATGCTAATACATTGAGAGATTATCAATCTACTTTTATGCAAAAGATGCGTGATAGAGGCATATTAGAAAACGGTTCTGAATGGAATAGATTATTAAAGAAATATGATCATATAATAAAGCAAATATCAGAACTAGATCCTGACGCAGAAAACTCTACAGAAGTAGATATGACATTTAAAACTCTTATGACACAAGCTCAAGATATGATATCAGGTGTAGATCCAGAGTTTACTAAAGCTATAGATAGAGAATACGCATCTAGATTACAAGAATTAAACTTAAAAGCTAATGATGCTTCTGATTTAAAGAATGCGGAATATGCTAAAGGAGACGAAGAATTATTAGCAAGACGTAGAGACGAAGCTATACAAGCTGGAACTATGACAGGTGAAACTTCATTAGAAGATTATAGGGAGCAATTATATGAAGAATTACTTAAAAATCTAGATGAAGATGGAACTAATGAAAGAAAAGAAAGATTTATGGAGTCTTACAAAGAATACTTTGATAAAGATAATGATATAAGTCCTGATGATTTTGAGCATATAATAAATCTAGCAAATCAATACGAAAGCACTGACGCTTCTGATGTAGGAGCTAAAAATGCTAAAATGAAAGTATTATTTGACGCTCTTACTCAATTAGATCCATCTGTAATATCAATGATAAGAAATATGAATAATAGACCTGGTGCTGATACTCAGGCTCATATTAGAGATTTAGTAAGAGAAAAGTGGGGAGCTACTACTGAGGATGAGATAGATAGAATTATTAGAAATAATAAAGATTTAGCTAAAGCTTATAGTATGAAAAATCCCCATACTAAAAATCTAGGATTCTTTGCAAGATTTACTAAATCTGGTAGAGAAAAACTACAAGGTCAGCTAGATGCTCTTAATTATTCTAACAGTATAGAAGGTCTTTTAAGATATCTTACACCAGAAAACATACAAAAGCTAAAAGCAGAAGGATATACTGGATATAATGCATATGCGCACTCTGACGAGCATCAAAATGTAGGAGATGATACTGCTGCTAGATACAGTAAGTTTATGGAAGATGTAAATTCTGGATCTGGTTTAGCTAAATCTGGTGCTAATATACCATCTAATTTATTATATATAAGAGCTTCTGATAGTAAGTCTAAATGGAGCATGAACGATTTCTCTAGAGTTACTATAGGAGGAAGAAGTGGAAATACTGTAGGATGCAGTATAGCTACTATGAATAATATATTACATTATTTAGGATTAGACGAGATAAGTCCTAACTCTCTTGCAGTAGAAGCAAACTTACATATTACATCATCTGGAGTAAAATATACATTTTTTAAGTCTATATGTAATAAATTAGGACTTAATTATGCTGTATTTACAAGTAAAAAGAATGTATTTAATAAGAAATTCTTTGAAAAGAATGGTAATAAATGTGCTTATGCAGTACTACTTAATAACTATAATGGAAGTGGACACTTTGTATTCTGTGCTGATTTAAAGAATGGTAAGATCAAAATGATAGATCCAGAAGGTAAAGGATATGCAGAATATGTAAGCGTTAATGATATAGCTCTTCGCGCTTCTGTAGTTATATACATAAGTAAAGGAGAAGAAACTTATTCTTATGGTAATGCAGGAAGTTTTGGAAGAGCATCTGACAGTCCTAGTAAATGGAATTCTAATAGTTTTAAAGATATAGAAGAAGATGACGGAGTATTTACTGGACTTGGACGAAAAACTAAAATGAATTTATCTAATCTTTCTAGTAAAGCAAAATCGTTCTATGGAAAAGGATTTAGTGCAGATACTAGTGCTATACTAGAAAAACTTACTAACTTAGGAAGTATTATAGCTTCTGGAGCATTATTGAGATCTAATAGCAAACAGCAATCTAAAAAGTTTCAATCTATAATACATAGAATAGATAAAGATACAAGGGCTAACAGTTCTGCTCTTACTAGTTTGATAAATAGTCCTGAATTAGTAAAATCTCAAGCAGAATCTAATAAAGAAGAATTAGATACAGCTCGTATAGCAAATGCAACTGAAGCTATAGCTGGTGCTAAACCTGGAGATAAGAATGCTAAAAATGTATTTATTAAGAATATAAAAGAAAAAGGTAGTAGTATACTCAATATGGGTAAAAACATATTAGGTAATATTCCAGCTTTATTAAAAACTGGTCTTGGAGCATTGTTAATAGGTGGAGGATTAGCTGTAGGAAAGCGTGGATGGGATAGATTTAAGCAGAATGGTATAGAAAATCTTACAGAAGCAGATAGAGATCAGACTATAGATCCTAATACTGGAGAAGTAGTAGATAATGGACATTTTAAAGATGTTTCTAAAGCTATGAACAGTGTTAAAGAAGGTGCTAGATACGGTAGAGTATCATGGAAAATGATAAAATCTGGTGCTAATATAATGAAGAATAGTAAGTTTGTAGGAGGAATAATAAAGAAACTTTTATCTCTTCCAGGTCTATTAGTAAATAAACTTCTTAATAGTAAACTAGGTAAATGGCTTGCTGAAAAAGGTTTGACAGCTGGATTAGAAGGATTTAAAGCAGCATTTAGTAAGTTTATGCAAAAGCATGCTCCTAAGATAGCTAAGAAGTTATCTGAAAAAGGTAGCAAGAAAGCAGCAGGAGGAATACTAAAAAGACTTCCTGGTATAGGACTTATATGGTATTTAGGGCAAGCATTCGTTGCTGCATATCAAGGATATAAGCATGCTGGGAAACTTCTTAAGATAGATGAAAATGAAGTTCCTACTAGTCTTAGAGTTAAAACTATGTTTGCTAAGATGCTATACGACGTAGGACCAGAATTACTTGTAAGTTTACTTAAAATTACCCCAGGAGGAGCAGCTGGATTTGCATTAGACGTAGCAGTTATTATACTAAAAGAAATATTTACTTGGGATAGAGTAGTAGAAATGCTTGGTATAGGAAATGATGTGCGTCAAGAAATAGCTGAAAAACATAAGGCTGATAAAGAAAATGCTAAGAATAATCACGATATAGATAAAGAAGAAAAAGGCGAAAAATATTCTGATGACAAGAAGCTTAAAGAAGAAGCGCAAGAAAATATACATAATATAGAAAAAGGTATAAATGAAAATGGTATTCCTGAAAATAATAATGCTGCAAATATAGCATCTGTAAACGCAAGTAAAGCTTTAGGAGGAATTGCTGCATCAGTATCATCTACATTTTCTGGAGGAACTCCATCGTCTTATGGTGGTGGAGGATCTGGAGGTAGTGGATCTTTTGATTCATACGGAGAACCACCAGTATCTCCTGATATATTAAAACAATCTGGAGGAGCTGCTGATGTTGAAGTGAATCCAGGTAGATGGGTAAAATATATTGCTAAAAATGGTAAATACTTTATTAAACATGGAGGATCTAGAGCATGGCGTAATAATAATGAAGGTAATATTCAGTATGGAGATTTTGCTAAAAATCACGGTGCTATAGGTACAGATGGAAGATTTGCTATATTTCCTAATGAAGCAACAGGTAGGGCTGCTAAAAGGGCACTTATATTTTATGGCAAAAATTATAGAGATAAAGATCTTAAAGGAGCTATAAGTAGATACGCTCCTGCGTTTGAAAATGATACTAATGGATATTTTAGGCAAGTTTTAAATGCAGTTGGCGGTAAAAACACTATTATGCGTAATTATTCTGAAAACGAGCAAGAAGCTATCATGAATGCTATGCGTAGAGTGGAAGGTTGGAAACCTGGAAGAATAGAAGGTGACACAGGCGCTTTAGATAATATAGCAATAGATAAAAATGTAGCTACGAATTTGGTTACCAATCCTGTAGGAACTATGCTTAATAATCTAACAAATACTGCTAATATTAAGAATGATAATATAAATAAAACACCTAAAGGAGCTACAAAATCAGATATTTCTACTAGTACATCTGCAGGTTCTACTTCATCTGTTAATCATTTTGATGATATGCCTGTAAATGGTAATACCGTAAGTGATACTCCTACCAATATGTCGTCAGGAAGCAAATCCAATACATCTGCTGTAACTAATAATAACGTTATGATGATGCCTAACGGTAATATATTTGGTCCTATATTAGAAACTCTTTCTAAGCAAAGTGGAGCTCAAACTACTAGTATAGTAACAGGTCTTACTTCATTAGAAGCTCTATTAGGACAAATACTTAAAGCTATAAATAATAATAAAGATGAAGCTATGCGTTTAGCAGCTTCTGGTGCAAGATGATAGGAGGTGAAAGCTTTATATGTTAGATAATGGTTCAGGTTATAATATAGATCCAAATGAATATAGTAAAAGAACAGGCAAGAAAGTGTTTACAAAAGCATCTAAAGGAACAAAAAACATTTATAATGCTACTAAAAACTTAGGTAAAGCTAAGAATATAGGAAAGACTAAAGTACCTCCTAAAGACACTAAGAAATCTAATACTAATTTAGCCAGTGGCGGTGGAGATAACACTTCCACTGACTATGATCCTAGCATAACTAATCCAGGAAACTATTATAATCCTAATGCTTTAAATGACTATGCTAATGTAGCAAATGATAGAGATAGATTTACTGATAAATATAATAAAATGTCTCAACTAGATACGCAAAAAAGAATAGATAATGCTAAAGAATTAGCTTATAGTAATGATGACTTATTTCTTGCTGCAAAACAAGGAATGCTTCATAGTCCAGAGCTTACCAGAGCAGTTATGACACGTAATATGGATTCTGCTACTGGAGATTTAAGTCCTATAATGTATAAAGACGCTGGTATAGATTTGAATTCTATTGCAGGTATAATAGGACTTCCTTATATGGCTGATAATATAGTAGATCCACCACCTATTTGGGATGCAAGTGAACTTAGTGAGTCTCTTAACAGTTGGGATAGTGGTCGTTGTGGTAAAGATTTTACTAAGCGTGTGTTAGAAAGAGGTCAGTTTTTAGTGCTTATGCCTATAGAACTTAGACCTAATATAACAGATACTGTAGGATTAGCACTATCTGGAGCTACAGGAGGTCTTACATCAGGATTTATTAATGGAGTTATAAAGAGTTTAGATAGTGTAGAACAAAGACTTAACGTAAGTTCATATGGATTTACAGCTAAAATAGCTAGTAAGCGTTATTGGCGTAGTGTGCAGGCGCATGCTAAAGCTATATTCTATAGTCTAGGAATAGATGATTTTGATTACAGTGTATTTAGTGGACCTAATTATGATAAGAAAATGGAAAAAATGAAGAGGTATTTGCCAGATTATTTAGTAGATAATGTGTATGCTACCAACGATATGCAAATGACTTTAACTAATTTATATGAAGGAAAATATGAAGATGCCTCTGAATTGAAAGAATATAACGATGCTGTAGGAAGTGCTAAAAGTATATCTGATAAAGCTAAAGAACAATCAGATAAAAACACAAGTGATCCTGATAATGTGAGTGGATTATTGTCATCACTTACTGGTTCTGTTAGTAGTTTCTTTGGTGGTATAGGTAATAGCATAAAAGATAATTTAACTAGCAATAGTCTAGATAGTACATCTACCGAAAGCGCTCAATCTGATTTAGAAAATAACTATGCTGGTGTAAAAGCTATGTATAGTGATAGTATGATGACTAAACTCATATATTATATTATGAATACAGATCCGCAAGATGCAAGACTTAAGACTATGCCTTATACTGTGTTTTATTGCAATGGACCTATAGATAGAAGTTATAACTGGAATATAGAAACTAACACTAGTAAAATAGGAGAACACGCTATACTTGGTACTAAAAAGAAGCTTAAAGGAGCTATAGGAGGAATGATTTCTAGCGGGTTATCTACTTTAGTAGGAAGTCCGTCATCTGATAGTGGTCAAACTGGTCAAACTGGAGGTAAAGAAGCTGTATCAGAGATATCTGACGCTATGGATCCTATGAGTGACATGATGAACGAATGGGCTTATCATAACAGTGGAAGAACTATGGGAGCGTTTCTTATTAATAATCTATATGTTCCTAAAGTGCAATCTGGAGGAAGTAGTCAATTTAGTTATACAGTTCCTATAAGAGATATGGCACTTTCTTCTGATAGATACAGTCTTGCTAGATTGCATTTTACTACCGCATTACTTATGCCATATGTATATCAAACTACATTCCCTAGGCAAGCTTTAATTATTCCTTCATCTGCGCTTTATTGTGCTGCTTTTAGTAAAGGAGTAATGAACTGTCCTCGTGCTGTAATAAGTAATATGAGTATAAAGACAGATAATGCATTTCAAACTACATTTGGAGTACCTACGGAATTAGATATAACTCTTACTATAGAACCTCTTTACACTGTAGCTACTACTCCAGATTTCAATAAATACTGGGCTGTACGAAATCATCCAGAATACTTTTTAGGTGCTATGTGGAACCCTATGAGTAGTATAAATGTACTAGCTACTATGTGCGGACAAAACACTGTTTTCTCAAAGATGCCTGTAGGATTATTTGAATTCTTTATATCAGGTAATGCAGGAAGAATACGAGATACTATTACTGGAAGTTACGCAAGCTTTAGAGCTTCTGTACGTGATTACAGTGCTACTTTGGGATTATCAGCTAATTCATATAAAATGATATAAGGGATGATAGATAATATGGCTAGTAAAGCTAAATATAAAAATAGAGATACTTCTAGAGATACTGCAGAAGAAGTTGCAGTTCCTATAGAAGTTAAAAGAAGATTTAATAATATTAACCTTAATAAAGGACTTAAAATAACACTTTATGGAGCTCCTTTTACTGATAGTAGACCTCGTACTATGGCTAGTGGAGCAGTTGCTATGGTAAATATGGAGCTTATGAAGAAAGTATTTATTCAGTTATATAATAGATCAGAATTATTACAAAATACAGTTATTATAAGTCCTTATATAATAATGCTTCATGCTTATAAGAAACCTACAGTAGAAATATTTCGTAAGTTTAAGCGTGGAGATTTTGGAAAACGTTTATATAAACAGTATAATAATGAAGATATTTATGATATGAGTATAAATGACGTTGATAATATGATAAAAATACATAATGATATCTTATTTGAACCTGAATTTAGAATATGCTTAGATGATGCATGGAATATCGCAGATATAGATTGCTATAAAAAGCTTTCTGATAATGAGAGAGTAGAACTCTTTATATATTATACTGATCAAATAAACGCTTATATGGAATGGAATATAATACGTAGTGCAAAATACTACTGTTATCTAATAAGTGATAAAAATAGAAAAATATATAATAGAACATTGGCAGAACATGTAAAATACATGAGAAAAACATTTGAGAAATATCAATTTAATCTTAAGCGTAAAGAAGATATACTTGCATTACTAAAGCGTACTCAGAAAGTCTTACAAGAATGGAGTGCTGAAGATATAAAGATTATGGCTAGTATGACTGATAGAGTGTTTAATAAACGCGATGCGCAAAATAAAGTACTTCTTCTTATAGCTAGAGGAAATAAGATTGCTACAGAGTTAGTAAATCAATACTTAATAACAGAAGGAGATAAAGAAAATGTTACAGAACACAATGGACTATATACGTTCTATTAGAAAAGATAATGAAACAAATGAAGAACTTATAAAGAGAGTACTGAATGATAAGGTATGTTTTGCTATAATAGCTAGTCTTACACCTAATATTAACTGCACTACATTAAAAGCTTTATTATCAGATCCAGAATTTCTTTATAAGTTATAAAAGGAGATGAATAGATACATGAGTAACATGACTATGAATTTAGATATTTTACCGCTTAGAGATAAGCTAGCTACTAGAGTATTTGGACATATAGTAGCAAGATTTAATCCAAACACTAATCCTAAAGTGAATGCTTCTGCATTAGAAAGTCTTGGAGTATCATATGATTTCTTAAAGAGGCAACTAGAAAGAAGGCCTAAAAATATATTATCACCTATATTACAAACTGCGTTAGAATCTATAGATATGGCTGCAGAAATATATGTAATGGACCATAACTGCGTTCATAAAACTACAGAAGAAAGATTTAATGCTGGTATAGCTATGGAAGATGCATCTGATATGGCATTTGAAGAAGAAGATGGTGATATTACATCAGGTGTAATTGCAGATATGATAGAAGATCTTTCCAAAAAGCATAGTACTGAAATCAAGGACTTGGCTAAGTATATATTAAAGCTTGAAAAAGAAAAGCAAGATGATGACAGAGCTATGGCAGAAGAAGAGGATAAAGACTATGTGCAAGAAGACGATGAAACAGAAAATGAAGATCAAAATGGCGAAAATGGAACTGAAAATCCTTTCGACGATGGTGAAAATACTGAGGAAGATGAACAGGAAACTGGAGAAGACGAACAGAATGCTGACACGGATGATACGAACCCATTCGATGACAACAGTGGGGATCAATCTTCTGGAGATGAAACTGCCGATAATGAAGATAATTCTAATCCATTCGACGAAGGTAAACAGGATAATAAAGAAGAAGATCAAAATGATCAATCAGAGAATAAAGAAAATCCATTTGCAGAAGATAGCACAAGCAAGTCTGGTAATGATGATTCCTCTAATGCTGATAATGATAATTCTGGTAGCAATCTCAACACTGATAATCCTTTTGAAAGTTATATGGCTGATATTAGTAAAGGTCTTTACAATGGCAACGTCTTCAAATTAATAGGAATAGAATCAGGAGATATAGTATCATATGTAAATCATACTGTATCTTTAGAATATAAGAACGATATGCAAAAACTTTATGAAGAATTTGGTATGGAGTCAGATCAATTTAAAGCTAAGCAAAAAGAATATGTAAAAGTATCTGAAACAGCTATAGAATCTATATGCGCTAGTATAGCTACTATGTATGGATTAGGTCTTCCTATAGATCTTGGATGTATTAAATATTATCAATAATAATTATACAATAAGCAATGTCATAATATATAATTGGAACATAGAACGAGAAATTCTGCAGAAAGAGTATAAAGGGTAGAGTAAAATCTACCCAATACTTTTTTTGTACGTCTGTTAGCTATATATATTGGCTTGATTTATGAATAATTAAAAATTTAAAGGAGGAATAGAAAAAATGGCAGAAAACTTTTATTTACAACCAGTAGTAGAATCTTTATCAGGTATATCATCAGGTAGAAATGAGCTTTATAAAGCTACATTAAAGCAAGTAAAAGAGAATAAAAAGAATAGTAAGATTAAATATGGTATGAATTTTACTACGATAAACTTTGAAAAGCTCTATAATAAGGATATGGAGACTGATAAAGGATTTATTATAGATACAAATATTAAATATGATAATATAGATGAAGATAGAATATATTTGTTATCTTCTGATAGTATATTTAGCTATAAATTTGGGTTTAGGAGCGATGATCCACCTATGGTACAAAGCAAAAGATGCAGTTGTAAATGTGGAAAGACTACTAGTCCAGTACCAGGCGGAGTATGTGAATATTGTCATACAGTAATAAGTCCGGTACAAAAAGTACGTGGATGGATGATATTAAATCGTTATAAAGTATTTAATCCAGCATGGCTAAATAGATTTTTTAAATATAATAGAAAAAATGTCTTATCTGAAACTAAAATACGTGCTGATTTATTTAATTATAAGAAATTAGATGGAATAAAACGTAAATCTTGGAACATATTTGAACTACAAGATAAAAATATATTAGCAAAGTTTATAGAAACTTATTCTGTACCAGAAATGAAAGATTATTTCTTATCTACTATAGATCAAGCTATGACACGTTGTATACCAGTATTATCTAAAGATTTTAGACATTATCAAGTAGTAGAAAGTATTAGCGGTAAAGCAGATGTACGTAGTCATGAAATGAATAAGAACTATATCATAATAAGCGATAATATAAATAAGCTTAATAATATATCTCAATACGCTTCTAATAGTAAAAAGAAGATTTATATAGAAAATATAAGTAAAAACTTTGAAATGATAATGAATATCATATTGGATGAAATAGGAGATGGTAAAGATAGTCTTATAAGAGGTAAAACAGTATCAAAGCGTATGGATAATAGTTGTAGATGCATAATAGAAGGTCTTACTTTTAATAGTAGACTTGATGTATGTACTATTCCATATAGAATATTTGGAGAAATCACTATAGGACCTTTTAGATCTTATTATGATAAATATGGAGTAACACCTGAGTCTATTAATAGAATGAAGAATAATATACCAGACGATGATGATTGCAGACTTATGACTAAGGTATTAACTGATCTTAGAGCCGATAAAAAGAACTTTGTACTTACGTATAGGCCGCCTTGTATTTATATGCTTAGTCAAAACTCTGAAGAAGTGATAGCTCTTACTAATGATAGAGAACAAGTACTGAGATTTAATGCTATTACTGTAGATGCGGCTGATCACGGAGATTTTGATGGAGATACAAAAGGCTTATTTAATATACCAGTTAATAGTATACTTCCAACATATTTTGCATTAAATCCAAAACGTGGATGCTATGATCCTATTATAGGAGAATATAATAGCGCATATAACTTAATAGAAGGTCTTTATTTATCAGTATATAGAATACTTAATGTGGATGATCATGTAAACGATGAAGACATTATGACGGAACACGAGTTTAATCAGTTAGGAGATGATTAATATGAATGATTTCATAAAACATATAATATATTATATTAATGGTATAAATATTTTAAATATATTTGTATA